TCCTCGCACTGATGACGACTCTGATGATGGAAACATCGTTCAAGGCGTAAGGAGCGATCATGGGAGCGCCCACTTTATTCGACTTCCTGAAGGCTATCAACGAGAACGGGGGCAACCCCGCTCTGTTGGAGTCTGAAGAAGCCTTCAAAGCGTACAACCCGTTCATCATCAACCGTGGCGTTGCACAGTCGCTGAACACGGTGTTGTTCGCCCAAGAAGCAAACAAGGCAGTCATTACCGACAAGGAAATGCACTATGCCTATCTGTTCCACTCCGTGAAGAAGTCCAAGCGCTTCTCGAAGTGGCCCAAGAAGGAGGAGACCAGTGAAGATCTCCTGTTGGTACAACGCGCATACCAGGTGAACCTGGAACGAGCAGCTGAGCACTTGAAACTACTGTCTCCTGATGATCTGACATTCCTGCGTGGATTGGAAGACAAGGGTGGTCAAATGGGAAGGAAGAAAGCATGAACATGAACGACATCAAAACCGTACACCCCTACAACATCATCAGCCAACGCGGTCTCTCGCTGGCAGCTGTGATGGACCATATGGTGGAAGTGAAGCTGGTTGGTGACGCAGACACAGTGTTCCGCCGTATCCGGGAGACCCTGCAGCGCATCGGTGTGGAAAGTACCAAGCGCGACAAGACCCTGATACAGACCTGCCATATTCTCCACAAACAAGGCCGGTACTACATCTGCCACTACAAGTTCCTGTATTGCCTGGACGGTGGCGAGAACCACATTGGTCAACATGACATTGACCGCCAATCGAAGATCATCAGACTGTTGATGGACTGGAACATGGTGGAAGTTCTGAAGCCTGAGATGATCGTCATCGCCAGCCGCTCGAACCTGGGTGACTTGAAGGTGTTGTCCCACGGCGAACGTGCTGAGTGGGAAATCCAGACTCAATACCGCATGGGTCGTCGCTATGAGTTCCCTGGCGAGCATGATTAAGCTGGTGATATTCGGCTCCCGGTCTATCAAGGATCGTGACCTGGTGTTTGAAGTCATCGCTCGAAAGCTGGTTGAACTGGAGTTGACCATTGAAGACATCGATGAGGTGATCGTTGGTGGTGCTGGCGGGATTGACACCCTGGCAGAGGATTGGACACGCGCCAATTACCTCCCAGTGAGCGTTCTGAACGCGGATTGGACACCAGGCGGGAAGCTGGATCGCAGTGCAGTGATCAAGCGCAACATTGACATGGCTCAGCGTGCTCAAGTTGGCATTGGCATTTGGGACGGCGAAAGCCCCGGAACCCGCCATATGCGTGACTACATGGACAAGTTGAGAAAACCATGTGCTATGTGGAAGCCTCCTCAACTGGAGCTACCGTTGCCAATGCCCGCCAAGGCAAATCCCACCCAGGGATCACTGTTTGACCAGTTCCAATGAACAAAAGTCCCGGCAAAAGCTGGGACTTTTTATTTTTCACTTTACTTTTTCCTAAGTTGAGGGATAGAATACGTCATATTGTACTTGACTCTCTATCCACACGAAAGGAATTGACCATGAATGCTGTATTGAACTCCGCTCCCTACAACGCTGCTCTGAAACACCGCTTCTCCCGCGTATTGGAGAATGGCACTGAGGTATTCGCCATCATCGCCTCTGACTGCTACAATGAGAATGCGCGCTTCAACCAGGGCATCACCTTGGAGTTGAGCTTGATGCCGAACTTCCCGACTGTGGGCAAGACGGTCGCAGACCTCCTGTTGTTCTACAGTAACGCCACTCAGGCTGACGTGGAACGTGCTCTGGGCGAACACCTTCAGGCAGGCGGGTTGGACAAACTTGCTCTGGTGCGTGACCACTGGATCAACCTCCAGGGTGGCCCGGAAGCCCCAGCGCCCCGCGTGGTGAGTGAAGACTTCGTTGCGAAGGCGCGTGGCTTCGTGTACAAGGTGTTTGCTGCGATCCAGCCCGAAGACGGCGCTGAAGCCTTCAACAAGGTTTGGTACTTGGAGAAGAAGCCCACGGACAAACAAATTCAGTCGTGGCTGAAGATGAGTAAGAGCAAGGTGTTGGATCAGTATGAAATAACAGTGCTCTAAGCCAAAAGAAAAATGCCCCTGGGACTATCCCAGGGGCATTTTGTTTTAGCGCCTCCGATCCACGCGGATTGTCTCGGTGACGATGTCAGGACGGTTGGCGAACATGAATTGAATCTCGAACACGATGCCGTGTAAGTCCTCAGTGCGGAATACATTCACATCGATCAACTCAATGCGCTTCTCGTGATTGTTGATAGTCTCCTCGATCCGGCGCTTGGCGTTGAAAACAATCAATGCGCTGTTGCTCTCGAACAGAAGGTCATCCAGACCGCCCCCAATATCATTCTCCATCACGAAGTCTCCCTCAGAGGCCATCACACAGTTCCGTAGGGATTGCATGATAGCCTTCTCGTTGATCTTCATCACGAAGTCGCGGGTCACAGGATGGACAGTGAGGTTCAAGTCAAAGTCCACATAGTGCACCTTCGTGCCGTCAGCCCTGTCGCTGTAGAAGTTTGCTGCCATTTTCGTTCCTTATGTTAGGTCAGGACAGTCCATGTCGTCCCGTTGCTTTGAGCACGTTTCAGAGCGCCTGTGTTGTCGATATACACAGCGACCGTCCCGGAGGGCACTGCGCTGGCCGCGCCCAGCTCTGCGGTGCTTGCGATTGGGGTGAACATCAAAGCCTTCGCTGGGGCTGATGTGACAGGGCCATCCAGTTTGATGGAAGGAGCCTTGATAGTGACCTTGACGTCTGAGATGATCTTCAACTCCTCGCCGGAAGCAATCTCACGCTCACCCAGGTTATGATCAAGCACGTCGCCACCCGACTTCATCACGCGGTCTTGGTTCACTGTCAGAATGTCATTGCCTTCAATCTTGGTCTCGCTGTCGCTGACAACCTCAGTGATCAAGTCAGTGAAGTCTTCGGAGAATCCAAGTGATGACTCACCATTGGTGGTTGAAATCGGAGTGAAGTCCACAGACCCATCGTAAGCGCCATAGTCAGCCAGGCTTGCCCAACTGCCGCTCAACATAGAGCCGGTCTTGGGTTTGTACTTGCCAGGGCCCAATCCACCAGCCTTCAGAGACCAATCTGCGCATGCGGCATGATCGGCATGGTCAGCGTCACGTGCTTTGAGGTCTGCTACAGCGCCTGAACTCTTGTCGCCTGGTCGCATCTTGATCATTTGACAACTGATGATAGGGATGGTGGCATGTTCACGAGCAACAACCTCAGGGGAGTCGAGCTGGATCTGTGAGTCATTCTTGAGGGTGATAGTTGAACCTGCCTCAATCACTTTCTCACTGCCGATCTTCTCATATGATTGACCACCTGTCTTGGTTGTCTCATCACCTTTGATATCCCGGAACGAGTTGCCATTCACAAACAAGTATGCATCCTTGATGGCCTTCGACACCATAGTGCCGTCCGGTTGGAACTCAGTGTACGTGCCTGAACGATGGTACCAGTGGAGGCGTTCAGCAGAAGGAGTGTCATCAATCTCAATGACGTGACCAGAACGGGATTCATGAGCCTGGTTCCATGGATATTGAGCTTGTCCCGCCGCAATCGGCTCTTGGATCGTGGTGTGCTTTGGATCAACTTGATCAATTGGAGGCTTGGCTTGTACTTCCAGCTGATTGTCATCGCCGGTTCCTGGATCAGTTGGGTCAGTGTTGACCTTGGTGCCGTCAGGCAGGTCTGACAACACAACCAGGGCCAACTCATAAGCCGTCTTGCGCTCTGCCAGTCCTTGTGTACCTCCGTTGATGCGACGACAGACTGTATCAAAGTCAGCAGCATCAGCAGGACGATTCAGACCTTTGGAGTCCCAGAACCAAGCCGCAGACCGGATCGCGCCTGCCTTCGTCAACAGGTAGTCAGAGTTGGCGCCAAGACAAGACACACCTGCCCTGGTGCATGCTTCATAGTTGGACTTGCCGGTCAGCTGAATACAACCACGACCGCGATATGCCCAACCATCGCCGGTGTCCTCAGAGCCATTCCCCATACGCGATCCATACACGCGATTGGCAATCAATTGAGGCTTGCCTGCGTATTGGTCTGCTGTATCCTTGTCCTTGAAGTATTTGGGGAACACTTGGAGCAGACGCGAGGAGCTGTAATTGAGGTTCTCTGCGAGGGTTCCCAGGGAGCCGGATTCAACCTTCACGTTTGCGAGGAAGGCTGCTAAGCGGAACACTGTGTTGATTTGGCGCTCATCGCAAGCCTGTTGAATATATGGGTGCCACTCCCCGGCCTTGCTGTCGCTGATCTCAAAGATTTTGCGGACATGTTCCTGGGAGAGTACCTTTGGACCATCAGTGATAGCCATGTGTTATCCTTTCTTGTCGAAACCAGGAGGCATACGAGCAGCCACAACAGCACTCAATGGGAATGAGCTGTTGGTGACCTCGCCTCCGTTCTGTGCGTTCTTGGAACCCTGGTTGCCGCCAACAACCTTCACACGCCCATTCTCAACCCCTGTGGCGAAGCACACGTGACCTGAGTTGGGACCACGATTACCTTGGATCACAACAATGGCTCCGTATGGGATGGATGTCTTGTCACCAAGAACATCAACTCCATACTTGTCCCAACTGCGTGCATTGGCAAGCATGGTTCCCTTGAGGCTGGCTTGGAGCAGGACCCAGTTCGCAAAAGAGGAGCACCATGGAACCTCACCGCCCCATGTAGAGGAGCCGCCGCCCTTGGTGTGATACTCCTTGATCTTGTCTGGGTTGTCTGTCTCATTCACTCCCACTTGCTGGACTGCGAATGGCATCCATGGTGTGTCCGTCCGGGTCTCTGGAGGTGGTGGAGGTGGGACACCTTGGTCAATTGGGGCTTGAACCTCCGATGTAGTGCGGTTAGCGACTTTGTCAGCAACAGGCCCGTAACCAGAAGGCATCTTGCCGTCGCCACCAGACCCTTCGCCCAAGACATCGACTTGCGCCCCGGTCTTGCCGCGCACCAACACATTGGTGTCGTGATTGGTTGTATTGCGAGGGTACTCACCCTTGGGGTCACGGAACCCTCCAGTGGATGGTGACTTGCGGAGACCGCCTACAGAACCCAACACAATCCACTCTTGGAGCAGGTCTGGGTCTTTCGGGAGGAGTACAACCATGTTGCCATTGACCATCCCGGTAGGTGAGACCCCTACGCCTGAGATGAATGGGTTGGGTAGAGGCATGAGTGGTTCACACCACGGCAGGGTATCAGTGGGGACAGCGTTGGTGTCCTTGTTGTGGATGCCGAAGATGCGCACCCTCATGCGACCGAAGAAGAATGGGTCATTCACATCTTCCACGATCCCATAGTACAGATTTTCTAGCTTGATCATCAGCTGATCCTATTGGGTGATATGTAGTGTTATACTTAGTCGTTGTTGGGCGGAAAATATTTTTAAAAAATTTCGATAAACCACTTTACTTGATCAATATTGTGACGTATAATTCTCTTCATCGGTTGAGAAAGACCGAACCTCTAAACCACTGAAAGGAACTTTATCATGACCGCAGCTAAACTGAACCTGACCGCAAACGAACAAGCAGCAATCAAGGCTTTCTTCGACAGCGAATATCACAGCAGCGATGTGACGATGGCTAACAAGGCCAACTTCACCGATGGCGGCACCTGGACGTTCTCGGTGTCGGATCACTTCCCAGGCACCCCACGCTCCTACAGCGGCGTTGCTTCCTCGATGGTGAAGAAGGGTCTGTTCAACGTATCGGAAGGCTCCAAGGGTGAACCGAACAGCGCCGGCACCACCCTGACTGACCTGGGCTGGTTCGCTGCGATCGCTCTGGGTTATGTGACTGACGCAACTCCAGCCCAACTGGCCGTCGCAGAAGCCACCCTGCGTTCCAAGGGTCTGATGGAAGCTGCCAAGTTTCTGTCGGCTGACGACAGCGCAAAGCTGCTGGATGAAGTTCTGGGCGACAAGCCAACCCCAGCAACCAAGGTTGTGACGTCTGCCGCTCCTGTGACTCCTGTCGTGACCGCCTCCGGTAAAGTGAAAGTGAACTGGTCCTTCACCGGCTACAACGCCGACAACAGCGTGGCCTTCTACAAGGAATTCATGAGCGTGTCCAGCCTGAACGTGATGATCAACGCTGAGGACTTCTTCAAGAAGAAGGGCGTGGACATCGACACCGCAGCCGCCCGCATCGAAATCAAGCGCGTGTAAGCGGAACCTGACCCCGGCAACGGGGTCAAATTTATTTTTGGAACCCACTTTACTTCCTCAAGAACGTGGGTTATGATATCTTACATATCAACCCACTGAAGGAGAACCACATCATGAACAAACAAGAAAAAGCCCAGTCGCTGCTGGCCCACATTCTCTGGGGTGCTACCCTGAACTGTGATGTTGACAACATCCAGACCGGCTTCACCATCGAACCACACAGCATCCAATACAGCTGGGCTTCCATCAAGCTCAACTCTGAGAGCGAGGCAACGATCATCAAGGCCATCCACAGCGACGGCTACGGCAAACAACCAGGCGCTCCACTGTACGTATCGCAACGTACCCTCCGCATGGGCTCGGCCATCAGCCTGACCGTTGAAGACGGCATCCTGATGTTCTCGGTTATGGTGTTCTGATGAAGTACATCATGTTCACCCAAACCATTGGCGAGGGAACCGTGCGCCAAGTGCCGATCCTGTTCCCGAACAGCCTCACCCACTCCTTGGTTGCGGAGGCACTGTTACAGTCGCCTGAGTTGGTCGGCGCAGCTGTTACCTCTGCCGGTGAGTTCTCCAGCATGTCTCTGTCTGACGTCGAGTTGCACGGCAAGAGCGATAGCCTGAAGTTGGAGTCCTTGTCCACCGACAGCGCTGTACTCCCGATGAACGACTATCTTCATGGAATGTGATCATGGCTGACCATAACTTCAAGACCAATCAAATCGTCAAGGGTCGCAAAGCCGGCACTTTCGTGATCCTGGGTTTCCGCTTGATCGGTGGCGTGCAACACGCCCAGCTCAAGGAAGTCAACCCCAAGAACCACGCTGAAACGAAGCCGGGTGAGTTGGCCCTGCCTGTTGACGCGATCCTCCCTCTGTAAGGAGCAGTGATGAAATTCCTGAAACTCTGGTGGCAATATGTCCTCATCTTCCTGACCAACTGGGAGGGTCTGGGCAATGATCTGAGCCTTATCAAGGACGCAGTGGTATTGGTGTTGTTGCTCCTCCTGCGCCTGTCCCTGACTTTGATCTTCCCGATCACCGCCCTGTTCTACGCGATCGTGGACACGTTCTGGCCCCGGAAGACCAGCACATACGATGACGAGTAGATTCCACTTTACTTGAGCAGGTTGATGGAGTATAATTGTTCTCAGTTGTACAACATCAACCTGAAAGGAACTACAGCATGAGCCAAACTGATCCATTTTCCCTCCATGCCTGGAAAGAGGCCGTGAAGTCTGAGCATGGCGATGCCGTCATGTTCTTCTACAACGAGAAAGGTCACCACGTTGGCCTTTACGGGACTGATACTGTGGGATTCTTCGCGCCTGGTGGGGTATGTACTGTCCACTCCTCGAACGATGAAGGGCGGTTGGAATTCCCGGCGATGGACTACATGATCATTCAAGTCCCGTTCCAACAGCTGTAAACAAAATGCCCTGGGATCGCTCCCAGGGCATTTTTCTTGTCTGAATTCCACATCAGCAATTTGACTTAGGTCAATTTTAGGCTCTGTCTAGGACAGGCTTAGAAAGCCACAATCCACAGGGCCACACCAGGGGTCAGCTATGGACTTCTTCACCACCGTCTTCAGCTGGTGAAACAGTACAGCGCTCGGTGATCTCAGTGCCGGACAGATACACGTCCACACCCTTGTTCAAGTCCTCCATCTCAGCTGTGGTCAACAGCTTCCCGGCGATTTCCTCAATCAGTCCGTTGGTGACCTTCTTCATGATCTCAACCTGACGGGCGTGCTCTGAGGTCTTCGCCCCGGCGACCCAACCCGCTTCGTGCAGCATCAGATAGGTGTGGCGTGAGCCAATGATCTTCTTGTGACCACTCAACCAGATCATGGCTGCGGCTGAGCAAGCTTCAGCGTCCAGGATGGTGATGACCTCCCCGGCTGAGGCGCGGATCGCGTTGATCACTGCCAAACACACATTCAAGCTACCGCCTGGGGAGGCGATGTGAATGACGATCTGTTGACCAGGGGAGGCGTAGCGGATGGAGTGAATCATATCCACATAGTCCAGCTCCTCCTCGATCTCACCATAGATGTAGAACACCTGGTCGTCAGGCAGTGGTACGCTAAAGCTGGGGACTATGTCATCCATACCTTGTTGAGCCATCAACAGCTTCTGGAGAGGGTGTTGAGCAGTCGGTTGTTTCGTTTTCCGTTGGTGGCGCATGGTTGGTTCCTTCATAAGTAGGTTGTTGTGTTACATGAATATATAGGGAGGAACAATGAGCATTATCCCAAGAAACTCCACGCGCCGGAAGACATTGCATATGTACATTGGCGATGACGTCGCACGCCGTATCTCTGTGGTTGATGAGGAAGGTGAGTTGGTGAGGTTCGACAAGTATCAACCAGCGGTCATCCGCTTCAAGTCCTACCAGGACGACAAGCCATTCCTGGAACATCTACTGCACGTTGACGCAGACCCACGCTATATTTGGATTGAGCTGTTGGACTCGGAAGTTCCGAAGACCCACATGCGCTTCTCAGTGTACTTTGAGGTTGTGGGTATGGACGGAGAGGTTGAGAAGACATTGTGTAGCGGTCAAATTCATCGCCGGTAAAATACCACTTTACTTTCTCAATAGTTGAGGTATAATATCCTTCAGTCACACCAACTGAAAGGAACTACATTATGCCCAAATTCGTTTTCGACCCTCGCACTGGCGGTATGAAGATCGACAAGCCCGCCGCTCCTACTGCTGATGAGGTCTTCCGCAAGGTCAAGCGAGTGTACCAAGCCCGACTGGTCCACGCAGGAATGACTGATGAAGACGTCAAGGAAGTGATCAAGAAAATTGCGAGCGGAACCCGCAACCATCGCTACCTGGCCCCGACTGGTAAGTTGCATGAACGGCGGGACATCATCAGCTTCATAATGCGTGAGATGGAAGTCTGAACAAACAAAAGCCCCTGGAGTGATCCAGGGGCTTTTTCTTTACACCAACCCGTAACGGTGGCTGTCTTCGTCACCACCCCTAGTGGAGAGAGGTGAGCTTGAGTAGGTGTTATTGTTGACCACCTGTTGGTTGTTGTTAGTCGATGCCACAACCGGGGCCACAGGAGTCGCAGCAGCGCGTTCACTTTCCTTGATGGTCTGTGAGTTCGCCTCAGCCTTCGGAGCGAAGGATGCTGTTGGCTTCGTCACAGGACTCAGACCGCCAGCCGGTTTCGAGTCGCCGCCAGATGGCTTGCTCTCTGCACCGCCCTTGATTGACAAATCCAACCCTGCCATCTTGGCAAGAGCAGATCCACCAGGAATCGTCGTCAGGAATGTCTTCAACGCCAGCTTACCCAGATTCGTGATACCCTCCAGGAATGAAGTGCCGAATGAAGCCATCACAGCGTTCACGTCCTTCATTGTGTCATCGAAGAAGGCCATGACCTTGCCAGGGAGCTCATCGATGAAGGTTGCCACAGCCTTCTTGACTGTGTCTCCGAAGCTGGTTTGAATCCCGAACAGGCCCAGGACATCGTCCACCAAACTCACGAGACCGCCGATCACACTGCCAATGGCTGCTGAGAACTTGTCCCAGACCGTCAACAGCTTACCGTCTTTCCCAAGAATTGAGGCTGCGTTGTTCCAACCGTCCATGAAGTCAAACAATGCCATGACAATACCAACGACTTGACCAATGATAGGGATCATCTTGCCGCTAGACAGGAGCGTCTTACCCAGCCCCAGGAGTGGCTTCATGAACTTACCTACAAATCCAGTCACCGCAGTGAAGACAGTGCTGAGGGTTCCGAGGATACCGCCCTTGCCGATTGAACCAATGATACCGCCCAACAGGGAGCCAATACCATCACTCGACAAGCCTTTCGCCTTCTTCTCAGCAGAAGCCGGAACAGGGATATCACCACCACCACCAGCACCTCCCGGCTTCGCAGCTTGGAGTTCATTGCTGTTGTTCATGAGGCTTGAGCTCTGAGTCAACTTCAATTGCTCTTGGGTAGCGTCAGCGATGATACTCAGCTTGTCATGAATCGGATCCAACAAGTCCAGGTTCTTTGCCGCTTCAGCGAACTCCGATGGCTGCGGCGCTCCGGTACGGGATGCCAGTGCATGTTGAGCCAACTGATCCTTCTTGAAGTTCTTTTTCTCCTGACGGGTAGGTTTGACTGCCTCCTTTGTGATCTTCTGAGCCATCGGAGGTGGGCTAGGAGCAGCGATTGGCTCCGTCGCAGGAGTTTGTGTGGAGAGGCGTGTCACCAGGCTCAAAACAGCGTCTGTTTGCTTATCTGTAGACAACTTAATGGCAGACAAGTTCTCGTTCAGAGAGTTGTCATCCATACGGGTGGCGAGCTTCGACACCACATCCGTTTGTTTGTCAGCTGACTGCTTGATCGCCGCCATATCTTCCCGCATGGGTTGCAAGAATGGAGTGATGTCGATGATTTGGGCTTGTGGTTTGCCTTCCGGCGTCGAATCGCTCTTTGGGGTCGCCACAGGAGCCGGGTCATTGGCGGCTGGCTCCGGTTCCTTCGCAACACGCTGGACCTTGGCTGGCTCTTCATCGTCACCCTTCCCAAACGCCTTCTTGCCGAGTGAGAATGCTGCCTTCCCAAGATTCTGAGTCAACACGCCCACCTCACCGAAACTCTCAGCAAGGCTAGACTTGATGTTCTTCAGGGCTGCTTCACCGCCCTCATCCAGCTTGTCTCCAATCTTGGACCAGAGCTTGAAGCCCTTCTTGTTGTCGTTGACCAACTCCTCGATTTTCTCAGACAGGTTGTCGTCGCCATCGGAGGTGGTCTTGATCAATCGCTCAGCCTCAGTCTTCAAGTTCTGGAGGGTCTTCAGCGCTTGTTTCTGTTCAGATGGACTGCCCTTCAACTTCTTGGCCGCTTCTGAGAAAGAGGCTTTGATAGCCTCTTTCATCTCAGCAGACTCGTTTTGCTCTGCAGCCTTCAGACCCTTCAACTCATCTTGGAGTGTCGGGGTCTTGGGTAGTGGTTTAGCTGTCGGAGGTCTTGCTGCTTGGGGTCTGGTCTCTTGTGGATACCTGACTTGGCTCATCTGTCGGTTTTGAGCCTGTATTTGCTCTTGTCGGGTCATACTTTGGTTTTCCCTTCACTTTGCTGGCGATGTCGTAGGTATGGCTGTCCTTCAACAACTCAAGTGTGGTGTAGAACGAGTCACGCTTGATGGTGTGTTTCAGGGAACCGATCAACCATCTACCAGATGTCGTTTGTTCTCTTCTGTACTTAGTAATACTCACATCAGGCACATCAAGCTCAATGATCTGTCCGGCGTGGTATCCTGAGTCACCGGGCACCTTAACCTTGTAGCGGTAGTTGTCGATGAGACTGCGGATGGATTGCTTGTACTGGAACCCCTCATGAGACTTGTCAGCCCTGGCGATCAACAACTCACTCTTGTTGCGGTTCCCATCCATGTTATCCACGAGAGGGAATTGATCGACCTTGGCGAAGTCCTTGGACATGGCCATGTGGGAGTAACTCTGCGATCCATCCACATAGCGTCCGATGGTTGTGTCCAGTGTCGTGACACTGCCCCCGAATGCTGTCTCGAAACATTGACGGATGCGGTCTGTAGCCTTGGCATCAGAATATTCAATCACCTTCCTGCGGGCCTTCTCCGGTGGGAGGTTGCCTGTTTTACCTGGCATGATGAACAACTTCGCATACGGCTTCGCAGTGTACAGATTCAACACAGACTTGAAGTTGTAACCGTCAGTGGTTTCATAGAACAGGAATGGCTCATACTTCGGGCCCATGGAGCGCTCAGCAATTTGACGGCAGCACTTCAGAGGAGACCAGTATGGAGCAATGAAGGTTTGTGAATACAAAGTCGTGTCGGAGTACAACTTGCGATCCTTCGACAGGGTTTGAAGAATGGACTTGACAATCTGTGAGTATGGCCCCTTGAACGACATGGACAAGTCCAGATTCACGTCCTTGTAGCGTTCCGGGGTCACGAGGTTCAGGATAACGCCTTGATACTGGCTATTAGACATCGGCCTCACGCGATTCCCCACGGAGCCGACAACCATCGCCAGGGTCTGGACTTCCTTCTGTCCTGGAGTGTTGTAGCGAATGTCTATGCGTTCGCCGCCCACGACCGGGAAGTTGTCCACGAGGTTAGTCATGTCCAGGAAGAAAATCTGGGCTGTCACAGAGGCGTTGAAGATGTCTTCATAGATGTTCAACTCCATCATCATGTTCTTCAAATCCAGCTTGTCGGCTTCAGCCCAGCCGTCGCGGTAGATCAGAATGTCATAGATGTTGAATTGATGTTGGAAGTCATAGCCGTGGGTTTGATCGGTCATGTTGTACTATCCTTGAATGCGTCGTTCATGGCAGTCTCCAGACGATCAACCAATGATGGGTCGAGGATCAGGATGTTGCGCTTGGCGTCGTTGATTTGGGTTTCATAGTCTCCAATGGACACAGCGACAGGATTGTTCAGTGACAGCCATGTGCTGACACTGACGCCTGACAGAGCTGCTTCTGAATATGGATCAACAATGTTGCCCTCCAGGGTCTCATAGTGATGAACATCATCCCACTCGTTGAATGGGTAGCGACGTTTCATGGACTCCCTCAACTCATCTTCATTGAGAGGCCACACTTGTCCCAGAGAGGTCATGTCGTTCATCAACATGATGATCCAATAGCGTTCCTCCTTGTCATAGATGCGCTTCGCCAGTTGGTCCAAGCGCTCGCCGTCCTTGATGGTATATTGGAGTGTGTAGCGTGCATCCCGGAACTCAGCCGGGATCGCAGCGAATTTGGTCATGTCTGGTACGTCCACCAGACCCAGTGTGGTGCTTTGAAATGGTACCACACCGAAGTTGCTTGTGTATGTCATGTCAGTCCCGATCAATAGGAGTAATCCACACCCTGTTCAAGCATACCCTTGTGGAGGGTGAACAGCTCAACGAAGTTGAGTTCCAGAGTGATGGCCAATGGTTGATGATCATCGCCCACAACAGACAACTCCCCCTTCGGCGCACGGTCGACCTTCACACTTGTGAGGGCGCATGTACCAATCTTCGGGAAGCGCGGGGATTGTACCCCAGTGGCGATGTCAATAATGTGGATGTCGAATGTCCATGGAGCGCGGAAGAAGGAGGCGTTGGCGCCCTTCTCATCAAACAACTCAGGCAGTGAAGCCCAGCGGAAGCGGTGGATCAATGCGTTGATGATGTCGGCTTCTTGCTCATTGCGCGGAACCAGAGTCCAGCGGAACGGGAAGGAGCGGTTGGACACATTGCTGAAGGCCACCTCGTTGTAGTTGTTCTCAACCAGTCCAGTTGCCAGCTGAGCCCAGTTCTTGAAGTCTGGTCCACCAAGGCTCTGAGACAGCTTGGAGGCCACACCCATAGCAGCGCCGCCCATTTGCTTCAAGACAGCATCCCAATCCCCGGACTTCGTGCTGTTGATCAAGTCACCAGCCCGTCCAATAGCGCCCAACTCAACGTTGTTCCAAGACAAATCGAGGTTGTCTGAGATGGCGTCTGGAGGCGGGAGGACAATGCTGATTGGAGTCTTCTTGTATGTGGCTCTCAGTCCCAACATGTTGTTAGTGGAGTTGCGGAGGGTAGCAGCACCGCCATCGCGGGACAGGGCTGTCTCTGTGTTGTCCATCAAACCGTCAGAGGTGTTGCGCTTCGTGAGATTGCCTGAACCTGTCAGGGTCTTCTCATATGCAGTGCTGCCGACTTGGGTGATGGTATTGAATTCAAACACCATGGCCAAGCCTGAGTGATCCGATGTATCCCCGAAGCCGATTGGGTACACCAACTGACGGGCGTTCTTGTCTGTGTCGCTTGACGCCCATGGGGTCTTGCTTTGGCCGTTCAGTTTGCCATACTTTTGATTGGTTGTAGTCGCCATGATATCTCCGGGCAATGTTGTGTACCCAATATTTAGCAAAACAAAAGCCCCTCAGTGGGTAACTGAGGGGCTTGTTTATCAATACAGACTGTCGTGGCCGAACCCTTCAAGAGTCCATTCAATCTGAACAGGGTCACCGGGGAGGATGCCTGTTGAATCGTCCCAATCAGGAGCGATGATGATTTGGTGGTATGAACCAGACGTCACAAGACGCGCAGTCAACACTGGAGGAGGTGTGTCCAATCCAGGGTTCTCGCCGTTCGGGATTGGCAGAGTCACCAGAGACCCAGGAGCAACTTGGTAATTGACATGAAGTTGTCCGTTGTACAGGCCAACCAACAGATAGAACTCAGCCATCATCACACCGGCGTTATCCGACACTTGTGAGACCAGACGCATCCGGCCTTTCATTGCTTGGCAAAACACCTTTGTCTCCGAGGTGCGAACAGACATGGTCAAGATGGCATTGCGCACTGGGTCGATGAGGTCATCAAATGACTGCTTCACAACACGCACGTTTTGGTGATCGTTGGTTGTGGAGTTCAAGTCATAGATGTCTGTGTAGTCAACCCTTGTCAATGTGAGGTCATCTTGTACCTCGTACAAGCGATTGTTGGATACCACAGGATCGGCATACACACGAACAACATTACCTGGAACGATGATGATTCCTGCGGCTGCGTCTGTCTCGGCGTCAACCAACTTCTTGTAGTCAACCAACTTCTGTACATACTTGGTGGACTTGATCTTACGATCCAGCCCTGCCAAGGTGCTGATGGTGCGACCACCAGAGATAGCCACTCTCAGCCCAACATCGCCGTTCACAAACGTGTCAACGGCGGATACCAGTGTCTGGAGTTTGGTTTCCAATGTTTCGATATCAAGATCCATCATACCTCCAGGATTTTAGAGAACGTCAGTGTGGAGTTAGGAGGGACTTGGACATTCACATTCAGGGTATTGGATGCGATGGAACAACTCAACACCTTCCCCAGAGTGGAATTGGTACCGATGTAGCCTTGTGTGGTCCAATATGTGTCTACTCCTGATCGCACAGCCACCAGCAACTCGAACACCAGCAATTCTGTGGAAGTCGTCAACTTCACGATGTACTTCGCCAAGCTGAACTTGTTGGTATCGAGTTGAACAGCCGCAACGGTTCCGCCGACTGTACTGTTGATAGGCGGGAGGGTAGCAGACGGCAGGAAGCTGGCCTTGACCCAAGTCAGAGACTGGGTGGACCAGTAAGACAGCTCTTGTTGGCCGTGTCCGTCATTGATCAGGAAGGTCAACTCACCGCCCTTGAAGCCACCGGTGTTGACTCCCAGGTTACGTGCAGCAACGTCAGCGAAGGAACCTTGGAAGGCTCCTGCCAGACGGTCGAGTTTGTCGATGTCAGCTTGAGTGACGATCACAGCATTAGGGATCGACAGGATCAAGTCTTGGATGTAGTTCGGATCGTTCAGACGCTGGTCATTATCATACAGAATCTTTGCCAGCTCGGCTGAAGCAATCAAGTCTTCACCCCCATCAAAGTTGTTGACGATGTAGCTTGTGTCAATCTTGTTCTGGATGGAGGTCAGAAGGCTGTCAATTTCCGCTCCGGTGTATCGTGAGCGGAACTTGGAAGGAGTGGAATTCAACATGGTTAGTTCCTCTGAGTCTTGTCAGCCGTACCCACAACGAAAGCCGGTGCTGGTTGAGGAGGTTGACTTGTCTCAACAACTGCTTCTGGCTCTACGGGAGCCGGGGCTGGGGATTGGCTGATGTTTTTATCTTCAGCCTTGGCTTGGTCTGCCAAGGCGTTTTCGGCTTCATTCATGTTCAACTTCGCGTCGATCCACTTCACAACAATGCGTCGTCCATAGAACTCCATGATGCCCAGGATCGGCCAGGTGGCGAAACCAGCAAGCATCAACATGCCGTCACGGTATTGTGCTGTCGGCGGCAAGAAGTTACCCAGCATGTTACCAATGAAGAAGGCGAGGAACGCATTGATGAAGAAGTGTTTCAGGCTGAAGCCTGTGTCCTCCTTGACCGTCTTGTAAGTGTAGGCCGCAGTACCGCCCAATACAGACAGAAGACCAGCAGCAAACAGGTCATAGAGGCGGGAAGCCATACTGCTAAAGTTCTCGTCATTCAACATGTCAACCTCTTACATTCAATTCTGTGGACGTGGTGGATTCTGATATAGCGGCTGACGAGAAGACCAGCTACAATATTCAACCAACACATACACGTTAGGAGAAGGTCACTAGAACCATTCTCAACGCCACCGATGATTGTCCCAAACAAATTTCTCAGCATCAAGGCAGCGCCGAAGAGACCGCAGCCAAACAACACAGCTGGTATGGTCTCCTCAAGCGACAGATTCTTGCCTTTGACCTTGATAAAGGTGTAGGCGCTGGAGATTGAAAGGGCAACAAACCCGGCAGTCAAGATGCACATGTGCAACATAAGACCTCCAAGTGAGTCGTTCATCGGACAATATTGTACTTATCACAGATCATGACACCACCGCCAGTACTTTCTGGTAGAGTGTCTTGCGCTCCTCCAAGCCGATCACGCCACCATTCACACGCTTACAAATGCCTACTTGGTCTTGGGCGTCTGCCAGAGCATTCAACCCGCGTGAGTTCCAGAACCAGGCCGCTGTCTCCAAAGCATATGGCATTTCACAAGCCAGGTCTGGATTCGTCAACAGGTCTACTTTCAAAGCCAATCCAGCAGCCCGGTAGTTGTCCTTGCCGGTGAGTTGGATACAACCCCTGCCGCGGTATTTAAAGCCCTCTCCTGAGGTTTCAGGCCCATTCCCCATTCGTCCCCCATACACGCGGTTTGCGATGGCCTCCGGGCGCTTCTCGTAAGCCCTAGCCTGGGAATCAGATGTGAAATACTTTGGGAAGACCTTCAGGAGGGTCTCAGCCCTGTACATGAGGTTCTCGCTGAAGGTGCTGAACCCAGCCGACTCATGCCCTGTTTGGGCGATGAATGATGCCAAGCGGTAGGGTGTGTTGATTTGATAGTTGAGTGAAACAGTGGCCAGAGCCTTTGACAGACCATCTGGATTGGCGCACTTCGGAAACAACCCCTTAATCGTTTGTGGACTTGGAATTTGCATCGCTGTTCACCTTCTCCCTTACTTCGTTGTAGAATTTGTCGTAGCCTTCGAGGGCGACACGACAGGTTTGGTAGTGCTCAGAGGCTGCGTTGTACTTGCGGATGAGCTCAGCATGGGTAACGTCGCCGGCAACGCTGGCCTGAGATTGGCAGGTGCTTGTGGAAGGGTCGCATGCAAGACTGGCGGCGTTGTAGAGCAACACGAAGCTAGGCTCAAGCACATCATGAGCATGAGGATCAAGCGTGACATATTCAATTTCCTTCTTGACAATGGTTTTATAAATGGTGCGGACTTGTTCTTGGGTGTGTTGTACCTCTGTAGCCGTCTTGTCTGCCACAGATTGAAGCTCAGCTGTCTTCTTGGCGACATAGACCAATCCCTGGGTCTGGCGTACCATGTCACGCTCTTGTTGGTACTCGATGCCCTTCACGAAGCCAGTGGCACCGGCCGCAGCGATCAAAGCAGCGATGATGAGCCAACGTTGGATAAATGCTGGAATCATGTTATTTCTTTCCCAAAAGGTAGATGAGGCTGTTGGCGTAACCCAGAGCCTGGCCTGTGATGCCTGTGTTGACCCCGGAGGCATTGATGTCCCTGATGATGTTCAGGATCAACTTCTGTCCCATGGCCTTGTTGAGCGTCCCGTTCTCGATCTGTTGCTTGACGCGCTCAATGTTCTTGTAGATGTCAATCAAGAACAGGTGGGTGTTGGCGTTGTACGGCGCAGGAGGGAGGGATGAGGCGGTCAGACTTGCCCTTCCAGTGTCTTGAGCCCAAACAGGCAAACTGTTGTTCTTGTTGGCATCCAGAGTCACATTGAACACACGGCGGAAGGTGAACGTGACTTGGAACAGCAAGACAGCGTTTTCTTGTTCAGCGTTCAACGGCAACTCTGTGATTGTGGTTGGATACGCCTCTTCAAGCCCAACGTGGTAGGTGTGATGGCCTGCGTTGTCCTGGGTGTAGATATCCAGATTGGGACAGACATAGTCATCGTAGTAAGCGACCGTCTTGTTGTCCCTGAAGATGACGGAGCGCCATGTATCAAACAGCTTGCGTTCAGCCATGTCGCCAGAGCAGCGGAATGTGATGTTCAACTCCCCGTTGTTCTGTCCATCAGCAATCTTGCGATGAACTCCCACGTTTTGTTCTGTGGATTGGATGTTCGCTCCCGGAGAGCTGACGTCCACAGCCATGAGGGCCAGTGTTTTAGCCATTGCTATGCTGTCGCGGTTGGTACCCTCAGCAATCCTGTCGCCGTTGGGAACAGGCGCAGTCGTCAGCTCGGCTCCGGTCTCGTTGAACTTGTTGATCACGGCGGTTGGGATGTTCATGCTGACAATGAAGCGATTGCTGCGTTGGAGACCACGCTGGCGTACATGGGTCAGAAAGTCCTTGATGGTAAGCATTTTCTTTCCTCTGTTAAGTAGTGTATACGTGATACTATTTAGGGAGCAGACATGCCCGCTACAACAAAAAACCAAGACAAGGCGCGGAAGGGTGATGACATCTTCACCTCACCGGAAGTTGTCAGCAAGTTTTGGGACAAGTTCAGGCTGACCCATCCAGCTGACTTCGAGCGACATGGCAAGGATTCCTTGGCTTGGTTCCGCAAGGAAGTCTCCAAGAACTTCAACCCAAAAGCGACAGACATTCTGTCGAGACCTGAGAGCTACAACGCATTCGAGCCAAGAGCCACTCAAGGCATGATTGGCAAGCTGTACTTGTATGAATATGAGGCAGAGCAAGCAGGTGATGCTGAACTCCAAGTGTATGACCGCTTCCCTATGGTGTTCTTCTTCAACTCCGGGCGCTCGAAGGAAGGCAAGTTGTTGCTGTGGGGATTAAACATGCACTATCTGGCCCCGGCGCAACGCGCCGCTATGTATGAAAAGTTGATGAAGTTCAAGGCGGCGAAGGGTTGGTCAGCTCAAGTCAAGCTGAAGCTTCAGTGGGCGCTGATTAAAGAGGCCGCAGGTGTCCTCGCAGAGCGTGCTGTCCACGCGTACAGGGTAGATCGGTTCAAGTCCAGGCTGGTGGAAATTCCGTCAGCAGATTGGATAATCGCGGTCTTTTTGCAAGTTCAGAAGTGGAAACACATCGAAGGTCACAAGACCGCCCGTCAGAGCGACACCCGCAAGAACATCTACGCCAAGGCCAAACCGGCTCCGAAGCGCAGACGCAGAGTGTGATAACAAAGAGCCCAGACTTGATCTGGGCTCTGTTTTATGGAGGTTGCCATGCGCGGCTCTAATTTCGTACAGGGTAAGTACAGGCCCGTTAATCCACACAAGTACATTGGCGATGTGAACAACATTGTGTATCGATCATCTTGGGAGTTGGCTGCATTCAGATGGTTTGACGACACCCCAGAGATTTTGAAGTGGGGTAGCGAGGAGTTGATCATCCCCTACATCAGTCAGGTTGACGGTCGCAAGCACAGGTACTTCACGGATGCAATTCTGTTCGTGAAGACTCCGACCGGGATCAGGAAGAAGATCATTGAGATCAAGCCATACAGTCAAACCAAGAAGCCCACACGCGGGAAGAACCAGAAGGATGCGAGCTGGGCTGAGGATGTCAGGACTTGGCTGACCAATGAATCGAAGTGGGTGGCGGCGCGGGCATATGCTGACGCCAATGACGCTGACTTTGTGATTCTGACAGAGCGTGAGATTTTCCCAAACCAACACTCACTGAAGCGCTACCAGCAGCCCAAAAAGAAGGTTGGACAGTAAATGAAAAAGCCCCTGGGATCGTTCCCAGGGGCATTTTGTTTACAGCTTGATGACCTTGATGTAAGGCCATTGTTTGACTCGGACGCTAATGTGGGTGTAACCACCGTTCTTGAACATATCAGAGTCTCGCTTGGTGATATGTGCTCCTGGTTGACCTCCGTTGTATATCATGAAAGTCTTGCCTCCATCCCAATCCATCTGGACCTCATCAGGCTTGTCGTAGTCTCGCCCTTCAGCCCACTCAATACAAGTTGCATATTACCTCCAGTTGTTGAGCCCCTTTCGGGGCTTGATCAAACTTCCTTGGCGTAGCAATCAGCATACGCCAGGGCGTCATTGAATTCCTTCAGGGTCTGCGGCTCCTTCGACAGTGGGCCTTCTTCAGACTTCACGGACAACCACGCTGCGTTCAGGTTGTCGTAGGTGCCCACCAGGACGCCGTTGTGATTGTGCATGCCGATCTTCTTGGTTGCGGCAACTGGGGCGGTCGGAGCCGGGGTGATTGGGGCTGCGTCCTTCAGACGTTTCCACTTGATCGAGGTGGCTGCTACAGTGATCTGATGTTGCTCAACACCGATCTGGATCACAACGCCGAACGGACGCTTGGTGGTCTTCACCAGATTCCAGCCCTCTGGGAACTCATTGGCGATGCGTGCGCCGTATTCGTTGATGTCCTCATACTCAGACTCATCCTGCCAGCGACCGTACAGCATACCCAGCAGGTCGGAATGTTTGTTCACAAACGCTTCGATCAGTTTGGTGTTAGGAGCCACGACAATCGGGTTGTGTGGAGTAGGAGTCACCGGGGCTACAGGAGCAGTTTTCACAGGAGCCTTGACTACTGGGGCTGGAGCAACAACGCCGTCACGCTCCCACACCTTCACGCTCCACTCGGAGACCCATGGGTCATACTCGCCGCCTTCATAGGCGATCAGGGAGGCGGCATAGTCATAGCCACCTTCCACATAGATTTCAGAGACAGCAGGGTGCTTCTCCAGTACCAGGGCGATCAGCGCATCCAGACCCTTCTTGGTTTCCCATTCGGTGTTAGCCACGCTCTCATCACGCGGGGAGCAGCGGCCTTCCTTGCCTACAGTCAGAGTCCAGGCACCACGGGACTGATACCAGCCGCCTTTGGCTTCGATCTTTTGCTTGGCTTCAACCAGAGCGGCTGCGCGAGCTGCGGAGATTGCATTTGCCATTTCGGTGTGAGTTTTGAACAGTTTCATGATGTAGTTGCCTTTCAGGGTTGAGTTGAGTTTCGCTACCAATGAAGAGAATCATACGCCACATTATTGAGAAAGTAAAGTGGTTTCGTAAAATATTTTCGCCCAAAGAAAAAGCGCCCCGGAGGGCGCTTCATCAATAAGCTGGAGCTGGGCGGTGAACTCCGAAGTACAGTGGGTTATCTTCAGGCTTAGACTGCCAGGCGTCACACGGATGATTACCAACGATCCAGTTGCTCAGCTTGATCTTGTCGCGGTTGCGATTCACCAGCTTCTGAAACTTCCACGCCTCTTGCTCAGTCTCAAACACGGCCGGATGATCGACAGTCTGGTACATACCGTCCGATGGGGAGTCGGTGATGGACATCGTCAGATGAAAACCACCCACGATAGTCTCACGAGCGCGAATCTGGAGAGGGTAAGCACGGACATATGCCTTGTAAGGTACAACTTGAACGCCTTGAATCGAGATAAACATGATGTGGTTTCCTTTCAGTTGAGTTTCGCTACCAATGAAGAGAGTATAGACCACTTTATTGAGAAAGTAAAGTGGTTTCAGAAAATAAAAAAGCGCCCCAGAGGGCGCTTGACTTATTTCTTCTTGATCGGTGTATCCACAAACGTCATCCCACGGTAGGGGTGGCTCACTTCAACCGACATCCACTTGCTGTAGTCCTTGTCGTAGTAGAACATGAGCGCGGTCTCGTATGGCTCACTGTCTGGTTCCTCGTAATGGACACCGTGAACGCTGAATAGAGCATAGCCTTGCTTCTCGTCAATCGGGAGTGGCCAGGAACTACCGAAGCCCAACTCATTGAAGAAGTCCTTGCTGATGCGGACAAACTTGGCTTTCTCGTATGGGTACTGGGCATGACCATCCAACCAAATTCCGAACTCATCAGGCTGATTATCCTGATGAGGGCGCTGGGCTTGGACGAAGGTATTGATCAATTCCAGATCGAACTTGGCGAAGGTATTGACGGTTGCTTCCATGGTATAGTTCCTTTCAGTTGAGAAGAGCCTCGATTATAGACCCAATTTCTCAAGAAGTAAAGTGTACAGGCAAAATAAAAGCGCCCCGGAGGGCGCTTGTCGTTACCAATCAATCTCTGCCTTGTCCATCGAGAACGTGACCTTGTTATTGTCACCGATGTTATGGGGATGAGGAAACCTCACCACAACTGTCGCCTCCATTCCAAGATCATTCTTGAGTTGGATCAGGGAGTGATGCTTGGAGTATCCATCGTCAATGCCCGTCACAACCATTGGGATGCTGATTCGGCACATGGTCACTGTTCCATATTTCCCATGGCTTCATCGTAGCCTTCCCAGTTGTCCACGCCAGAGCCTTCGAGGGCGTTGAGCTTGCGCTGGGCGGCGAGCAGTTCCTGATACTCGCTCAGGGGCACCGTGACAGTTTTCACTGGTACCAGGCGGTTGTTGTCTTGTTCAAGGCTACACACGTATGTTTCCTCCATGCTGTTAGGGTTGGTCATCAGTGGATCGCGACAGCCGGGTGGACGCGAGTCATGATGCGTTTGATGGTGCTGGCTACATCGGCCTGGGGCGACATGAACTGGATGTAGAAGTAGCTCTTGCCTTCACGCACTACCTTGGCGCCCAGCAGGATGCCCATCTGTTCATTCCACACCTTCATGTAGTCCACAGAGCTGATCTTGGGATCGGACACGCGGAAGACCACACGAATGTTGCTGTGATTCTTGGAGGCCGTGAGGAAGAACTTGTCACCATTCGAGCAGTCCACATTGTTCTGGGTCTCGTTGATATACACCTGGGCGTCATAGCCTTCCAGTTCCTCCTTCAGGGACTTGTTGAAGTCACCCACGATCAGAACCATGTTGTCTGCACGCCAGCGGCGCTCAGCCTCACGCTTACGCTTGTCTTCAGCCTTCTTGTCGCGCAGGTTGCGGATGAGGATGTTGGCTACGGACATCTTAACGGCTCACATTCTTACCAGAACCCAGGGCGGCGCGCAGCGACTTGGCGGTGGCGCGGAACGGAGTCTTGCGGCGTACACGGTTGGACGGGTGGCACAGGTACATGGCGCCCATGGAGGCGATGACTGCTTCGACGTTCGGTTGTTGGCTTGGAGCCGGTCCAAATTCGATGGTATTCATGGTAGTTCCTTTCAGATGTAGTTTACAGATGAGATCGATTATATGGAGCTTGATTCGATGAAGTAAAGTGGTATTATACCAAGTCAACCTCAAGGCGGGCCAAGCGTTTCTCAATGAGGGTCTTGAGCAGTTGATACATATTGTTGTCCCAGGCGTGGGATACCCAAGCAAACTCAGGTACAGCCCCGCCGAACTTGTTGATCTGGCGATGAGCCACATACGCAGCTTGAGGACGCACAGCATGAGCCTTCCTCAGTACGTCGATGTTGTCGTCCACCAGAATGTCATAGGCCACGAATCCCTTGTCATGGGTGCTGATAAAACCATAGTCTTTGAAGTTCTTGGCGATCAAGCCGCGCTTGGACACTTCATGATCAGGGTCACAGGTCGACACGAACACCAGGTTGATGTCGTATTCAGCTTGGAGGCGTTCCACAATATCGACGCAGTTCACGATCAGCCGCATGTTGTTGTAGAGGCGAGTCTGGCGCCAGAAGTCATAGGCGTCGTTCAGCCCCAGCTTGAGGCCGTGCTCGGTCTCAATGTCAAACACCAGTTTGTTCATGGCCGGAGCCATGTTGTACGACTCCTGGCAATACAGATGCGGATCGAAGTTCAAGCCTGTGTGGCGCTTGAACCATTCCAGCCATGGCGTCAAGGAGTCCACAACAGTCAGGTCAATGTCGAGGGCGAGAGTGATCTTGCGTTGGGTCATGTTATTTTCAGAAGATGTAGATTGGAAGGAGTATATCGTCAACTGGATGTGGTTGAGTTAGCCATTGATCTTGACTTGCTGACCCAGGGTATGGAGTTGTGGATTTGTGTCTCGCTAGGCCTGTCCTAGACAGGATCGAAAATTGACTTTCGACGGATTTGTGTTGTGATTTACAGACAACAAAAATGCCCCCAGATTTCTCCGGGAGCATTGTTGTATTACTTCGTCTGTTAGCCAGCCAGCAGGGCTTCCAGAGCAGCCAGTTCATCACCGCCAGCAGCAGGGGCTGGGGTAGCGGCTGGAGCACTCGCAGCGGCCGCAGGAGCAGGCGCGGAGGCAGCAACAGGAGCAGCGGCCGCAGCCGGTTTCTGTTCCAGGAACTGACCAGCGGTCTTGCCCAGGGTCGAGCCAGGAGCGGTCGGATTGCCGTTTTCGTCCATGCCCATGACCTTGTGGAATTTCGCCTTCAGGTCATCGTAGCTCATGAAGTTCTTGCGATCCAGGAATTCCAGCAGCGAGTGCTGTTTGTTCCAGATTTCTTGCATGAAGTCTTCATCGCCCAGAGGAGCGCGGTCAGCCCACTTCACCTTTTCCCATTTCGGTACAAAGCTATCGCGGCCTTTGAACTTGCGGGCCTCGAAGGTCAGGTTCAGCTCGATGTTCGCGCCGTCCCACATGTCGAACGGATCGAACTTGACTTCATTGTCGAACTGAGGGTTGGACGCAGTGTCGATGAACTTGCGGAAGGCTTCACCGAACTTGAACAGCTTCACTTGGCCGTTGAACTCAGGCTTCTGAGCATCCTTGATGACCAGAATGTTGGCGTAGTATTCGCTGGAAGGGATGAATTCCTTCAGGCGCTCACGCTCTGCCTTCACAACCGGGTCTTCCTTGTCTTTACCCTTGATAGCAGCCCACTGTGGACGGCTCCATTCGCTGATCGGATCATCTTCACCGAAGGTCTGAGGACTGTTGGAGACCAGCCAGCCTTTCGGGCCTTGGAACTGGTGCTTCAAAATCTTGACCATCGGCGTCAGGTCTTCTTCCTTGAAGCGGCCTTCCTCAACCAGCTTGAAGTCGGCAGCGCCGATAGGCAGGAGGCGGATGGTGTTCACGGAAATGTTCTTTTCAGCGTTGCGGGTGTACTTCCAGATACGTGGATCTTCCTGGTAGCCACCTTCGGTTTTTTCCAGCGAACGTTGCAGAGCAGCGGTGTTGTTGCCACGGGTTTGACGCAGTTTGTTGAAGTCGATCATTTGATGTTTTCCTTATTCAGGTTATTTGGATGGTATTCCCAATTTAGCGTGCTCGGTTTGGGTCTGCCGTTTGTTACCTGTTACTTAGTTGGTCGGGAGAGGCTGGTGATGGAGATAGACCCAGACGCGCTTCACCTTTTCCTTGCGATACATCTCAATGTTGTCTGGATTCAAATCACCTTGGTTGACCAAACTCTGAAGAGCTGCCGTGAAATCTCCAATCTCGCGTTCCAAGTCTTCCCGATTCGTGGGCGCTCCGGGAATGTTGGGATTATAGGACTCATAGCCGTGGCGGATGATCTTGTTGACTGCCTGTACGATTTCACCGGCTTCTTCAGCCAGGATGGCAAGGCGTTCCAGTTCCGCCGGGGTCAGACCATTGAAGTGGGGAGTGGAGTTGGACATCAGAGCATGTCCAGGAGGGAGGCTGAACGGTTCTTTTCCTTCATCATGCCCCGTTTCAGGGCTTCTGCTTGGATTTTACCGACCAGTGTGGGGGAGAGGTACTGTACCATGTCGGAGGCGTCTTGATCCAGCTCCTCGATGAAGCGGGCCACAGCTTCGATGTAGGAATCATCCTCACCGGAGTTGATACGGCGCTCGATCTCATCAGAGAACAGCTCAGTGGTCATGACGACCCCAACCAGGCCATTTTCCAGGCCTGGGATTTCGGGGGCGGTTTGTTTCATACGTCGATTGTTGAGCGGGGGTTTTCCTTCTTCATCTTCGTCAAGATGTCCTTGAAGCCTGAAGGAGGTTTGAGGTTGGTGTAGGCCGTGGCCACGAGGCCAGGTGCGCGGGTCAGACGAGACTCAACTTTGAGTTCGCCACAGGTTGGGCAGGGTGCTTCTGTTGGAGCATTGCGCTCCGAGATTTTGAGAATTGCTTCAAACAGCGTTTTGCACCCTACACATTCATAGTCATAGGCTGGAATGGTAGGCTCCTATCGTTGGGAGGGTTCTATTATAGCCTCAGTCCTGGACTTCCTCATAGTCGCCAGAAGCAATATCAACGATGGCTTTCTCAACTGCTGCAACCACTTGATCGTCTGTTGCTCCGGGATCGGTTCCGGGGAAGATGCTGAGTTTGGACAGGCCGTGTTTAGCAGCCAGATTGTTCAGCCTGTTTTGGAGTGCAGGCGACACGGTCATGATGCGGAATTCATCAGGCATTAGTGCCTCCTGCTTGAACGCAACAGTAGCAACACAACGATGAGAAGGAAGGCGGCCATCAGAACACCTGCCCTTCAAAGATTTCATCGATCAACTTCACAAGGTACACATCATCGATGTCGACAGCGCCGATGCCGCCGTTTGCCTCGTTCTCCAAGGCCAGGGACTCTTGGTGAGCTTCCAGCTTGTTGATGAGTTGGTGGAAGTAAGCAGCGTCCACTCCGGTGAGCTGTTCGCGCACCATCTTCGAGTCGTTCCAGTTGATCTTGCGAAGCTGGAAGCACATCTTCAGGAGTTGACCAGCGCTGATCTTCCATTCCCGCGTGATGAACTTCTTGGCGCGGAACACGGAGCAGACAGGATACAGGGAGCCGGTGTAGATCAGGGTACGGCTCAACAGTGCTTCCAGCGACTTTGGATTCAACACCAGGGTGTCGGTCTCATAGTCATAGTGCTGTTGTACGTGGATGAAGTCATAGTTTTTGTAGATGTCTTCAGGCTGACCGTAGAAGCGGATCACAAGTTGGACATGGTCCGACAGAGTGATAGCGTTCTGGGACAGGAACACAGGGCGGTAGCTGTCCTTGGACTTCGAGACATCCTTGTCCTCCGACTTCCCAACCAGACTCTCAACATAGGCGTCGGCCAGGTCGCCATCCGCATTGTCGCTCTGCTCGAAGTAGCTGTATGTGCCCTTCTCTGCGGCTTCGCCAGCAGCTCCAGCAGATTGTACCCAAATCACAACGCGGTCTTCATTCACGCCGTTGAGATTGGTGATGGTCTCGTGGCGCACTTGAGGTTCGATGCTGTTTGGATTCAGCTGCATGAACTTGTATGCATAGTACCGGGCCACGGCAGTAGTGGTCTCTTTGGTCTTGAAGTAGATGTCGAAGTCCTTGATGGACTCGCCAATCAACATGGAGGCGATGCTACCTCCGGTGACGAAGGCATCACGCTTCACAGCGGCCTTCAGTTCATCGTTCTCAATGGATTCAATCCATTCATCAAGCTTGGCCTTCATGACCTTGCGGATAGTTTTTGCCTTCGCGCCTATGATAATTCTCCTTTATCAATTGGAATCTGGTACTACAGAGGGAGGGAGCGCTGGACAGGACGCCCAGCGCTGTGGTCGGATGACCGGTGGATTACTTCTTGGACTTCTTTGGGCGGTCTTTGTAGAACGTGTGCTGGCCGATGCGGACAGTCTGTTTCACATTCACCAACCAATCGGTATGAGTTGCGATCCGGTTGTTTACAAAGTACAGTGAGCCTTTGGTGGGGTCAACGATCCCACCATTGAGGGCTTTGATAGCGATCAATGCTGATTCCTCTGCGTTGCGCTGGTCGCTGTCAAAGACCTTACGGCTTGGTACTCTCTTGTACTGAAATTGACCTTTCTGGGAGGTCACGCCGCACACTGTGCTTGGGAATTTACCTGATCGCGTTCGATTGAGAATCACACTGGCTACAGCTTCCTTGCCTGCTTGATTCTCACTCTTGGCCTCGAAGAACACCGCCTCAGCCATACAGACAACCTCTTTGTGAGAGACATTATCCGGGAACTGGCCGGTGTTCAGGAGTGTCGCTAGCACGACACTGATGATACCTTGTGTAATCATACAGTTCTCTTTCGTCTAGTGGAAGGGGAATTATAAACCACATCCAGGAAAAAGGAAAGCCCCAGGTCAATAGACCCAGGGCTCAACTCAACGGGCAGTGATGTAACTGAGGATCAACCAGCCAATCTCTTTCAGGGAGATTCTGCCTTTGGCGATTGTCCATTTACCTCCCCCAGATGGATGTCCGGGAAGGCGAGTTGAACGACTTGGGTATTGATCTTGTCGGTCAACACTGATTGACCCCGGACCAGACCCTCAATCAACTTCGCGTCTGGAGCAAGTGTCTCGTCCAGAGAATTCAAAAGCTGAGTGCGTCGGTAAATCGGGAGGATTGTGGATTTGTCTGAGAACTTCGGCAACTCCTTCATGAGTCGCTCAAACGGGATTTGACCCCAGCGCCCCAAAGGGAGAGGCCGGACCACGAATGGAAGACCATTGTCAAACAACTCCTTGAATGTCAGCGTTGGCTTGAACGTCTCACTGATGAAGATGCTGAAGCCAAGCGACTTGGAACAGGCTGTCCGCAGACGCTCAACCCGCTCCTTGATATCATGTGGCTCGGCAACCCATTGAACGATTGAGTCCAGGCTGTCTTCGCCATCAAAGTACAGTTTTTCCACTGTCTTGTCCTTTCTTGCTGTATTTCTTGAATTGGGTCTTGATAGTGCGCCAGATTTTCTTTCGCTCCATCCAGCTCAAGACAGCCATGAATCCGAGCACAATCCATTTCATGAGTTCACCAACATTGGGTGCGTCATGAGGTTCGCAGTCGCGTCCACAAGGTCATTCTCAGGAGTGTCGCCAGGCTTACAACCCAGGGTCGCGCTCAAGGAGACCCCGAACTTGTCTGTGAATGCTTGGCACATATCAGGCTTCTTGGAGTTGCCCTTGCCTGACAAGCGCTTCTTGGCCACGGAGGGCGATGGTGTGGTGAACTTGATCCCGGCAGCGCGGAGCTTTTGCTTCAACACTGAGGTGTTTTCTGCGATGTTGAACACGAGACCGGCAGAGGCGCCAAGGGCGTAGCCTTCCAGAACAACCTCTTCCACCCTATTACTTACCAGGATAGAGATTGTCCAATCAGCAATAGCCAAATAACGTGTCTCAGGGCTGTCGTGTTCCTTTTGCTGGGGTTCGATCAACACATTGCTGTTATATCCCCAAGAGCCCAGGTATTTTTTGGCCCCGGAGCTGAGAGCATACAACTTCAAATTGTCGAACATCAGCGGGAGGGAGGTATCATGAACGCTGATCGCAGGACATGACATTGAGTAGTCGATGCCGGCGATGATCATTGCTTGACCTCGCCGGTTTCAGGCTGTTCACTATCGGAGAGTGGAGCCTTGCACTGTGTGCAGTATTTCGGAGGTTCCAGGTTGGGGTCCACAACGATGATCGCTGGGTACTCACATGCCGGACACTCGGTTGTGTATTTCACTAGGGACATGATGCTCCAAAACTTGTTAGTTGTTATACAAGTATATAGAGCATCAAGTCACAACCAGTTTATTACTCCGGCGTAATGCCTGTTTCCGTTACGTTAACTTTCACGTCCACGGTTTGCGGGGCATTCGCATCGCGCTCATCCAGCCATTGGGCGCGACGGCGGATGAAGTTCTCATAGATGGAATACACTTCATCCAGAGCGACAGTGAAGCTCACGCCTTCCTGGCTGTAGTTCGGGGCGATCACGCCGACAACAACAGGATTCAGGTTCAGGCCGGTGCTGCGAATGGCGTTGGCGATTTCCAGAACGTGTTGACCAGAAGTCGCTGCGTCATCACCAGGGAAGACGAACACGCCCACGAGGTCTGGATGCTCTTCAGTAGGGCAGAACACAGCCTGGATGGTGGGTTCAACCGGGATCACCAGACGCACACCAGTCAGAACATCGTCCTGGTATACATCTTGGACACTCATGTCCAGTTTCAGGGTGCCTGCCTTGGCGGTGGAGTAGGCTTCAAAGGTGCTGCGCACCACTTGGATTTTGTCTGCGAAAGTCATTTGGGTTTCCTTTGTAAAAATTGGACGGGGCTATTATAACCCCGTCCATTGTATATTGCCTATTAGGCTTGGGTTGACAAACCGAAGTTGGTCTGTGGATCGGACATGAGTTTGACCTTGTCCCAATCCAGTTCGCCAGTCAGGGCGCCAGCGGCAGAGTAGTCATCAATGCGAACCTCGAAGAAGTTGCCCATTTTCTTACCACCAGAGCCACCCAGAATCTCATCGATCCATGGACATGGGTTGTCCTTGACGCCAAAGATAGGCTTGTAGCCCAGTTGGATCAAGCGGCGGTCGGCCATGAAGCGAATGTACTGCTTGACCTCTTCCTTGGTGATGGTGTACAGTTGGAAGTTGGAGAAGGCCAGGTCAATGTACTTGTCCTCAGCAGCCACGGCGGCGCGGGCAATATCATACACCTGCTTCTTGAAACCATCGTTCAGGATGCTGATGTGTTCGTTCACAACTTGCTTGTGAAGACCAGCGCCAAACTCAACGTGCAGGGACTCTTCGCGCAGAGACCACTTGTTGATCTTCGCAAAGCCCTTGAAGCGGCCTTTCTTGCCTTGATATCCTGGGACGTCAAAGCGGTTGTAGTTCAACAGGTTCACGAAGGCGCCAAACAGAGCCACACCTTCATTGAAGACGGTATGGGCGAGGGCCAGCGCTACGCCTTCCACAGTCTCGATGTCGTACCGGGTACACATCAAGTCCACGCGGTCGCGCATCTCACTGTACTCTTTGAACTTGCTGAACAGGCTGTCCGGGAGACCGAAGGTGTCATTCACCAGGGCGTATGCCTCTTGGTGGATTGCTTCACGGGCGGCGATGGAGAGTAGGGCGTTGCGGATTTCGTTGTTCTTGAAGACAGGCAGGAACATGTCCACATAGTTCGAGGCCACAGCCACGTCACCAGTGGTGAACAGGGTCAGGTTTGCCTTGATGTTGGCGCGCTCGTCAGCAGACGAATTCAAGCGCCAGTCGGCAATGTCATCACTGATTTCTGCCTCTTCAGGCACCCAGTGGACTTGCTCGTGTTGTTTCCGCAGGGTCTCTGCGAATTCATAGCGGAAGGGGCGGTACACCAGACTATGGGTGAACAGCGGGGATTTGGAATCTTTGATCAGCATTGGTATGTCCTTGTAAGTGAAGCGGGAGGATCATAGACCCTCCCGGCGCGTCAGTCGATCTTGACGATCAAGCCTGGCAAGCTACACACTCTCCACTGTCGTCACCTTCCTCTTCGGAGTCTGGGGACTTGCGAGCGGCCAGATACTTCATCAGCTCATCCAGGCCACCAACATACTCACCGGCGACATAGATTTGCGGAACGGAGCGAACAGGACGGCCAGTCACTTCAGCGGCGGTCTTGCCCAGGGCGATCAGGTCCACATACTCATACTCGATGCCTTGAGCAGTCAGCAGGGCTTTGGCCGCGCCGCACTTGGTACAGGATGGGGTACCATAGACGATGGTTTTCTTGATTTCTTGCAAGGTGTCTTTCTCCAATTGTTTCGACACGCGTTCAACTTTCGTGTCAGTTTCTGTACGGTAATAATACACACTCTTCAGCCCACCACGCCATGCGGCCACGTGAACAGCGGCGGCGTAGTTGATATCAGTTCCTGGTGGGAAGTAGAAGTTGACTGATTGAGCTTGGCAAACGAATGGTTGGCGGGTCGATGCATGACGGACAACCCACAGCTGATTCATTTCCATCGCCGTCCGGTAGGTAGCACGTTCACGGTTGGTCAAGAAAGTCAGATTCTGCACGGAGCCACCATCATCAGCGATCTGATCCCAGGTCTCTACGGTGTTCTTGCCATAGGTCTCCAACAGCGCTTCCAGGTAGCGATTCTTGACAGTGAAGGTGCCGATGCGCATTTCCTGGCTGTACAGGTTGGCGAACACTGGTTCGCAAGATGCGGAGGTGGCGAGGATCACACTGTTGTTGGCGTTCGGGGCGATAGCCAGCAAGTGCATGTTGCGACGGTTGACCCAGTATGGATCAGGCTCAATACCTTGTTCCTTGCACTTGGCGATGTATTCCTGGATGTCAGGAGGAACGCCACGTTCAACGCCCAGTTCACAGGAGGCTTCGTGCGCTGCGGTCTTGATGTCTTCCCAGATTTGTACGTTCAGCACGATGGCTTCTTCGGACTCATATGGAATACCCAGGCGCTGGAGCAAGTAGTGCCAACCCATCAGACCCAGACCAATCGAGCGTTCGCGCTCAGCGCTGTAGCGCACCTTGGACAGGATCATGCGGATGAACTCACGGTCGAATTCGTCATCATAGTTGTTGGCGATGATGTCGATGTTCTTGATGAAGAACTCCAGAACGTTGTCCAGCATCTCAACCAGGTCACGGATGAACTGCTTGAGCATGTGTTTGTACTCTGGATACTTCTCGGCATTCGCTGAGCTCAGGCAGCATACCGGGGTGCGCTTGCGATCAGCCGCCAGGGTAATCTCAGTACACAGGTTTGAGGCGTGAGTGCGGAGACCCAGGAAACGTTGTGGGAGAGGCAGAGCGCGGTTGGCCGTATCAATGAAGTACATGAACGGTTCGCCAGTGCGACCACGGATCGTCAGTGTCTCATGGAAGTGCTCACGCGGGTTGAGTTCACCTTCCTGGAGGTTGTTGGACGGGTTGATCAGCGGGTAGGACTCATCGCCAGACATCACTGCTTCCATGTAGGAGTCAGGGACATTGTAGGCGTGGTGGATGTTCAGGCTCTTGCGGTCGCTGTCGCCGGTCGGCGTGCGAATCTTGAGGAATTCAGCGCTGTCCGGGTGTTGGACATTCAGATAGGCAGCGAGAGCACCACGGCGGGTTGCACCTTGCTTCCATGCCAGGACGCCGCCGTCATTCTCGTGGATGAACGGGATCGGGCCTGGGGCTTTCTTGGATACTGGGCGAACGTCAGACCAACTCTGACCAACTCCACCACCCATTACCGACAGCAGGGCAAACTCAACTTTCTGGAAGAGCAGGCCTGGTACGTCATCCGGGACGTATGGGAGGAAGCAGCTGATTGGGAGGGCACGTGGCTTTTCGCCGGGGAGAACAGCATTGGAAAACACAGGACTAGCGAACATGAACCAGCCTTTGGAGGCATAGTCGTACAGGCGCTGGGAGTGGGCCTGGTTACTGCCCCAGCAGATGGCTGCGCGGGCAATAGCTTCTTGGACGGTTTCGTTGTTCTTGGCGTAGTGATTCTTGATCAGGTACTGTGAATATTCAGGCATCGAGTCTGTGCGAGACTCGACAATGCTGATCCCTTGATAGGGACGTGATTGTTCCATGGGATTTCCTGTACTACTTGGTTGTCGGGGAGATACTTAGAGGTGGGGTAATGCGGAATCGGGTCTGAGGAGGTACTGGACACCGACACGAAATTATAGCTTGGACTGTGGGTTGAAGTAAAGCCACTAACTACCTCACTTATTGCTTATTCAGGAGTCCAACATGGCATTGCCATCAATCCCAGTCACCCACTTCCCCATCAAAACCAAATACATCAACAAACTGACTGCCCGTCCATACCTGACCGGGGAGGAGTCGATTCTGCTCCAAGTCAAGGATTCCAAAGACCCGGATGAGATTCTGGAGGCTGTGAAGCAAGTTGTGAAGGCTTGTATCGTGGAGCCAGCCGACATCGACGTCAGCACCATCCCTGTGTTCGTACTGGAATATATCTTCCTGAAGATGCGCCAACACGCCAACGGTGAGCTGGTTGAGATGTCCTACCGTTGTAACAACAAGGTGCCGCAAGACATCGGCGCTGACGCTACCGTGATGACCTCTTGCGGCCATGAAATGAAAGTCACCCTCGATTTGCGAAACGCAGACATCGTGGAACCTGAAGGGCACAAGCGTGTGTTCGAGGTCGGCGGCGGGATTGGCATTGAGCTGGAATATCCATCCCTGAACCTGTCTGAGCGTCTGGAGAAACCGGATGATGTGTTGGAGACTATCGCCATGTCCATCAAGACCATCTATCAGGGTGACGAGGTGTGGACTGCCGATCAACACACCAAGGAGGAGCTCATCACATTCGCCAAGGGCATCAGCCCCAAGGTGCGACTGGAGATCACTGACACCTTCTACAACCGGCTCCCAGCGCTGACCTCTGTACTGAAGCCGAAGTGTGAGAAGTGTGGACACCAACACGAGATTGAGCTGACCGGCTTGAATGACCATTTCAGCTGATCGTATCGGGAGACTTGATCAGCTACTTCAAGAACAGTCACACCCTACAACAGAAGTTCGGGCTGACTCTGACTGAGATCAACAACATGGTTCCTTGGCACCTCGATGTGCGTATGGAGTTGATCTTGTTGGATCAGGAAAAGGAAAAGGAGGAAGCCCGGAAACGTGCCCCTCAGAAGTGGTGATCACTCGATACGACAAAACAAATGCCCCTGAGAGTGACCTCAGGGGCATTTTTAACGTGGGTTCTTGCGTTATCGCATGAATGGTGTGGCCTCTGCCACTCTCCATGTCTCTTCGGCCATAGCGATCTTGTTGCGTTCCTTGCATTGCCTCTCGTATGCCAGGTACTGCTTGAACAGATACTCCTCGAATCCCAGGTTGTTTGCATACATGCCTGAGGTCAGACCGGCGATGTATGAGCCTGTGTACTTGATCCTCAATCCATTCTTCACCTTCTGATCAATCACATAGGCATACATAACAGCTTCAACCGTCACTCCGTGGAGTTTGGCCATTTGTGTTAACTTGCGCTCCAGAGGCTCTTGTGCGGCCTCAATCGTCTCAATCAAGTCTTTGTCGATGGCTCTCACAGCGTTGATGGCTGTGATGATATCGAACATCGGCTGATAGGGGTTGTATATCATTCTTCCTCCTGTGACCAAGGTCGAGTTGTTATTATACGCCTTGTTGGGCCCGGCGAAAAGAAAAAGCCCCGTCATGGGGGCTTTGGGGCGCTACTTGTCAACCTTTCGGAGTCTTCCGCATTGTGTCCCACTCGATCACCCGCTTGAGCTCAGCCTTCAAAGTCCGGGAGTCTTGACCTTGCCACTTCTTCAAATGCTCCAGAACATCATCAGCCAGATCAATCGCAGAACGACCGAAGTGCCGTGCGTCCCAGTTGGTCATATCCTTCATTGGATCGAGGCATTTCACAGCCTCCTGGACATAGCGCGGCATCTCAGCAGTGCCGTAGCGCCGGGTCAGCGACAAGTAGATGTCGTTGCCGACTTCAGCCGGGGAGCGCGGGGCGCGGAGGGAAGTATTGCTCATGATGTAGACTCCTGTGGTTAAAACGGGAGGCGTTTGCCTCCCACTTGGGTTATACAGCTACGTGGAACAGCTCCATCTTCGAGCGGGTGTCTGCTACATATTGCAGGTTGCGTTCTTGCTGGATTTGCCAATCCTTCTTGGCGTATGGGCTAGGCAGGTACTTGTTGTTGCCCAGGACGAACACACGGTTCCATTCACGGCCCTTGGATTTGTGGATCGTGGACAGCGTCAGCACCTTGGCTACTTCGCCCGGTTTGGTGTTGCCGAACATGCTCTCAATCTCAGTCACCAGACCCTTCACGGTGTGGATACCCTTCGCCATACAACGGCTGATGACGATCTTCAGGCACTCCACCTGATCTTCCAGGGCTTGGACTTTCTCTTCCTGATCCTTCTTGATGTACTTTTCCTTCTGCTCATCAAAGAACTTCTCCAGGCGCTCCAGCAGCTTGTCGACAGCATTGATCTTCCAGCGAGTGGCCAGCTTGATCAGCCCGGAGCCGATTTCACGACCTTCAACACGGCATGGGATGCCCTTGCCCAACAGTTCATAAGCAGTGCGGATCAGGGGTGCCGTGTTGCGGCACAGGATCACATCTTCAGACTGGAGGGCTTCGTCCATCATATCCTTGTAGTCGATGTACTCCACTGCACCCAGAGCGTTGGTGTCGTGGGCTTGGATATCAGGCACAACCTCTTGGGCCTTCGCAACAATCGCCTTCGGGCAGCGATAGGTCACAGACAGCGGCAAGGTCTTCGCCTTCAGGGCGACTTTGATTTGGTTCATGGAATCGCTGTCTGCGCCGGTGAAGCCGTAGATGGCCTGGGCGGGATCACCAACGAAGATCATGCGGCCGGTGCGGGGCTTCATCATCTTCATCGCCAGGGCGCGGCGAGCAGCGTTGGTGTCTTGGGATTCATCGAGCAACACCCAGTCTTTTGGCCAGAACCTTGCCTTGAACACCAGAGGCGCCAGGATCATGTCGTCAAAGTCAACTATGTCCTTGCACTGGTTGAGGGACATCTGGTACACATTCCGGGTCGCGGCTAACAAAGTCGCATAGTCCCAATCGCCTGTGACTTCCATGTCGAGGTCGAAATGATCCCACAGGTCTGACCACACCTTGTCGTATTCAACGCGGTCCAGGTAGCCGATAGCACGCTGCTTGCCGAGAGACACCCATTTCTCGATCACGTCAGCACACTCCTTGTAGACCTCATAGGAGGAGTCCACCTCAGACAGCGCAGCGAGGTTCTTGATGATTTCGTTCACCTTGAACTCATCAATCTTGATGTCCTTGTGGACTTGTCGCCAGGCGCTGAGACCGAAGGAGTGGCAGGTGCCGGCCTGAACATCCTTCCAGTTGTAGCCTTGTTCCGCCAACTTCTCCTTCAACTCATCCGCGATGGACTTGTTGTATGCCATGATCGCCACGTTGCCGAGTGCGTTCTTGACGATGACTTGGATCGCTCCCATAAGGGTGGTGGTCTTGCCGCACCCGGCGCGCGCCATCACTTCGAGGGAACCGATGTCTTTCAAGATCCAGTCATACACGGCGACTTGCTGAGGGGAGGATTTGAGCATGATATAGTTGTCCTGTAGTTGAGTTTCGCTACCAATGAAGACAATTATACGGGAGGATTATCAAGAAGTAAAGTGGGAACCAAAAATAAATTTTGCCCTGATCCGAAGACCAGGGCAATTTGTTATTTCTTCGGGATGTCGTAGACATACACCCAAGGAGGGAATCCCATCCCGGCCATACCAGTCAGGCCTGTAGCGTGGCGAGTCAGTTGACCAGATTTGTAGAGGTCGGCAAGGTCTTCGCCAAGACGATCACACTTTGGCGCTCCAAACATCTGTATCCGCGTATTCACTTCATTGTCCTGAGCGAAGTCGGTCACAAAGTCGGTTGAGAGGACATCTGCCGATACATACCGGCGTTCGGTTATGGCCTTGATGATCCAGGCGTGGCGGTCGGATTTCTTCTTCATGGCTCAGTCCAGATATTGACGCATTTCATCGTGATTGATCCAGTCAATCGGATTCTGGTCATACAACTTCCGAGCGGCCTCACGGCTGATACGCACAGCCTTCACAAACTCAGGCAGGGAGCCGTCATCAGCATCGCTACCAGACAGACTGCCCTTTGCGTCTTCTTCAGCCTCCTTGAGGCTGGCGGCGGTCGTGATCGTGTCGTTGTGGATTTCCTCGCCGCCCTTGTAGCGGGTGTAGATTTGATAGAAGCTGATCATTATCGCACCAGTTTGAAGTTCTTGGCGATGTGCTTCATGACCTTGTCATAGCCGTGTTCCTTGATAGCCTGACCGATCAAGTCATCTGCTTCCTTGTAACCGAAGGTGGTCATGCGGTCGGCGTCCAGTACCAGCTCCAGTGCGCCCTTGTTGGTCATCTTTTCGTTGCACTCCTCAGCGAGGGCGTATGCGTCGCCAGCGAGTTCAGCCCAGGTCGATTGGACGCCGGTGCTGATAGCGTCGATGAATGCTTTGTTGAGTTGTACGGCCATGATATAGCTCCCTTTAGTTGTCGCTGTTGAAAATTAATCGCCTTCCCACTTCTTGAACTTGATGCCCTTGTAGGTTGCGCCGTGGGCTGCGTCCACTACATCCTTCTCGTCAGCCTCTTCCCTGGTCATGGATAACACATCAAACGATTGGAGGGTTGCGCCCTTCTCCACTCCCATACAGACGCAGATGATCATCCCGCGACGCAGTACGCATCCGCCATAGTATGAGGTCTTGGTGAGGCGGAATCCCTCAGCGAACAAAATGTCCAGTTCCTCGTTCTTACCAAAATTGCCGGAGTAAAGATTGGCGATTTTGTTCTTGGCTACGCGGATGCTGACCTTCTTGCCTGCCTTCTTGAAGATTGCTGCCACTACGTCGCGGGCTTGGTTCTTGTTCATGATGTGGTTTCCTTTCAGTTGAGTTTCGCTACCAATGAAACGATTATACCTCAAGTTCATCAACAAGTAAAGTGGTTTCGGAAAATAAAAAGCGCCCCGGAGGGCGCTTGTTTAGAGAATTTGGAGGGTTCCTTTCCAGAGCTGTCGCCCTGGGAACTTTTCTTTGAACCTGTTGAGCAGGCTATCATAGTCAGGATCAGACATACGCAGACCATCATACTCGATCACGTAGCGCACCGGGGTGGTCGCGCCGCCTTCGGTTTTGTATTGAGCTGCATCAGCAGCTTTGTTGGCGGTGTTTACAGTGTTGAAGAAGTTGGTCATGATGTAGTTCCTTTCAGTTGAGTTTCGCTACCAATGAAAGGATTATAGACCACTTTATTGAGAAAGTAAAGTGGTAGACCAAAATTATTTTCTCTGACCTCGAATTCACAACATCAAATTCACGGAAGTGGGAAAATGCGCCCTGTAGAATCATGGACTTAGAAGCCACAAATCCACAGGGCCACACCAGGGGTCAGCCCACCAAACTTACTGTGGTTGCGTTGGGGTCGGGAACATGGAGCTTGCGGACAGTCACTGGGTGTTGCTCCTCAGTGTAGAAGCCCAAGCGCTCCGCTCCGTGTCGCATAGCATGGTTGATCTTGCCATAGTACATCATCACATCCACTATGTCATAGATGTTGGCAACGTCCTTGCTGGAGTGCAGACGCAAGAGGCGTCCCAGGGACTGGAGGATGCGGATCACAGACTTGGATGGGTGAGCGAACACGAGGTTGTGGAGGCGCTTGATACTGACACCAGTGGAGACCGTACCGAAGGAGGCCAACAACACAATGTCCTCGCCCACCTCCATTTCCGCCTTGATGACGTTGCGTTCATCGTTCTCCACCTCGCCAGTGATGATCAAGACCCGCTTGTGGGGCATTTCATCTTGGAGTTCCTTGGCGACAATCTTGAGGTGTGCGTCGATCCGGTCAAACAAGATCAGTGTGTTGCCCTTCAACGTCTTGGCGAGTCCCTTGATGATCTTGTTCCGATATGGATGCCCGATCAAGAATTCAATCTCCTTCTGGTACTCACCATCCAGGTTCTTGCGATCATCAGTGGTGTGTTCGAGTTGGATGATGTGGACTTGAGTCTTTGCTGCCCGCCCCGCGTCCTGGAGTTGCTTGGTGGTGACGATACGGCGGATTGGCCCGAAGTGCTGTTGGACTTGGAGCGGGTGCAGCTTGTCCTTCTTCAGGGTACCAGTCAAACCCACACGACTGTAGGCGTTGGTGCAGTTCTTGCCGATCTTCTCAAGACACTCCCCGGAGAACGTATGACACTCATCCCCAAGCATGACAGAGAACTGTTGGAAGTAGTCAGGCTCCAAGTCCTTCAGGGATTGCCATGTAGAGATCACGACAGGCTTGTTCGTGTAGGGGGTGCGCCCATCGTACACCATATGGCAGTTCTTGTCGGCGTCCCAGCCGTTGGCGGTCGAGTAGTTCTTGAAGTCGCCATACATCTGAGTCACCAGGTTAATGGACGGCACGATCAGGAGGATGCGGCCTGTGTTAAGCTGTTGATGGAAGCGAATGATGAGATACTGTAACAGGCTCTTGCCGGCGCTAGTCGCTGCGAGGAGCGTGACGCGGGAGTATTTGATGGCGAGGTACAGCCCCGCCCTTTGGTAATCGTAGGGGCTGATCTTGTTGTCGCCGTCCCGGAGGTCGAGAGTGTCGCACCACTCGTTAATCTGCTCCTCTGTGATTGGCTTGATGTCTTGCTTGAAGGCAGGGTCGATGTCGATGGTGAGTTGGCGATCATGTGCGAACGCAATGACTGTTGAGAGCAGACCATAGCTGATCTTGCCGCTGCGTTTATCATAAAGTCTGACAGATCCATCCCATTTACTAAATTTGTTCGGGGTGAATGTTGGTTCTTCAAACCTAAAATATTGGTACAAGTCCTCACGAATGCCCTCATCCTCTGAGGTCACAGCCATGAAGGAGGCATTGATTGGGAGAATTTGAATATCACTCATGTTGAATCCTATGTTTACAATTGGCGTTATGCCAACGGTTGATGAGCCGCAGAGCGCAAGACTTTCCACAATGGATACAAGTCTCTCTTGGTTGTTTCCTGCCTCTATTGGCGGCTCCTATCTTTGCATTCTGTTCCGGCGTGTTGGTATGTCCAAGTCGGTTTTTAGTGTTGTCCTTCTTCCTCATGCTCGCCATCCAACGTTCTCTGCTGATTGGATCACTGAGTTGGGCATAGGCAGACTCTCTCATCTTCGCCCTAGTTTCCGGGCTATGACTGAATCCAGACGTACCTTCACCACCATTGGTCATGTTAGTCAGCGGGCCTTTACCAAGGTCAGCGCGCCCGATCTTGTTTATCAATTCCACTTCCATAGTTAGGGCGTCGGACTCGGACAATCCATCTTTCAAAATTTCTACCAGAACCTCCACGGATTCACTGATTGCTCTTTTGATAGTCCTGGTCTTGTGGGAGTCGCCTCTCATTTGGAGGTGTGTCCAGGCACGTTTGCCCTTGCCTTTACCAACATAGAATGGTTGATCGCGGTCGGCGCGACGCAATTGGTACACGTAATACATGTTGTTCATTGTTAACCTATATACAAAGCATTGAGGACAGCCAGTTTGACCTAGCTGGTTGAGTTGAGGCGGCAACCTCACTCTAACTCAATACTTAGACATGAGGGTATAATCCGGGTTCTCACCTTTATCCAGCATATTCTTGCTGGTTCAATCCCCTAAGTACAACTCACAGTGACGGTAACACCTATGACGTGGCGCTGTGTTTTATAATTCGCATACCAGGGACTACCAAATGCGAACCCCGCTAGTATTCCCTTCATGGGATTGCGTCCAGGGGCGGTAGGGCTTCACTCTCGAAGTCTATGTGGACGCTGATAACGACACGTGAGTGTGAATCGTTATTCCGGGTTGGCTCCAGTTACGGACAACAGGACAGAACTTCCATCAGAATCTGAACCTAACTGGGGATGATTCTGTGGGCTAGTTCTGTCCGAATTTCACCTGCCCGGAGCTCAACGGGCTTCGCCCTGTAATATATACAGTATAACAATGGCAACACCCAACTCCCTTCGTGGACTAACATATCAAAGGAAACAGAATGACTCTTGAAGAAATCATGGACTCAGTTGACAAACAACTGGAGATTGACGCAGGTAACTTGGGCAATGAAAGCCTCCGCCAGGTGAAAATCTTTTCGGCCATCCAACGCATGTACGTAACTGAGACTCGGAAGCTGGAGACTACAATCACCAACTTTGAGAAGGTCAAGGCCAAGCGCACTCAATACTACAGCGGCAAGGCGACAGCAGAGGAGTACAAGGCAGAACCGCTCCGGGTCTCAGTTCTCAAGGGGGACATTCCTGACCTTTTGAAGGTCGATCCGAAGATGATTGAGACGAAGGGTATCTTGAACGAGCAAGAACGCATTGTCAAGTATCTGGAAGACTCCAAGAAGCAACTGGCGGAGCGCAACTTCAACCTGCGTCTGGCCATCGACTTCCAGAAGACACAATTGGGGATTTGATCATGCCAAGTCTGGACCAATTGAAAGCCCTCAAGGGCAAACGCAAGACCTTCAAGCAACAACCGCCGCTCCTCATCATCCCGGAGTCAGCTTGGGGCGAGACCACGTATGTCAATGATCGTCGCTACTACCACTGCCCGGACGGCGTCAAGCGCCCATCGGTCACAACGTTCCTTGGATACTTCGAGGACGACTCATGGAGAGCCAAGTGGGTGGCCGGTCTTGAAGGCGGAGAGGCAGAAGCCCAAGCCATTTCCGAACGGGCCTGTCATCGTGGTGAGTTGGTACACAAATGTCTGGAGTTGTATGTGACCAACGATCCGAACTGGAATGAGATGGATGCGAATCAATATCGATTCATGTTCAACCAGATTCGCCGGGTGATTGATCGCAAGCTGGACGCTGTATGCTACTCAGAGCACGCCCTGTACTCAGCTGAACTGGGTCTCGCCGGTCGTGTCGACTTGTGTGGTATCTGGAACGGCGAACTTGCCATCATCGACTTCAAGAACAAGAACCGCCTCAGCAAGCGGGAGGACATTGAGGACTACTTCATCCAGTGTACCATCTACGCCATCATGCACAAGTGTATGTATGGAGTTCTGCCGAAGAAGATTGTGGTGCTGTTGGCAGTAGAAGACCATGTACATCGTGAATGTCAAGTCGTTGTGGAGAACACGATTGACTGGGTACCAAAGGTGATGGAAATGGCTCGCAAGTTCAAGGCCGAAGGCGGCTTCAAGGACTGATAGAAAAAAGGCTGTGGGATTCCCACAGCCTTTTGTTATACTGAACCGTAATCGTCCGGGTAGGACAGGATGGTTTTCTCATCCAGCTTGACTTGCATGGATAGGTCATTACAAACTATCGTCAATGTACCGATGATGTCATGTACCTCGCCACCGGAGTCCAGTTCAACTTGATCCAGAGCCAGAGGGTAGCACTCTTTGTACACGACTTGGGTGCCTTGTGGATTGCCTTGGTTGTCGAGCAGAGTCACAGTGATGTCACTCACCTCTGGGGCGTTGTTGGCTACGTTGGAGCGCATCCAGCGATAGGCTTGGAAGTAGTTGTGATACTTCGAGTCCACCAGGAATTGGAGAGTGATGTTCTCGATGTTGATTGCGTCGCCGGGGATTGTGACCATGTTGTCCCCACGGTGTATGATACTGTCGCTACCAATGGAGAGACCGGGCATCACGAAATTGTGCAACCTCAACTCCACACCTGGTAGGTTGTTGATGACGGCGAACCATCTGTTTGACTGGGCGTTATCGTAATTTACATATCCGGCCATGATATATGAGTCCTTGAGTATGAATATTGTACTTAGTCATGCCCTGCTTTACCGGCGTCCACGTATGGCGCTATAATCCGGGTTCTGGCTCTGGCGGTGCAATGCCGCCCTGTAGGTCTGAGTCAGCCATTCCCATAAATCCAAATTGACCAACCCATGAACAGGAGAAAGTATGGCCAATGAAAACCTGTTGTACTCGGATGTCTTCAAACGAGGCAACAAAGTGTATGTACGAGCAATCGACCAGGTAACTGGTGAACGTGTGCGATTCCAAGAGGAGTTCAAACCGTTCCTGTACATGAAGACCAACAATGTCGCTGCGGCGGTCGCCCGGAGTCTGAGGGATGAACCCTTAGAGCGTATGGACTTCGACACCATTAACGAGTTTGAAGACTTCCAGGAGCGCTACAAGGACACTGAGGGCTTCAAGATGTACGGTTGTCGCGATGTGGCGTATCAATACATCGCCAACAACTACCCAGGCAAGATCAAGCACGTGTTCAAGCATGTCCGTGGGGCTATCCTGGACATTGAAGTTGAATCCGGCGACATCGAAGTGGACGCCAGCGGCAAGATCGTGAATATGACTCGTGGGCCTTTCCCGGAGCCTGAAGATGCGAATTACCCTGTGACCGCCGTGACTGTGTACGACACGAAAACGAAGGCGTTCATCACACTGGGTCTGGAAGTCTTCAAGGGTGTCCGACTCGGCACATATGTCCACGACAAGACCCAACCCAAGACCGGGGGGCTGAAGGTGGTGTACAAGGGCTTTGATGATGAGCGTGCGCTCTTGATCGCCCTCGTGAATCTGATGTCTGGTATCGAGCCTGACTTCATTTCCGGCTGGAACAGCGACACCTTTGACGTGGTGTACATCATCAACCGTGTGAAGAAAATCCTGGGTGACGATTGGGCCAAGAAGTTCAGCCCATGGAACATCATCCGCCAACGCACCTTCACCGGCTCCTTCGGTAAAGACACCGTGGAGTATGAAATCTATGGTGTGACCCTGCTGGACTTCAAGGCTCTGGTTGAGAAGCACGGCTATGTCGAGTTGGAGAACAAGAAGCTGAACACGGCGGCGAAGCACTACCTCAACGAGGAAAAGCTGAACTATGATGAGGCCAAGTCCCTCACCACCCTGTACTTCACCAACTACCAGAAGTACATCCAATACAACATCCAAGACGTGAATCTGGTCGTGCGTATGGAGGCGGTCAACAAGTTCTTCGAGCTGGTGTATGTTCTGGCGTACCTGTGCCACTGCAACCCTCAAGACACCATGGGTACGGTTCAACCGTGGTCGGCTATGCTGTATGCGAAGCTGCACGCACGGGGCCAGGAACCTGAGCTGAAGTCCCCATACCAGGGTGATACTCAGTATCTGGGCGCGTTTGTCCAGGAACCGAAGCCGGGACGCTACAAGTGGGGTGTGTCGATTGATGCGAATGCTCTGTATCCGCATATGGCGATGCAATTCAACATGGGTCCAGAAACGATCCTGTCTGATCGTGAAGCCTATGATGTCCGTATGGCGCTCGTGAAGGAGTTGGACCAAGAGCTACCTACACCATACATTCGTCAACTGAAGGAACACATCCGCCAGGGTGCTCTGATCAATGAGTTCTACTGGGAAGAGGCGTATGAGTTCAAGACCCTGAAGAAGCTGGGCCTGACCATGACTCCAAACTGTGCTTTCTTCCGCCTCGATAAGCAATCCATTCTGTCTGAGACGTTCGAGGAGCTGTATGCTGAGCGTAAGGTCGTGAAGAAGGAAATGCTGAAGCACGAGCAAGAGCTGGTTGACTTGAAGGGTCTGGATGCGTATGAGGAGGCTGCAGTTGAGATTCTGGAAGGTCTGATCGCCTCCAAGCACAACGTTCAGTGGGGCATCAAGATTGTGGCGAACGGCGGCTATGGCGCGATTGCGAACCGCTGGCTGCGCGAATACTTCGACATTCGCATCGCTGAGGGCATCACCTCTGGCGGTCAAGTCGGTCTCCGCTATACCATGAAGAAGATGAATGACTACTTCAATGCGAAGCTGGGTACAACTGGTGAGAACTTCATCATCACCGGCGACACCGACTCCATCTACATGTGCCTGGATCCATACATCAGCAAGGTCTGTGCTGGTATGACCGATGTCGAGACCATCGACTTCATGGACAAGATGTTTACTGAGGAGATTGAACCGAAGCTGCTGGAGTGGGCGAAGGAACTGTCGAATGCTCTGAACTGCTACGCTCCGAAGCTGGTGTTCAAACGCGAGACCCTGTTCAATGTGGGCATCTTCACCGCCAAGAAGCGCTATGCCCTGATGGTGGCTGACTCTGAGGGAGTGCGTTACAAGGAGCCGAAGCTGAAGTATGTGGGTCTGGAGGCGAAGAAGTCTGACTATCCAGCATTCTGCCGCAACTGGCTGAAGGAGTGCTACAAGCTGGCTCTGACTCAACCTGAGAGCGCTATCCATGAGAAGGTCCAGGCCGTCAAGGCAGAGTTCATGTCCTTCCCGGTTCACCAGATCGCGGCTCCCCGGTCGATCAACAACCTGGAGAAGTACCTGGATGACCCAATCAAGGGCACCTGGCTTCCGAAGTGTCCGCCTCAACTCAAGGCTGCGATCAACCACAACCGCATCATCTATGCAAAGAAGCTGGATGAGAAGCTGATCGTCAGTGGCGACAAAATCCTGATGGTTCCCCTGAAGAAGGGAGCGCCGCACGGCATGGAGGTCTTTGGCTTCCCTGAGTTCCTGAGTCCTGAGTTCGGGATGGACCAGTGGGTGGATAAGTCGGCATCGTTCAATAAGTATTTTGTCGATCCACTGAACAACTTCTTGGTGGCGATTAAATGGAGTCATGAACCTCAGGCATCAGTGATGAACTTCTTCGTGTAAAGGACACAATGTTCAATCTCAAATTCAAGAAAGGGGGCGCTAAACAGCGCCTCCACTACCAACAGGACATGTTCGACTACTACAACGAACTGGCCCAACAATTCGACTTGATCCCAAGTCGCCAAGAGCTGAAAGAGGCTGTTGATGGGATGGTGTATCTGGTGGACAATGCAGTGACCAAGTTGTTGTTCTCCGGTAGCTCCATCAACAACTACCATCACAAAGAGGACGACATGATGCTGTCCATGACTATCATGGCAACTCTGACGAAGCGGCGCTATGTCGACATGGCTGACTTCAAGTCGTTCCTCCGGGAGATTGTTGGTCAAATCAATGAGTACAAGATCAGATACGTCAAGCGCAGCCGCCACTTGACCATGACTGGTGTGACCTTCCTGGCCGCTACTCCCACAACGACCTTCATTGGCGACTTGTACTTCAGCTTTGGGGCGACTATGTTGTGTGTGAGTATTGCCCTGTCGTCGATGCTCCTTGGGAAGTATCTGGATCGAAAAGAAAGCGCTTTACTTTTGGAACATCTTCAGGTAAAGTCTATTCCATCCACAACTAACTGACCTCAGACCATGAAACAAGCACACTACGCGAATCTCACCAACGCCAATGTGTTCCAGGCCCAAAACAACTTCCTGGAAACATTTGGTGAAGATACTCCAACCCGTTTGACCGTCATCATCGGCGGTGGTCTCGCCGTCTTGGGAGGCTACCTGTTCCTGGTGATGTTGTTAGGCCAACAAGTTGTGAAAGGTGGTGTGTGATGCACGGCGGTCTCTTACTCCTGATCGCGGCCGCATTGTTGATGGCCGGTGTGCCCCTCTCCAAAGTCGTTGGGGGATTCATCAAGTTTGCGTTCGTGGTTGTATTGTTGATCGCAGCCCTGATCGCCTTCGCCATGTTCGCATTTGCTGGTGTGAATGGTCCTGTAGTCTGGTGATAGTACAGACAAGAAAAAGCCCCTGGATTTCTCCAGGGGCTTTTTGCATTTTGGCATTGAAGAAGGCCGAAGCCTTCATTCAATCTTAGCCGTTCACGCCGAGTACCGCGAATTTTCTGAAATATCCGTTCTCGCCTTGACCCAGACCCTTGCCGGTGGCAACGGTGCCGTCAGCAGCTTGAGCGTAGAATGGGTTGGCCACAACGCCGTAACGGGTCTTGAACGCGATACGAGGTTGGAAGGAATCTTCACCCACAGTGCGGTACATTTCCAGAGGAGTGTACGGTGCGAAGAAGATACCAGCGTCAATCTCAGTTGCGCCCTTGAATGCTACAGTGATGTAGTCGAAACCAGCATACGGGTCGATGTAGACGCGCATACCGTTGGCCAGCACACCAGCGAAGGTTTGACCGGTTGGGTCAACTTCCAGGCCAGCGTTAGCAGCCAGTGCAGGGGTGAAGTCCAGCATACCGGACATCGCCAGAGCCGAAGCCACGTTAGGCGAGCACAGGAGGCGGTTAGCCTTGCCGCGACGGGTGTCCAGTGCCACTGCGTTCGCTTCTTTCTCGATGCGGAACATCAGGGACTTCAGACGCTCCAGCAGCCAGCGGCCATCGGAGTCAGCAGCCAGGTTGAACACGCCTGGAACAGAGGTGCCAGCGGCACAGCCCAGTTTACCAGCCAGGTTCATCGTGCGGATGAACTCACGGTTCATTTCGGACTGGATCTCAGTCACCAGCATGTCGGACAGGATAGCATCCACGTCTTCACCGTGAACTGCTTGCATGTCCTGACGCAGCTCGTGGCTGTAGTCAGCATACAGGCCACGACCAACAGCGGTCACGCTCTGCTTCTCGATGGACACACCCATCTTGCCCCATGCAGTACCACCTTGTGAGCCCAGGGTTTCCAGAGCAGAAGTGGCCATACCCTTGCCGAAGGCTGGGTTGGCAGCAGGAGTGTCTTTACCAGTTGCGGAGGTTGGAGCAGCAGCATTCCACAGGAACTGTGGGAAACCAGCAGGATCGCCAGCGTCAGCAGTGCCGTTACCGGAGAAGCCAGACTGAATGCTCTGGTAGAAGGCTTCAGCGTTGGTGTTCGCTGGGCCGTTGTATCGGGCGCGCATTGCGAAGATCAGACCATCAGGGGTGCTCAGCGGCTGGGTGCCGAAGAAGTCCATGGCGATCAGGTTCGGCACGGTACGCTTCACCATCTTGATCAGCACTGGGGACCAGGTAGCAACAGCAGCGCCGGTAGCGTTACCAGGAGCAGCGGCCTCGATCAGGGCTTGGTTGGATTTGATCCAGTTTTCCTGATTTTCCATCAGGCGGGTGACGATGTCGCCTTTCGACAGGGCTTTGGTCTTGTCGTCGGTGGCTTTGGCCTCCAGTACAGGAGCCCACTTTTTACGCATTTGTTCGGTGACCAGTTGAGTCATCTTAACTTCCTCTCAAAATAGGATGAATTTGTTGAATCTTGCAGGGAGGTTGACTTTTGTCTTCTCTCCCTGCTAACGATTTACTTAGTGGGTTGAAATTGATTAACCGCGCAGGGACTTCATGGTCAGAGCCACGATGTCCAGGGTGGATTCAGTCACAGATTTTGGTTCTTGCGACTTGTCGCCTTTGCCATCATCGTTCACAACGGTGTCAACGCCAGCATCTTCCTTCAGCTTGCGTTTTGCTTCTTCCAGCTTGGCCTTGTCTTCGTCCGTCATGTCTTCCGACTCAACGCAGAAGTAGGAGCCCACAGAGGCGTTTTCGCTGTTGGCGCCAGCATCCAGAGCAGGAACAGTCGGGCTGTTCTTGTCACCGTCATTTTCCAGCAGCTTGCCGTCAGCGTTCAGGGTGCCGATAGCAGCCTTGTCTTGTTCGCCAGGACCAGCATCGGAAGAACCAGCAACGCCAGGCTTGTCGCCATCCTTGTTCTCATCAGCCAGGTCTTCCTTCAGCTTGATCTTCGCGCCGAATGCTTCAGCCAGGGTCAGAACAGAGCGTGCGAATTGCTTGGCATCTTTGAAGGTGACGTTCTCAGCCAGCTTCGTCACGCGGTCAGCAGACACACGGGTCATCTTGGCAGTCGCTTCGCGGAGGATGTCACGCTTGGTGAACTCCACGACTTGACGCTTGGACTCTTCCAGCTCAGCCTTCAGGTCTTCGATGGACTCTTTCAGGCCGTCGATTTCATCTTGAGCTTCCTTCAGTGCGCCGTCTTTGTCGGCTTCAGGAGCTTCGATGCCTTCAGCTTCCAGGGCTTCCTTGATGCTACGCAGCACCTTCTCAGCCATCGAGACTTTCACGGAGCCAGCCAGAGCAGAGGCGTTCTTTTCGGTCCATTCTTTGATGGCTGTGTCCAGGAACTTGTCGAGGTCTTCTTCAGATTCCTTGATCCAGTCTTCCTTGGCCTTATCCAGGTTAGCTTCAGCAGCTTCTTGGATACGCTTCACTTCCTTGGCAACGCGGTCTTCAACAGCCTCATTCACGGAGGCACTGAACAGCACTGAAGCCTTAGCACCGAACTCAGCTGGGATGCCAGCCTGTTCCATCAGTTGTTTGATTTTATCCATTTGGATGGGATTCCTTATTTGTTGAATTGGTAACAAAACTACTTAGGCATCAATTTGCCAAGATCAAGCCACCCTCAGACTTGCGGAAGGTCTTGAACATTTCGTCCAGTGCTTCGATCAGGCGGTCAGGCTTCGAGCCTGGTTGTGTCTTGGCCATCTCATGAATCCAGACACCATTCTTTTGAACCCATGACACAGACTCATTCACAGAGTTCACGTAGCAGGTCTGGCCAGATGGGAGGTCAACAGCATCAATGGCGTTCAGGAGGAAACTGATGACATCAGATGTTCCGTCACGATTCTCATTGACATCACCAAGACCACGGCTGGACACGCCAAGTTTGAATTCAGCATCCAGGAGGGCTTTGATGATCTCGCCGTCCGGGGTGTTCAACACCAGCGCTTTACCAATCACCTCATCGCCTTTCCAATCCAGGGATTGGGTCATGATCGCCGCTTTGCGAGGATCAGGGAATGGGTAATCAGGGTGGTTGAGTTCACCAAGGGCACGACGTTCACTGATGTACTCTTGAATGTATTGGTCAACAGCAGACTCCATAACCGGGCGGCTGTAGCGGCGGCGGTTGCGGTTGTAGCGTTCGGCCAGTAGGAACGGGCCTTCCAGATACAGCTTCTTGCCTGTAGCAGTCTGCTCCGTCAACACCTCCAGCATCGGGGCTGAGGTCTCGCGTAGCATCTTCATTGTGACATACCTCTCTCAGGTCAACGGCTAGGCCGTTACTCAGCGTTCGCGCCGGTCAGGGCGGTCTTGCCGTATTTCTGCTTGGCAATCGCCAGGACTTCATCGCGCTTCTGGTTCAACAGAGCTTCAATGTTCACCTTGGCAGTCGCTTCGTTGCCTTCCAGGATCGTTTCGATCAGTTCATCTTTGTCCATTACTGGTCTCCAGTTTGATTGTACAACGTACTTAGTTGATAAAAATTGAGTGGTTCTCTGAGCCAGCAGAACCACCCTAGATTCACTTCTTGGTGCCGCCTGAGGGTTTCTCAGGTTGAATGGCTCCGGTGCCTGAGGAAGGGCTTTCTGGTGACTTCCCGGCTGACTTCGCAGCAGGCTTAGCAGGCTTCGCTGCGCCACCTCCCTTAGCAAACGGGTTGTCTCCACCACCATCATCGTCAGCAGGCTCAAGCCCGTTGAAGGCTGACAAGCGTGGATCGACTGAGTTCATGGCTTCTTGCTCTGTCACCTTGTTGTCGAGGTCGGCTTGATTTTCAGTTTCCATGAGTTCATCCTGGTGGGTGATCTCTTCATCAGACTGCTTCAGGATTTCACGGCGCACCCAATCGCGGGAGAAATACTTGCCAACAAAGGCATCGGCTTGAGCAAGCGCACCAAGGCGGTTGATCATTTCCTGGCTTTCCTGCTGGTTCTTGACGTATGAGTCAGAAGCGTAGTCAAACCGGATTTTTGAAGCCATTTCGTCCCACTCATTGGCCTTGCAAATGCCCTTCAGATCCAATTGAATCCGCAAGAGGTCTTTGAACAGGCCGGAATAGCGACGGCGCAGGCGTTGGACAAACTTGTTGAACTTCCATTCGTCACGAGTGATCTCAGCGCCGCTACCACCCAGGATCAGACTAGCGCCACCATCATCCTCCAGACGGTTCATCGGCACGTTCAGTGCACGGAACAGCAATTTCTGGAAGTACATGATGTCATCAATCTCTCCGAGGTGTTGCCCACCTTCCAGCTGGACAATCTCAGTACCACGCCCACCTTCGCGGCGAGGCAACCAGAAGTCCTCAAGCATTGTCTGCTGGTAGGAGTTCCCGGAGACCTTACCAGACACAGGGTCATAGTTGACCTTGGTGCGGTGACGGTTCATGTACTCGGTGACGTACTCAGCAGCTGCTTTCTTCGGCAGAGAACCAACGTCAATGTAGAACGCACGGCGCTCCGGGGCGCGGGTGATACGATAGATCACCAATGCGTCACGCATCATGCGCAGGTTGTTGAGGGGCTTGCGAGCCTTCTCCAGGTTACTGAAGACCAGGTTGCCTTCTGGAGACATCAAGCCTGAGTGCACAAAGGACACAGCGTCAGTCGGAATCTTCAGGACTTGTTGGGCTCCGATGCGACCAGTCAAGGAGTGAGGGGCGATACCGCCTGGGATACCCAGGGCAGCGTTACCAGTCATGTCCACTACCCAAGCAGGGTTGTACAGATAGTATTCATCGACCTTGTCAACCACTTCGATTCGGGACTCAGGGTCAGTCCTGCGAGTCACTTCCTTGATCTTCTTCATGGCTCGTGGATCGAGCTGGATCAGAGCTTGGATGCCGTCTTTCTTGTTGACATCGTCAACCACCACTTGGTAGTATTGTCGACCGTCCACATACCATGACTTGGCCTTCTCATAGGCAGTCTCCTCCATTTCCAGGAGGTCGAGGATGATTTGGAATTCCTCAATGATGGCGTTCTTTGTGGACTCAGACAACCCATCTACGTCATCCAGGTTCAGGGAGATACATGGTTCATCCTCGTCAGTGGTGATCATGGCGTTGATGATGTCATCGATTGCCATGTCAACATCCAAGTCAACCGCCATCGCCCGGTACTCATTGATGAGGGCTGCTGAGGATTGGAAGGATGCTTCGATAGCCAGTGTCGGGCTGTGATACAGGCTATCATCAATGATCTGTGCGCCGCTGTCAGGTTCCAATACCTGAAGGGCTTGTTTTTGGATTCGCAACTCTTGGGCATCTTCTGATTGGGGCTTGACCCAGCCTGGATTGAAGAGTTGGGCGAATCGGCCACCGAACATGCCGGTGTTGCTACCGAAAGTGAATGCCATCAGGCGCTCCTTGTTGAATGTATATGGTACTTATACATACTCAAAGAAAAAGCCCCTGGGTGATCCAGGGGCTTTCAGTATTGCCAACTGACGTTTAGCGGGAAACGTCGTTGCTGTAGTTGACGTAGCGGAACGTGACGGTGAAGTCAGTGTAGCTGTCCAGAGCACCGGAGTCCAGTTCCACACCGCTGACCACGGTAGGCCATGCGTCGCGCAGAATGTAGGTCATGGTGGTGGCATCGCCCATGTCCTTCAGCTGGAGTTGAACGTCACGCATGAAGTCGTCCAGAGCCGTCAGACCGGAGTTGCTGTCCGAGCCGTTGATGGCTTCAGACCAACGCTGGAATGCGAAGTAGACGTTGTTGTCGTTCACACCGATGAAGTTGATGCTGAACTCACCATAGGTGCGGTCGCCTGGCAGAGGCAGTGTACGACCACCCCAGTTCACGTCCATCACACCCAGAGTGGATTCTGGCAGTGCGGTAGTGCGGGCCAGAAGGGAGGCTTGACGCACGGTGTCATTGGAGCCAGCATAGGCTGGGAAGTTGATTTGGACTTCCCACTTGTGCTGTCTTTGGACACCGGAGCGGATCGCGCCACGGAATGCAGAGATTGAACTCATATCAGTTATTCCTTAAAATTTTACAATTGTCCATATGGAAACGCTTCAGGGTATGAGGAGCGCACAAAGTCCCACAGTGAGTACAAGCTGTCTTTGGTTTGTTCAAAGCGGCCTGTCTGATTTTCTCCTTGACGTCTTCAGAGTGTGTCGCGCCGGTACGGGCTTCACTCATCTTTGTCTTGGTCTCGTCAGAAAGAGTTTTACCAAGCATCGCCCTCTTGTTTGACCGTCTCATGGCCTCACGTTGGGGTTCAGTCTTGGGTACGCCCTTCCAGATGGCAGACATCTTAGCTTTCAACTCATCGCTGCGCTTGCTTCCTGTGAACTTGATGCTCATGGACTCCGCGTGTTTGACCTTAGCCTGCTCATAATCCTTCCCGCGACGATTGCTCATGCGGTGGGTCATCAGAACAAAGGCAGAGGCCATTTCTTTGGAGTCCAGAGCCTTCCATAGCAACCAATGTGCAAGGAAGTGCTGTCTGGCAGTCAAGTCGATCAGGTTGTCGGCTTCGTTTGTTCCTCCCAGACTTACAGGAAGAATGTGGTGTTTCTCCACATACCCCTGTAAATTAGGATTTGCCCTTACCAGTTCGATCAACCTGCAGTATCGTTCCCAATAGAGCTGTGATCGAACTGTCAGCATCAGCTCAGTTGGGAAACCACTTCATCGAAGCTGACCGATGGGCCCACTGCGACAAAATTGAGGTTGATGAAATTGATCGAGTAAAGAGGTTTCAGCAGGATCGTACCCACAAACTGGTTCGTGGACTTGATGTAGCCGGTGTTGTTGGTGTCGTCAGCGATGACCTTTGCATCCTCGAACGCACGGCGCGAGACCATGTTACGCAGGAATGGACGGACAGCGTTCAAGAACTGCGACTGGGTGAAGGCATCGTTCACTTCAAACAGGAACTGCTTGGCGAAGTTGGCGATGGACTTCTCAGCCACAATGAATGCCATACGGACATTGATGCGGTCGAATGAGCTTGGGCGGGTCGTTGCGGTCTTGTCACCGAACAGAACGATGCCTTCATTCGGGAAGGTCACGATGGAGTTCACACCGATCTTGTACAGCTCGTCACGTTGTGCTTTGTTCGCAGACCAGGCCATCTTCAGGTAGCGCTTGTACTTGCCACGTTGGTGACCGGCTGGGCTTACCCATGGGTCAACTTCATAAGCAGTACGGGCCATCAGACCAGCAGTACCAGCAACAGCAGGAATCCAGCGATTCACATCGTTGTACTTGTCGTACACCAGACCCCAGTTGTCCACGCACACGCCATACGAGGTATCGCGGTTCAGGACGTTGTTGCGCCAGGTCTTGACGTTCGCCAGTTCATTGCCAGGTGTGTTAACCACATCCGACAGAGCCGGGGCGAAGAAGGCGATACAGTCACGGCGGGTCTCAACGACATCACCAATGGCTTTCTGTTCAGTCGGGCCACCAGCGGTGAACACGTAGTTCAGATCCATTTGTTCGGCGTTGTCGTAGCGAGACAGAGCAGCAACACGAGTGGTGTTGTAGTCGTCCACACCGCCAACCAGCTTCACAGAGCGTGCGCTCAGAGCAACCTTGCGGTCACCAACGAACACATACTTGGAACGGCTCTTGATCGCATCAGCGTAGTAGCGGGAGCTGCCGTCAGGATAGCGTGAGGTCTTGTCAGTGGTGACAATCTCATACTGTTCCAGGATCGTGCCCAGGCGTCCAACCACTGAAGCTGACACACCGAAGGAGATACCAACTTGGTCAGCAGGATTCGCAGCGAAGTCGAAACGTCCCACAACCTTGCGACGGTAGGTCACCGAAGCGCCATCAGCAGTCACGCTTTCATACAGGTTCGAGAAGGCTGCGTCACCTTGCAGAACGGTCGCAATGCGAACAGCGGTCTGGGCTGGGGATTCGCCGTTCAGGACGGCCACAGTGTTACCGAACACGCTGATGTTAGCAGAGTTGCTACCAGGAGTCGTGATGGTGTAGGCAGCAGTCACACCAGCGGAGGTCTCGTTGGCGGTTGGCTTCCCGGAAGGGCCATAAGCCGTGTAGGAGAAGTTGATCACGCCAGCGGCGCCAGGAGTCACGGCGGTGTACTGGTTCGGGCGAGCCAGCATTGCGTCGATGATCGCTTGACGGGTCGTTGCGATGGAATCGCCATCAACCACAGGGATTGTGATATCCATGATGGTCAGATTGCCGGTGTTGGAACCTGGCAGGGCGATAGTACCCACAACGGTCAGGCCATTGGCATTGCTCGAAGCCGGGGCGGCGAACAGACCTTTGGCGGTGCGAGTTGCGCTGACAGTCGTGCCAGTAGCAGTCGCAGCAGAGTAGGTTGCGGTGGCAGCAGCCAGAGCCGTAGCGGTCTTGGTTGCAGCAGTCAGGGCGGTGTCGCCAGACAGCAGATTCACAGTCACGCCAGACAGGGTCAGGGTGGTGTCAGCAGTCAGGGTGCCTTGGAAGCTGATGTTGTCGATTTGGTTGGTACCAACGGAGACAGCACCGGACAGGGTCGCGGTACGGGCTTCACGGACGCCACCAACTACTTTCGCGCCATACAGGCTCAGGCGTTCTTGTTGCTTTGCTTCACCCACGCCAGAGCTGAAGTTGCCACTCGTGTCTACCACGGCGATAGCATACTCACCAGCTTTCGGTGCGTAGTTGAAGGCGTTCTTGAACTCCCAGGTCTGGAACTTAGCGGTGTCAGCGATATCGACCATCAGACCGTTACCCAGAGCGCCCGGATATTTCGCCAGGAACTGGATGCCGTTGAATGTGCCGATGTCTTGGCCCACCTGAATGTCGTCATCGTTTTTCGCCAGGAGGGCAGTGAAACCGCTCTCAGTGGCGTTTTTAGCCGTTGGGCCAACCACGCGTGTGTACCATGCCTTCGGAGAGTAAGCGAAGAAGTCAGTCATCGTCAGCAAGTCCAGATACGTGTTGTCATCTGGCTTCTGGAAGATGGAGATCAGTTCATCTTCGCCGGTCGTGATCAGCGTTGGCTTGTCGGCTGGGCCCCACTGGGCGAAACCGGCGGATGCGCCGATATAATCAGCCAGAGTCACCACGCTCAGAGTCAGGTCTGTCTCTTGGATGGTGATGCTCGGAGAAATGTTGAACATTGTGTCACTCCTATGAATTAAAGTCGTACAGTCTATTTAGCAGCCAGCTTGATCAAGAACGCATCCAGTCATCAAAGCTCAACCCGGAGGCTGAGCCATCAGTACAGATGAATCCATTGACGATCATCACTGGCTTGTCGGCCTCATGATTCGCTGGAGGGAAGAATGGCAGCAGCTCATCTTTCAGCCGCTGAATGTTGTTATCGTGCAAACTGTCTTGGATGTTGGTCGATGTGTAGTCCACGAACCAGTCTTGCTTCATCAACCAAGAGAAGAGAACCAGTGTCATCACAGTATCATCATGACAACCCTCATCGGCCTCGTAACTGTTGCCCTTGGCGATGAATGTTCCCAGCTCTTCCAGCATAGTCTGGTCTTCGATCAGCAACTTGCCGTTCTCAAGCATGGTCTTCAGATTGGCACAACCAATCATCTTCACCTTGCTTGTTGTTTTCACACCAGGCTTCGGTCTAGCGCCACCAACCTTCACACTCATGCCCTTGTCGTCGTTGGAGGTCAAGATGACCTCCGGGTACTCAAGTTCATAATACATGATGTAGGACACTTGACCGCCAACGTCATTGTTGGATTCGATCAGGAGAGGACAGTTGTTGTAGTTCTCACAGATCGACATGAGCTGGTATGGGAACAGCAGTGGACCAATCTCGTTATTCCTGTACTTAGCCACGACTTTGTACGGGATCACACTGACATCAAAGACTGTACATACAGCATAGTCTTGACCAACACCCTCAGAGCAGTCAGCCACAGCAACATAGCGGCGATTCTCTTGAGGGTATTCATACACTTGGAAGAATGGGTCAAAGTTGAGTGGGTTTGCCCACTGCATCTTCTCCAGTACCAGAGCTGGGATCAGGGAGCCTGAGGAACCCAGGAACTTGACGTTGTGCTCTTGCTCGAATTGGCTTGGACTGGTCTTGGAAATGGTATCAGCCTTCCACTTCTCATCGCGATCAGGGTGGTGGTGCCATGGAATCTCGATGTGATGGAAGCCATTGAACATCGGATGGTCTTGATCCAAATGCGACTCTTTCCAGACCTTGTGGAACACTCCACGAGCGCCCTTGGGAGTTGACACCAGAGCAATCTTGGTGGTTTTACCGGACGACAGTACAGGGAACGTGGATGTCCAGAATTCTTCATCACGCGCCGTAAATGCTGCCTCATCCCACATAACAAAGTTGATGGACTTACCACGGACAGTGTCGGGGTTGGAGGAACCGGAGAAGACTTTGGACTTGTTCTCAAGCTCAATCTCACCCAGGTTGAAGGTGTCAGCGCCCTGTTGGAGGAAGTAAGGCAGCTCCTCGTACATCATACGCCAACGATCCATGATCTCCATGGCTTGGTCAGCCTTGTTGGCCAGAACTGCGCATTGCTTCGGCTTGTCGCTGAAGATGGTATACCAGAGGATGAAGGCGGCGACAGTCGTGGTCTTACCCATCTGACGGGCCGTCGCAATGATGTTGAAGCGGTTGTTCGCCAGAGCCAACACCATCTTCTTCTGGAACTTGTACATCTTGAACGGGATCAAACCATGGTCCAGAGACATGATGCGGCAGTAGGTCTCAATGAAGTAGATTGGATCCAGCTTACACTTCATGTACTCCAGCTGTTGTTCTGGCGTCAGGGTCTCGAACCGGACTGTAGACCCAGCACGCTTCACTGCCTTGTTGTCAACCAGAACCTGGTCAAGGCGCATCTGGACGTCAGCAACTGGCCACTTGAAGTCACCACCGTCCTTGATTGGGGCAAATTCAGCTTGCTTCGCCATCTTTGACCTCCTTCACTTCCACGTCCTCAACATCGCTGACGTGACCAACGCCCAATGGGCTGATCTCGCCTCTGGCGATGGAGTCGCGGAGCAAGTTCATGATGTCCACTGACGATCCGCCCTTGGCGCCGCCTGTATTGACATCACCGTTGATTTGGATGTTGGTTTGGGCAACAGGCGGTGGATCCAGCTCTGTACGTCCCTTCGTGACTTCCTTGAACACCTTCTGGAGGGCCAACAAGTCTTGGGTGAGTCCACGGGCAGTGGTTGCCAGTGAGTTGAACGACTCAAATGCGCGTGGGTGTTCAGTTTCATTCGCCACGGCCAGAGCACGAGCCAGAGCCTGGGTCGTCATTTCCAAGAGCGTGTAGTTCATGGAGCGCGCATAGGCATAGTCCACCTTCGCGTCTGACAACTGCAGGTCTGGTACAGAGGTCTCCTTGACCTGAAGCTCAAACTTCACTTCAGGCCGTGGCTCATCCTTGAACTCATCGAACTCCCCGGAGGAGTCCATGCGGTCCACAATGTCCTCTCCAGATGGAGTTATTCCAAGCAGAGCCGCCAGGCCGTCGCTCATTTGAGTTCCACTCATGATTAGATTCCTTTGGTTACCTCAGCCATCTTATCTCCGATATTGTTTGGTGTGGCTGAGTGGATGTAGTCTTTGACCTCAGTGGATGAGGCTGCGCTGTTGAACTGGAATGCGTCGGAACCCAACACCATTTCCAGGGTCACAGGCTTTTCAACGCTGTTGTGATACAGATAGCCCTTCACTGTGAAGTCAATGAAGACTTCCAGGCGGCGGTTCTCTTCCTGTGAACGTTCATAGTTATCGTCAATCTCATAGCCATCACTGGTCATCTTCACAGTGATGTCGCGCTCAATCCCGATTGGGTTGTTGTCGAGAAGCCGGATTGTGACTTGGGGGTTGAACACGTCCACTACCTGCTCGATGATCATGAGCATTTCCTCAATGGTCTTAGTGGCGATAGTGAGACGATAGTTGATGTCATGGGGTACGGGCACACGTGTCGTCAATTCGTTCAACGTACCCACCTCAGGCGATCCCCGGCGATAGCCTAGATTCTGGTTGATCAGCCGTCCTGGGTCTTTCTCGATCCCTCGCAACTCAAACGACATCGCCGGGAGGTGAATTCCAGTACGCACCAAACCAAAGTCAGTGTTGGCCTTGTTGCGGAGGTTGCCTGGTCCATACTTGATTGGTACATGGACATACTCTGTCTTCGTGTCTGTCTTCCTCACAATGTAGAGGTCGGAGAACAGATTGCCGAACAGGGCAGAGTATTTCTTGACTTGTCCTTGATAGAATGCTTTCTCTTTACCGAACAGTCCCATGGTTACTCTCCGAATGGATTGTCTGAGTCAAAGGTCGTTGGGAGCGATTGTTCAATCACCTCCTTGAAGACCTCACCTTCATCTTGCTTCAACTCCTCCGAGATACCCAAGAGGGAAGTCAACCCAAGATCATCAACCTGGCGCGCCACTTGTTGGAGGTCTTCAGGTGTGATGTCGTCATTCTCAAAGGTCTCGTGGGACGGATCGAACAAGCCCACTTCAAGACGCCACACGCGGTTCTGTCCGAATTGGAAATACTCTTCGTCATGCTTCACCTTCCTGATCTTCCACAGGGTATTGGAGAATGGCATGTAGATCACGTCATCTTCGAGAGGTTGCTTCAACCCATGGTCTTGCCCCACGATAGAGAAGCGCCGCACGGACACGAGCAAGGTTGCTTCGTCATTGCGTACCATGCCGAACTTGCTGAAGATGTCATCCTCGCCGTTATGGTGGGTCACGCGAGCGAGGTACATTTCAATGTCAAAGCCGCTCTTGAACTTGGACACTGTGGATTCACCGAACATCTCATTGAGGTTCAGTTGTTCCTTCGGGAAGTAGCGCAAGTCAGAGCCTGTCGCTTGAATGTTTTCGTCAATCAAGTCCTGGACCACATCCATCTCATTAGTGAGCCAGTTATCTTGATTGTTCAATAGGCTGATTGTCGTCATTTCAGCATTCCTTATTGAGTTCTATCCTGTACTTAGTGTCCCACTCCCCTTTAGAGCTTTACTTTTCGGAAAATTCAGGTATAATTGTATTAACCTGTCACTTCTCAACTAGGATGGATATGAAAGCACTACACGTAGTTGCCTCAAGCCTTCCCGGTCTTTGGGACAGTGAGCAATATATCAATTTCGACACTGGGGAAGCCTTCATTGTTCGCTCAATGGGTATGAGCCCCAGATCGGTGTACCAGATCGTACCGGCCTGTGACCTCGCTCCGGGTTCAGACAAGTACAATGCCGTGTTGGCTGCTTTAGATGCCTTTAATGGAGTGATACCTGATAATCGTATGTTTGACCAACCTGAAGGGAACAATATGCGCGCAATCGACACTCATCTGATGGGCCTCGTCAACCAGTACATTGAGGCTGAGGGCCGAATGGCGACGATTCGACACATGGTGGCCAATAACGCCGCCAAGTATCTCGCGGAATCGCGGGGGATCAGTCTGGCCACCGGCAATGAGCAATTTCTGTCTCTCGTGAATACGGTCGCATGTGGCACCCGCCCAGTAGTGACCCGGATAGACAAGGTGGCGTTAGCGGCATGATCATGGACAAGGTTGAGGACTATGCGACCGCCGTATTTGTCCAAGACTGTCGAGAGAAGTCACTGAACGGCGTGATCACAAGGCGTCAGCTGAAGGAGGCGTTTTGGGATCACGCGTCAGACTTACGGACGGCGCTAGACCGGGCTCATATCCCGGTTGAGTCGATCAGCGATGCGATTGAAACTTACACATTCCCCTGCCTGATCGAGACCCTGAGAAAGAACGGCATCAGTGTCATGATGTTGTAATAACAAGAATGCCCTGGGAGGAAGTCCCAGGGCATTTTTATTGTCTGGATTTCACAACAACAAATCCAGTTAAGTGGGATTTTACGCCCTGTAGAATCAACCACTTACGGGCCATAAATCCATGGGGCTGTACCAGGGGTCAGCCCACCACCATAAAGTCAACCGTTTGGTCACGCACGAGTTGTTGCCAAGCCTCTTCCTCAGCCTTGCCCTCCTCAATCAAGCGGGAGCCGCTGATGGTGACGCCGCCCGGAAGTACCGCCCCGGAGAAGCGCTCAAGGATCGAACCCCATTGTTGTTTCGCCTTGGCCACGCAGAGGTCGCGCAAAACGTCATCGTCAAACAGCAGGGAGCTGTTTACTGCGGCCGGATCGGTGCGGTCAGGGTCGATCACCTCAAACACTTTCAACACCAGCCTATCGCCAGCCGCCCAGCGGAAGTGAGGATTCACCCGGCGCTGGTGCTTCACGAACTCAAACAGCTTGTAGTCCTCACCCATGATCACACGAGTGTTAGTCACCAGTTGTTGGGTTGCCACATAGTCAACCAGACTCAGGGGCATGAAGCGGTTCTGTGCGAGGATATTGGAGGCGGTCATTTGCCACTGCGTAGTGGCCCAATTAAGCTGGGAAGAGAGGCTGTTCGTGGGGATGATCTGGGTCACGCTGTCGAAGTGTTGCGGGACAGTCAGATACCCGGCATCGACATCGGCTTGGGTGACATCCACATAGTAGTAGGTCTCAAAGGAGCCTTCATAGTGCCAACGCCAGTACTTCTTGATTGAGTAGTTGATGATGTAGTCCATCTGTTCGTCAGTCAAGTTGACCTTGATCAGAGGAGCACCCAGGGCAGTGAAAATCTCCTTCTTGAGATCGGCACGTGTGCTATTGCGATTCATTTTCGTTCCTCCAGGAGCCGGTTCACTAGATCAGTCAGTTGATCCACACGCTCACCCAGAGACTTGATCTGTTGATCCTTGGTCTCTTGTGCCTCGCGGGTCGCCACGTACCTCTCAAAGCCTTCCCGGTCTTTGTTTACAATCACCCCATTCCGGCGCACCAGGTGGGGATGGTCTTTCACTTTCATTTCGTCCATTCATGTCACTCCTGTACAAGAACAATGGAGGAGCCGAAGCCCCTCCATTGTGTTACCTGCTTAGGTCATGCCAACGCTATCGAGCGGAAGTCCTGAACGATTGGGCAATCGACAGGGTCTGGACCAAAGAAGCAAATCATCATCTTGTAGCCAACGAACGGGGTGGTTGAGTTCACACGGTACTCATACTCAACGAAGCCCTTCTGTTGGTTGATGATTGAGGTCTGAGGAAGAACCTCAGTCCATGCTACCTTGCTCAGATCATCGGAGCCGGTTGCCAACAGCTTGTAGTACGCTTTCATGTTGGTAGAACCAGGGAGGTTCACACCGATGTAGGCGCGCATGGAGGTGTTGGCATTATCAAACTTCACAGCCTTCGTCACATAGTTGAATGCTGGGTTGGTTGCGTCGTTTGTGAGACGGCGACCAATCAGCTGGACACCCATACCGTTCAACTTCACCTGAGGGGTCAGGTTTGGATCAGTCGTCTTGAACGTGGCGCGAATCTTAAAGTCACCATCTTGGCGGATGACGCCTTCAGAAGGAAGACCATTGGTTTCGTTTGTGTTCGTGAACAACGTCCAAGCAGAGGTTGCGCGGCTGGCTTGAGACACATATTGATATTCCCAAGCAACTGTGGTACCTGGCAGAGTGTTCTGGATGATATCAGGACGGAACTCAGTCACAGGATAGTTCGCCGTCAAGCTGACCACACCACCAACGTTAGTTGATGCATTGGCATTGGTTGTTACAGCGAAAGTCACCCAGTCAAGACCGGAGGACAAAACTGTTTTCGTGCCGATGAACTCTGTAGATGGGATACCAGCACCGTCCTCAGCAACGTAGATCGGGAACGTGTCACCCGCCTTCAGAGAGTGGGAACGCACATTCAACTTCACAATGTTGCTACCGGAAGTGGTAGTGATCGGATGCAGAGTTGTGATCTGGGCCATAGGGCGGAAGCACTCCCAGACAACTTGAGTCGTCGTGTTGGTGTCGAACACGCACTTGTGAACAGCAAAGGTCAGATCGCTCAGTTGATCGGGAGACCAGGTTGAAGCGTTGGATGAGGTCAGGAACACGCCGATGTTAGGCTGCTCCGCCACATTCAAGTTCTTGCCAATCACACGTTGACCCATGGTAGCGATGAACACGTTGTACTCTTGGGTGTCGGCCAGGAGCACGATGGCGTATTCAGTCTTGCCAGCCAGGTAGATCGGGTCATCAAACACGAACGAGGTCATCACGGAGCCGTCAGCAGACACATTCACTTGGGACGGGTCCAGAATAACTTGACCGCCAGCAGCGACAACGTTGGTTGGGAGACCAGCCGTCACAGAACGCACTTGCAGAGTGATCGGCAGCTTCTTGGCCTTCGTGGAGAATGCAACGTCAATCTTCGGAACCCAGATACCACCAGAGTCAGACACATAGAAGGTTTGAGCAACAGGGTCTCGCGGAGGAGATACCCAGCCCCAGTCTTCCACAACGGTTTGAGTGACAGTGGTCACGGTTGTCTGCTGGCGGGTTTCCAGAGTACCACCGGACTTGAACACAGTCTCGCCAGAGGTGAAGGATTGAGCGTTGGTCGCGCCGTTCACAGGGTCATCAGTGAACCGCAGAGTCGCATCGCCTACAGGGAAGCGCATGTTGACATCGCTTGGGATCGTGAAGACTGCTTCAGCTGCACCAGTATCATCAACCACAATGTTCGCACCCAGGGTTCCCAACGCCGGTTTCGTCTGCTGGATGTAAGCGTCAACACTGATACCGTTGAAGAATGCAAACAACTTGGTGAATGGGCGGAAGCCTTTGAGGCGGGCTGTGATTTGGATACTACGCATCCATGGGATCACTGCGGTTGCGATCAAGTCATCGAAGTACTGATTGGTGACAGTCGTTTCCACATGGCTACCAGTCACGCCCCAACGTACAGAGTTGCCCTGTGTAGGTGCGGATGGAGACCAGATCGGGATACCAGCAGGAGGCAGCGGGAAGCCAGCCAGTGTGGTGCCGGGAGTGAAGCCAGGTACGTCTGCCAAGGTGTATGGTGTGATGGCCCAGGTCGGAACCGGGAGACCGCCAACACTTGAACCAGGGATGGTGGTGTTAGGAATCGTCACCACTGTACCAGATTGCGTTTGCCAAGTCAACAGAGCGCCAGGGGTTTGAATCGAGGAGTCGCTGCCCCAGATTTTCTGCATAGTCTCAGGAGTCGCCTTGAGGTACAGATACTGATCGTTGTAGTCCTGGATCGCAGAAGCGCTTGGACCAGACGAATTGCCAGAGGAAGTCACACGGCCATTAGCTGAGCGGGTGATCGGTGGCAAGTACACAGTGTCTTTCCAGAAGTCAGACGCCGGGAACAGTTCCACAGAGCCAGACCAGGTATACACAGCATATGGGTTGACGTTGATAGTTTGCGTGGCCAGAGGCTGTTTGATCGCAACGGAGGTCGTGAAGTCCATCACAGCAGAACGGCCGATTTTGTGATTGGTACCGGACTTGTAGATCATGTCGGCAGGGCTTTCCTTGTAGGAACCCAGCAACAGACCGTTCTTCAAGTCATAGGACGCAGCCCACAGAGGATCAGTCACATCGCCCAGAGTCGTGCTCAGGAAGTTGTCGGCGCTGAAGCCGTTCTTGAAACGGTTCAGACCGTTCTGATCCAACACCTGGGTACGCTCCACCTTGTTCTCCAAGAGGTTCAGAGAGGTGTAGTATTCCAGGTTGCCGATGCGACCTTCCAGCTTGCCAATGTCGCGCATCGTGTAGCGCTTGTTGTCGAAGGAGAACAGACGCACCTTAGACACGTCCACAGTGTAGGCCGGAATGTACACTTGGTACAAAGCCATACAATCGTTCGGAACAGGAGGTGGGCTTGGGTTGTCGCCAGGGATACCACGCATAGCACTGAAGCTGCCATCAGGAGCCGCAAACACCAAGTCCATGCGGTTGGTGTAGTACGTGACGTCATAGTTGACGCTGTCGTTCGGGTCAATGAGGTCACCCAGCCAAGAAGCGGAGGTGAAGTCACCAATCACAGAGCCAGTAGCTGTCGAGGCATCGCGCAGAGGGCGGAAGTCCAGACAGTCGGCCAAGCTCACGACGGTCTTGTCAAATGTGTCAGACGTCAGCGGGATGTCTTCACGCAGCATACCACCATACGAGTCCACAGTGAAGTAGTCGCCGCTGGAGTGGTTGAAATACTCATAGGTCACACGGTAGTTGCCAGTCACCTTCGTGCTGTCGAGCTTGTACAGGCTCCCGTTCTCATACCAGTTCGGCTTGCTGCCTGAGTTGATACCGAATTGATTGGACACGTCAACTTCAGTCAGATCAGGGTTCACCAAGATCACGCTGTCGAGCTTGTACACATCACAACGGTCGAGGATTGCTGAGCTCTGGTTTGCGAAGGCGATGGTTTGGGTACGGCTGGTGAGGGTCTTCGTCTTGTGACCCGTAACGGCCTTATAGACTGGCGCGATGACGCGAACGACCTGACCGCTGTACGACGCACCAACATTCACTGTCAGTGTCTTATTCCCACCCGTACCGCCGAGGGCGAGCTTGTCTGTACCGAACGCAGTGCCTGGAGTCCCGGAACCGGTCAGAGCAGCAGCATAATCGAAGCCGTTCAGAGCCACGAAATACTCATTCGCTGGGAGAGACACAGAGCCAACACCAGAGCCGTTCAGGGTGATGTCGTAGGAACGCACGACGCTGTATGAGGTGTTGATGCCTGATTGGGTCGAGAGAGACTTCACAGCATCATACGGCAGCTTGAAGAGCATGGAGTCCACAGTGCTGTCGTACACACGCTTGCCATACACAGGAGCGGAGAAGTTGTTGGATGAGTCTTGATACTTCACAGAAGCCAAGTCAGCCAGGCTCTTGCCAGTGTTGAACCGCACGTCCATCACATACAGGCGGATGGTGTTACCGGCGATGATGGCGTCATAGCCATTGTACTTCACGGAACGCACCAGGCAAGTACCGATCACAGCGTTGGAGCCGTCCAACAGGTTCACACGCTTCTTCAGGTCGAGTGGTGGCAGAGATACAGCCGTCGCAGTCGTACACAGGAAGTAGGAGCCGAAGGAGGTTGGCAACACTGCGTTGCGCAGGGTGTTGGTATCGATGGCCTTGTCTGCTACAATGTCGTAGTAGTTCTGGATTTCAGAACGGAAGCCGTTGGTGTAGGCAATACCACGACCCAGACGATACACCAGCTTGGTTGCGTCGCCGCCCAGAGCAGGGGTGTACAGACCGTCTTTGAAGTCTTCATTCCGCATGTGGTCATAGATGTTCAGCGGGATCGGCGCGACAGTGAAGTTGCCGTTGGTCTCATACTGACGCTGCGCGATGTTGTTCATCAGGTAGCTGTAGTCAGTCGAGACAACCTTGTTTTGCAGCTCACCGTTGGCAAACGTCACAATCTCCACGAAGGAGTTGTCGTTGTAGTCGCCAATGTAGGACGCCAGGGTCAGTTCGATCTTCAGGCGAGCAGCGCCCGGAGCCTTGTAGTTGGGAGCGCCCAGGGCGTTCGACAACAGGGAGGCGTCTTGGGTCTCGCTGATGATGGACTCATTGATCTTGAAGCCCACATGCACGTTCTGATCGTTGCGGAATGGTGTGGCGACGATGTCTTGGGACTCGCAACGCACCATATGGCCACGCACGAAGTACACACCAGGCAGAACAGCAACATACGTGCCCTTCTGGACAGAGTTCACCACCATGTTGATGACGATGGTATCGCCGCTGTCGTCGCGGATCACCAAGTTGCAGGTCTCTCCAGCTTGGAATGTGCGAGTCACGCCGTCAGTTGCGGTCTTGCGGTAGTCGAGTGCGAAGGCAGTTGGGTCGCCATTAGCAGCAGGAACAAACTTGACCATGTGGGCTTCCACACCAGAGGAGGTGGACACAATGTACAGCTTGTCTTTGTTGAGGGTCAGGACGTTTGGATCAATGTTGCCACCCAGGGATACTGCGATGGTGTCCTTGGCAGGGATGGCGTTGATGCCACCAGGAACGACAACAGAGCCTTCTTGGAAGAAGTGACGACCGAAGCGGTTGATTTGCTCTTGGAGGATGGTTTGAGCCTGAGTCAGTTCACGGGCCTGAACGGACTTGGTTGGGCGGAACAGCACACGATGGAATCCTTTGGACTCATCGTAATCATCATAGAACGGGGCGACATTGAGGTCGGTTTTTTGAAGTGACATGAATTCCCCTATCGGAACATGGTTGAATTTATAGTGTATTTAGTGGAAGACAAAAGAAAAGCCCCTGGACGAATCCAGGGGCTCAGGTATTATACCTTATACACAACCATCCAGCAGATAGACTGAGTTGTTAGCGATACCGCCAGCCCAACATCTGGTTTGATCAGAAACAACCAAAGCAGAACCGTTGGCTGTCAGAGCAGCTTCGGCGCTGTATGCAGGTACTGTCAAGGTAACGTTGACGTTGAATCTATTCGAGACAGTCAACGGATAGGTTCTATTACCAGATGAAGTCTTGAGTGTACCGAATCCAAAAGTGTCTGTGACAATGAACCCTTCGGAAGATCGCGGAAAATCAGACCCAGCTCCAATGGTGCTCGGAGGCACAAAGTAGTCAGCACCCAGAGTGATGGTGCCGCTCCCGATGGTGGCTAGTTTAATGGCCGAGCCGTCATAGGGACTGAGATACAACTTACCATCAGTCGTCCACCATTGGCGCGTTGCGTTGCCACCCCAAGTCATTCCTGTGTATTCAGTGAGATTCGATCCATTGGCACTAGTGAGCACGCCAGTACCGCTGACAGAGAACACAAGCGGTCCATAAACAACACGAGGAATAACCAAAGTGCCGTTTGTAAATATTGGATTCCCGCCGCCACCGCCGATGCCGATGATGTGTCTGATTTTATAAGCATCAGTCCTCGTCACGATGTAGTCGCGTGATGGGTTTTGATTCGCACCATTGATACCAGTAACAGCCCAAGTTTGTGCAGTGCCTGGGTTGATAGTGGACCCAGTCAAACTGAAAGGACGTGAGCGGAATGTATAGGCACCGACATTGTCCTGTGCCACTTGGACGTAGTTGCTTGCATCAATCTTGAACAACGAAATTGTTGCGAATGATCCTGAGGAATCGCCCGTAATAAACGGACTTACTGTGTTTCCTAGAGTGACCGTGGTGCCGGAAATGCTAAATGTGGTCACGAATGATATATAGGAGCCTTTGTGGCCGCTGAGCAGAAGCAGCGTGGGCGAAACAACAATCAAATCGCAAATGTCGCTGCTGTTCCCAACGTTCCAGTTCAAAGCTGTGTTGAAAGTGGTTGTCGTGCCGCTGGTTGTGATGACCCCGACATCAACATTGGTCGTTGCTGCTTGAAGGACATAGGCGAACGTTGTAGAAGTCAATTGGACGAATTCAACATAATGCGCATAGCTGTATGAAGGCGCCACAGGAACCTTCGATTGTTGCGTGGTCGCTCCAGCACTAACAACGTTCGATCCGTTGACTGACAAAACAACTGCTCCCCAGCCTGCCGGAGTGCCTTGATAGAAGTACTGGTTGCTGGTGTTCACAGTCATCATCACGTTTGATGAGTCGATTGGGAACAACCTAACCACACAACCCATCAAGTGGACGCCATTACCGGAACCCCAGTTGGTGTGCAAACTCAAAGCGCTGTACGTAAACGGGGCGCTGAGCACCCTTGTGGTTGGATTGTAGGCGTACACATAGAAGTTCAGGGCGTCAGCCGTCACAATCAAAGTACAATTCGCGTTGACTACAACTGACGCCTTGTAGGACTTGCCGGACAACTGAGTTGCACGACCATAAGTGATGCGTTGAGTATCCGGGGCGGTAGATGGAGTGGCGACAAGTGGTTGCCAAATACCCTGCGGGACGGTGTTGTCAATCAGCTGTTGCGGAACAGAATTGGGGACGGTCATTTGTACACCAGACGTTGCACTAGGCGGGAACGCAGTGCTGAACCGAACAGGCGCGAACCCTTCAATGTTCAGATACGCACCGATGGTGGCGGGTGTGGTGTTCAAAGACGCCAGAGTCACTGGGTTGATAACGACAGCACGATTGATACTTGAACCGGCCATCTCAATCGAACCGTTATTCAACAGTTCAAATCCACCTGCGTTGCTATATTGACCCAGAAATTGGGCAAGATTACTCATTAGAAAACCCTCCAATCGGAACCATTCCACATCATACCAAAGCTGGCTCGCGGTTGAGTCACTTCCATGTCTTCAGCAATGCCCATAATGGTACCAGTTCCGCCATTGCGCTTCACTGTGAAGCGATTGACTGTAGATACAGTAGCCAACTTATCGCGGAAGCGGTACACAACACCAGACTTCGGAACTGCCGGCAGAGTCGCATAAGCGTTGCCCGCAGAACAGTCCATATCCACTACCGTAGCAGCTGTCGTCAACGCGACAGGGGAAGCATTGGTTGCGGTCACAAACGTGCTAAAAAGTGTGATCGCGTCGATCTGTGCCTTGGTGTAGGTATCAGAAATGTGATAGGTTGAAAAATTGACCAGTTGGAACCTCTGACCAGCCGTCGCCGCTACAGTCAGCGTGATGACGCCTGTGTTGTAGTCGAGAGAGTAGTCAGTTCTGGGGTCCAACAGGGCGCCATTCTTGAAGAGTACCGATTCAGGCACTCCCTTGTTCGGGATCGTAGTTTCACCGCCAACCGCCACGAATTGTGACGTTTGGAAAGTGCGAAACGCTGGATCCCATCCAGCGTATGTCATCAGTATCTCCCTGTAAGTGATTTTGATCCCAGTGAGTCTTCGATGTTCTCAGCACAGTGATTTTTGTCAATCACGTTCAAGAGGGTACACAAGACCTTACATAGGACACATTTTCGTTTGTCTCTCAGATACTTACCCATGCGACTGGACAGGGTCTCTCTTGGGTCACCGCCCAAGAGAGTATTGAGACCCTGGTCCAACCACAGGAAGATGTTCCAAAAGTAGCGTTCCACTTTCGCTACCGACATGGTTACACCTGATCAGGGAGGATGATGGCATCCAGCTCAGCTTGGTTCTGTGCAATAGCAGCCAGAGCCTCGAATTGACGGGACATGCCGTACAAGATCAACCCTTGTGTTACCATAGAGCCGTACATGGCCTTGAAGTCAGCCGGATCAGGCATCGGGATGATGACTCCATCCGCAGTTTCCCAAGCCCTCGGAAACATAGGATGGTATTCATCATACAGAGCAATGTAGCCTTCAGTTGCCTCAATGTCAGAGCGCGCCAAGCGGTCGCACTTGATGCGATGACCAATGTGTGGGAAGGTGGAGGTGTTCATGCGGTCGCGCCAGTTGTAGATGTCAAGCATCTTCTGGGCACGCATAGTCTTCAACAACTCCGGTGGTACAGACTTCAAGAAGAAGGCGTTGTTGTCGAAGCCATACTTACCAACATTGAAGTCAGCCGGGAGAGACTCAGCGGATGCTTCATAGATGTTGGGGAACGACTCAATGTTGATGACCATGTCTGGGTTCTTACACACATAGTTCTTGCCTTCCAGTGTGTAGGAAGCCCCGACATAGAGGATGGATTTATCAGATACCAAAAGTTTAATCATGCTGCACTCTCGAATTTTTGGAGGACATATTTGCTCATGGCCCACGATTCACCAGCCCCAGGATCGCCGGTCACACCGCTGTATTGATCCAACATGTTGCCAATCGGAGTGATCAATTTGATGCGGTTGGTGCCATACCACGCGGTCCAAGGATAACCAGCACCAGTGTTACCTGCGTTGATGCCGATCACGTTCTTGTTGTCAGGAGCCCAGAGGAAGCGGAAATCACGCTCACCATATGGCGACATACCGCTTGGGCTAAGAATCGTCGTATAACCTGATGTGCTAGTGACTGCCGGCATAGTGACATCAACAATGAATGGCGCGTTGATGTTAGTCGTGTCGATCACGTACAACGCGCCTCTGAACACCACCCTCAGCTTGTTAGTGGTTGCTGAATAGGACAGAATCGCTCCTGCGCTAGTTTGCCATTGAGGTACGAACGTGGGCAATACCAACACTGAGTTGGTGGTCAAAGTCGTTCCGCTGGTTGTACAAATTGCAACAGACCCTCCTCCGCTATTGGAAGTTGATGCTGAGAACGTTGCGAAAGTTGACGTACCGCTCATAGCAATGTAATCGCTGACAGTTGGGAGGGACCCGACATCGGCCATAGTCGTTGAGGAAGATTGATATGTAGTAGTCGTCAATGCGCCTGAGTTGACATTGATCAAGGCGAAGAAATTGCCGCTGGCGCCTTGGTATGAGTGACAAGGAATGCGACCGTCAGAAAGAATGTCGTAAAACTTGCAATAACTCTCATACGATCCACCTACGTTCATGTTAGCAATTGTGCCCCCAAGAGTTTGAACGTTACCGGCCAATCGAATTGGAACGAAAAACGCCGAACCGGAATACATGTAAGCAAGGACAACTGTCGTGTTGTCAATGGAATACAACCTTTTATAGTAACTGGAACTTGAGTTATTGATGAACTTCTCACTCCCCACAGTTAGAGTGGTGCCGCCATTGGAAGTGGTGAATGCGTATGTGAATGTTTGTGGCGATGTGTCGCTGAACGCCACCACAAATTGATTGCTCGTCCCAACTTGGGTGATAGCTGCTACTGATATCGTCCCGGATGCTGTGGCATTACCGCTGCCACCAGATGAGTTGCTGATAGCAACTGCGTTGGATTGGGTTGTCGTAGCCGTCCAGGAGGCGGCACCAATTGAGGCAACGACGCCAGAGGAGATTGTAAGGATGCGAGCATAACAAGCTGTTGGGTTGGTGGCTGCGAACAATGCCAACTGACCAGCCACAGATGTCTTACAAGCCGCCCAACAGTTGGTTGCCGCAATAATCAACGTGGGATTGCCGATCAACTTAGTGGTCTTGTCATATACCATACCATACAAATCGCCACCAGACGGATTCGCATACAAGATCACATCACGGGTCGCATCATACGTGAGTCGCTGGAATCGGACAGAGCTGTTGTTGTTGAACGTGGAGTGATACAGAGAGGCGGTCAGACCGGTCTTCTCAACACCATACATCGTCCAGATGCCGCCGGCAGTCGAATTGTCTGCACAACCCAGAACCGCACCAGTGTGGGCACGAACCCAACCCAACTTCTTCCCGGTCGAGTCGCGGATACCATAGTCAAAGTCACCATCATTGTAGATGCTGATGGCGGCTGTACCCTTACCGGAGAGGGTTGTGGCGTCAGGCAGAGTGGCGAAATAACCTGGGTTTGGTGGTGTTGCGAAGATCGCAGAGACAGACGCGCTGATCACAATGTCGCCGGTCGTGGTGGTGCCTCCAAGACCTGGGGCGTTCACACCAGGATTGCCTTGGATACCTTGTGGACCCGACATGGTGATGTTCCAGCTCGTGTAAGTCCCAGATCCAGCAATGGTTACACAGTTGAACGTCAAAACCCCTGTCAAGGAGTTGTAGGCAGTGACGTCACCAAACATCCAGTTGTTGACGTCCTTCAAGACCTTGATGTTGTTGCCAATGGCGTATGCCTTATTGGGCTGGACAGTCAAAGTCTTCGAGCCAGTACCAACCGCCAAAGAGGTGGTCGATGTGGCATTGTACCCATCAGGATACGCAAACAGTGGCGGCTGACCGCCAGATGGAAAACCTGCGAGAGACATATGTCACCTCCAATTAAACAGTGTCAGCGAATTCAGAAACAGACATCAGAATATCAGCGGATGCAACAGCGCTGGATTTCATTTGGATGCTGTCGCCTGCGTTCAGAACAGTCTTCTGTTCGTCGCCAGAAGACACATAGGCAGTAAATGGTGGAATCAGGACTTGGCGCAGCAACCAGTAGTCGGTGCCGCCCTTGCGAATCTTGATGTCGACAGTGATGGACACGTCCAGCTTGTTGGCGATGTTGGAGCCGACAATCACAGCCACCTTACTACCGGGACAAGTATAGACAGCAATCTGGGACGTTCCAAGATCGGCGCTGGCGTAGGAATTCAAAGTGCTCATTCTCTTGATCCTTGTGGATTATATGGTAATAAAGGCCAGGAGGAACACCCTCCTGGCCACATTGTGTACTTATTGAGCCATTACCCGAAGATAATGGAATCCATGATTGTTGCTTGGGCTGACTTCGCCAGAGTGTCTGAGATATCGGCCTGGGTGATCATGTTGTTCCATGCACTCCAGGTAACTCCATCACCAGTCATGAAGCGTGACCACATACGTCCGGTTTGGGTGTCATGGAAAATCTGAGACAGTTGCAACTTGGTGTCGCCGCCGCTGATCGTGATACAAGAGCCATAGCCGTTCGAGCCGGTTGGGCGGGAAGGTACGTCAGCAGGGTTGCAAGACACTGTACTTGGAACCGTGATGGAGTTCAGAGAGATCACGGAACCATTCACGCGTTGCGACAGGGCCAGCATCATGTCGCGGGAATCCACATAGCGGTAGCTGACCGAAGTGTTCCATGGAGCGATGGTCGTGGTGACGTTCATCGTCGCCGGGTTGCCAATCGAGTCCACATTCACACTCATGTTCGTTGATCCCGGAGAGTTACATGTGTAGGACAACAGGACGGCCATCTCATTGTTGATGGTGTTCTTTTGGACTGAAGCGTATTTGAAACACAACACACTCTTGTCGCTGTCGGATACACTGGTGACCGTCACTTGGTTGGTCACAGAGGTTGCACCCACGAAGGATTGGACAGCAATCTCCAAGTTCACCAGACTCAGAGCGCCGCCCATAGACGCCTTGATTTGATATGTGCCGTTGATGGCGTTACCTGTGACGATGGCATGGGTGAACGTTCCTACATTCGCGCCACCCAAGGCCAGAGACACAGGAGTCGGAGTGGAGTTGATCACCAACCCATCATTGAATGAGATAGTTGATACACCACTCAACGAAGGGGTGTTGATCCCTTGTGGGAATTGAGTTGTTTGGCTGTTATCTGACATGATGTCCCTTATGGTTTCTGTTCCATGATGACATTGAAGCCACCTGGATGGAATTGTTTGAGGTAGATGCGTTCAAACACATCGCGGTATGGAGCTGGATCATTGGTGGTCTGGATCACGTAGCAGAATTCTTGGAAGCGCCAGTCGTCCCTCACGAATATCGGCATGTCAATCGAGGGCGCACCATCAATCGCCAGGATATCATGCTTTGGAATGTAGACAGTGATGTCCTCGTTGAAGTACACCTTGAAGAACAACTCAATACACTTCTGAGTGCCCTTCGCCGCGTACATCATCTTCATGCTCTTCAAGAGCAGAATCTCATCGTGCGGGTTCAAGCTCACGGAGTCCACAAGGCGTTCCATGTTGAACTTGTTGGCCCAGTTCTGAATCACATCCTCAATCACGAATGAGGTCTCAAGCGGGACACCTGATCCATCAAGAAAGTAGTCACCATCAGCCGTCACGAAGCTGTCAAACTCACGCTCCAGGAAGTATTGGGCTTGGAAGCGCTCAGAGATAGCGCCCGGAGCGCGCCAACTCAAGACCTCAGCAACCACAGCTTCATCTGAACCCCGGAAGGAGTTGAAGCGCGGAGAGTTGGTTTGAACAAAGCGGTCGATGTCTACCTTGGACCACTTGCTGATGTCAGCCCGCACGAAGTCAATCTCATCCTCAGCGGGTCCATCCTTGCGATACAACCACTGGTAGTACAACTCCATGAGCCGGACAAACCTTGGATTCTCATCCAAGAAGTGTCGCGGCAATTGGGTCTGGACGAATTGTCCGAGTTCATACTTCATTGGTCACCTCAACGGGCAGTGAAGCTGATCACAGTCTTGTCGATCACGTTGATCGAGGAGCGAGTGGACAGCAACGATGGGTCTTGGGCATCCGGGGTGATGGTCAAGGCCACCATTCCTTCAATCCCCAACACAGAGATAGGCGCGAACTTGTTGAGCACCACGATCCCGCCAGCGTAATCCACTGTTCCTACAGCCGTTGGGTACGTGTAAGTGTCCGAGGACAGTACAGGGTTCACGCGCTGGCAGAAGACACTCCCGTTGCCGTCATCAATCAAGTGGAAGTCCCAGGTGCTGTACGTCGCATCCAGAATCTTGAAGTTGACAACATCAACGCTGTTCGGGCGGATTGGGACGCCGAAGTTGAAGGTGTATGTGCCGGTGGCCTTGAGGACAGGCAGAAACTTCTTCGTGAACTTCACAGTCGTCACGTTGCCAGTGAAGGATGGATCGACCGCAGTGATGAAGGTCGTGAGGTTGGAGTGCAGATAGTCGCCGCCGAAGAACTCCAACACATTCTTGGAATAGGTCTTCAGGGATTGATCAATCTTCACCCGCAGGGATTGTTCACTCAGCAGGGTTGAGTTCTTGGCATACACAACGTTGGATTCAAGGTTGATGTAGGTGTAGTCCGGGTCTTTGATGATAGGACTGATGGAGCCCACGCAACGCTCTTGGAGAATCCCAGCAAGAACTTGTTTCTGGCTGTCGTTCAGGGTCTTGCTGTTCTTTGGCTTGACCGCAACGATCTGATAGCCGAACTTCGGAGGCTCATCATACTCACCACCCCATGAAGACACACTATCGGCCTCTGAGAACAGCTCTTTCGTCAGCGCAACATAGTCGCCACTGGATACGGCTGACCCCTGTGCTGAAAACGCCATAGGGGCGATTTTACGTGTGGTCTCGATGTCCTCTGCTTCGTCACCGCCATAGGAGAACTCTTGGTTGCCTACAACCTTGATGTCGAAGAAGCCGCCGATGGAACCGACAGCAGACACGTTCGATGCGTTATTGCCAAGTGAACCCAGGGTCTGGAGACTGTCAACCAACACCACCTCGCCATACTGGATGCGGCGTGCGAGCTTGTCATCACCAAACTCAAGTGCGTAGTTCCCGGCCTTGTTCAAACTCAGGAAGTAGGACTTGTTGGTTGCACCCAGATCAAAGACACCTCTAACGCGCTTATACGCAGCCAGAGATTGGAGTGCTGTGGGTACGGTCACAGCCACGCTCAAATAGTCAACGTCGATGTCCTTATTCGGCAGGACGTATGATTCAACGTTGTTGGATACCTGACAAACGAAGGAATTGGAGACCCAATTGCCTTGGATCAGCTTCACGCCCTTGAATTGATAGGTCAGTCCGTCTTCTGACAGAGGGGCTGTGTAGCTGGTATCTGCCACGAAGTTCAGGGCCACACCGTCCTTGGCTGCGAAGAACTTGGAGCTGCGGTCGATGTTGATGTATGGAGGAGGGTTGTTGGTGCCTACCGGGACGGACACAGTCACATCGGCGTAGTACACAGCAGCGCGGATACCCTGTGGCATGTAGCCCAGAGCGCCGGAAGCGATGGAGTTGACGTTGTTCTGGATCGTCGCGCTGTCGATGCTGAGCTCATTGAACAGGAAGCCGTTGGCTACTTGTTGAAGCTGGGTATTGTAGGACAGCACTCTCAACAGAGTCTTGGCCATGCTGCCGTCCCAGTTCACATCGCGGAAGTCATCTGAGGCTCGCATGAATGTCTGCAGAGCATTGATGATGTCGGCGTAGTCGAAACTGGTGGTGAATCTGGTATTAGACATATCGTCACCTTATAGTGTATGAATCCCTTTACTTAGGCAGGATTGGGTTGTCAACCAGTGTGTCTTTACTTGGTAGTCCACTTGTCTATATAATCCTGCGTTCGTCATAGGCGGTTCTTTGTTGTACGTGGCTATGACTTGTTGTTCTCGGAGATACCAGGGTGTAACGAATCTCCGCCCCACTGTTCCCAGGCTATCTGGTCTGGACGTTCCCAGGGGTGTTACGGCTCACACGTTCGCGAGTCAATGTGGGAACTAGAGCGCCCAGACGATATTGAATGGCGCTTCCTGATCCGGCTCCGGCACTGAAACAGGCAGAACTCCGACAGAATCAGAACCTAACTGGGGAGATTCTGTGGGACTGTTTTGCCTTTCTCCTCACCTACCCTGAATTAAACGGGCTTCGCCCTAATGTGTTATATTGTGAAAGGAATGACATGAACAACCAACAAATGGAAATCAAAGTCCAAAAACGCCAACTGCCGATCCCCGGTGTTATCGTGGAGGTCTCTACCTCCCGCCACTTCGGTCTACACATCGATCAAAACCTGCGGGGCTTCATCGACTACTTCGACAACAACGGCTCTGTAGCCATATGGGATAAAGGCGGGCTAAGTATCTCCCTGAAGCGCCAACCAGATGCTGCTCCTGAAGTGAAGGAATATAAGGCTTTCACCGGCTATGCCATCGACCCAACATTCCAGACCTACATGGAAGATGTATATCCGCGCATGCTCAGGATGCAAACTGTGTTCTTCGGTTGACAATACCAACCACTTGTCAAGTTTGGTCCCCTTTACGTGGTTGGATGGATACAGTATAATTCTCTTCACGTCGAGCAAATGAAGTTACCGAATAACAAGAGGGACTAAACGACACCCTTGAGCAAGGGTCGTGGAATCTGGTACAGCCTCAAACAAGTCGCCGTAGTCCCACGGTGAGGCTGACTCCGCATAGCCTGTCGGAGAGAATGACCTAGGGTGGCTTAGTGCTCAACCACCCGATACTGGGAGATACTGCGAAGAGCTTTGGGCTCCCAGGTGATGTTAAGTGAAGTTCCCGCCGAGGTCGTGCTTTCAGCTGACCAGACGCGTGAATGGGACGGCCATCCCAACTTCATCAGGTCTGTCGGAACCGCTACGGTGACCAACCACTGTAGTCGTCAGACCGCATCATTAAATACCTTCCCATGAGGGTCTTTAATGATGTATCCATTGAGATGTTCATCAGTTACGAACACTCAGAACTTATTGGCGGGGTAAGCCACCCCGTATAAAAAGTGGCAACCAAAAATTATCCGGCGTGATAACGACTAATCCAATTCATATGTCGCAGGTTCGACTCCTGCCCGATAGGTAGCTCAGTGGTAGAGCGATGAACTAAATGTCAACCATTTCTTGTCCTATTCTATGGGACGACCAGTCAAAGGTCAAAGATTAATGGGCAAAGATCAACCCGCAAAGATGACTATTGGTAAAGATGCTTCTCGCAAACGACAAAGCTGACAGTTCATGAAATCCTGGGCTATCGTTTGAGTGGTGACCAATAATAGGCCCATGAGTGTACGCCAGGCTGTAATGTGGTGAACATCTCAATGGATACACGTAAAGATCAACCCTAAAGGAGCTACATAATGTCTGAAATTCTGCTGAACCGCGCTCTGGTCGAGCTGAAGACCCTGGATGCACGTATCCTGGCGGCTACCAAGCCAACCACCCTGTTCGTGTCCCTGACCAAGGGTCGCAAGGAACCGAAGCCGATTCTGGCCCAGTTCAAGGACGCCGCCGAAGTCGCCGCCGCGATCAAGTCCAATCATCAGTCCCTGGACGATCTGATCAAGCGCCGCAGTGCGATCAAGTTCGCCATCGCTGAAGCGAACGTCAAAACCAAGGTCACCATCAATGGCAAGGAAATGTCCATCGTGGAAGCAATCGACATGAAGAATGTTGTTGCCTACAAGCAATCCCTGGTCGCCGTTCTGAAGCTGCAGCTGGCACAAGCCGCCAACAACATGGAACGCTCCCGCCTGGAGATCGAGACCAATGTTCAAGGCTCCATCGACCGCCTGCTGGGCACTGATGTGAAGAACAAGTCCGCAGTCGAGCAGAACCAGGCTCTGATCACTTCCACCAAGGATGCGATCATGGACATGCACGAGCTGAACATGATCGACCCACTGGACGTCAAGACCCTGATCAAGACTCTGGAAGATGAGATCGCAGCCGTGACCGATGAAATCGACTACGCCCTGTCGGCTGTGAACGCCACTACCCACATCAAGCTGGCTCTGTAATCAACTACCGGCTCCGGGAAGGCCTGGAGCCTCTTTCTTGAAAGAGAACTGTGAACCTGACTGATAATGAAGCCAAGGTACTGGCTGCGATGATCCTCCCTGAGGTGAATCGCCACCGTCATCGTGCTGGCGATGATGAACCCATGTACGTTAACACCGTGGACTTGAACTCGCTCCAAAAGCGACTGGAAAAGCCAGAAGCCTTCGGTGAGCGCTATCGCGTCACGATCAACTACCCTGCCTACACCACTAACAATGAGTGGGCAGTGCCAACGATCAAGATGATCCGCACGATCACCAACAGTGGTCTGAAGGAAGCCAAGGACATCTATGACCAGAGCAAGAGCTTGCATCCTGGTCTGGTGATTCTGGATATCAGTTCCGGTCGCATGGCTGACATCAACCGGTTGTACCCAGAGTTCAACTGGAAAGACCGCGATGTGGTTGCCACTTACGAACTGGTGAAGGCTCAGTAATGCGTACCAACCAGTATCGCAATGGCTTCGTGCAAGACGCGGTCATGACGAAGAGCAGCCGTGAACAGCGTCAACAGGCTATGAAGCCCCGTCACAAGCCAAGTGAGGATAGCAATATCCTTCGCAAGGGCGGGGCTCATGTAGTCCCAAAGCGGGACAAGCATAGCAAGCGCCAGATCGAATCGGCGTTGTCGGAAATGTAAGAAACCTGCTGGCTATATACACTGTAGCCAGCAGTAATGGGTGTGTTGCAGATGCGGTAATCTGCGCTGGACTGTAAATCCGGTGTCTCTGTACTTCGTTGGTTCAAATCCAACCACGCCCACCATAATGCGTTGTTAGCTCAGTTGGCAGAGCAGTCTGGCGCCTAACCAGACAGGTCACGGGTTCGATTCCTGTACGACGCACCACATTAGAACGTCCTTGAGATGAGCTGTCACTCAGAAATGGCCTTGACAGAGGTCGATCTTCATAGACCGCAAGTGCGCGGTTGATGGGAGTTGAGGGTGTTCCAATGTGGTCAACAAATGGAGATTTTATGTCTAGCTTGATTTTCTTGGCTTATTGCGTCGGCGTCGTTCTGACAGTGTTCTCTGAGACGATGGCAACCTGGACTCCGTTCACTATGGAGGCCAAGACTCACAATGTCGCCCAAACTATCGGCGTCATGATCGTCCACCTCACTGTCGCAGCGTTCCTCTCGCCTCTGGTGATTGCCCAGAATCTGGTTGGCTTCCTGATCAGTATGTTTGTGTGGGGCAAGACGGTCAATGATGAGTGCTTCGCTTTCAACAAGTGGAACCTCATGATTCGCAAGACCCACGGAAGTGGACGCCATCAGAGCTACACATATCGCAGTATTTTCTCAACCAAACCTCAGGAGTAATCCATGAAATCCCAAGAAACAATCATCAACCAGTAGGTGCACTGACAAGGCATGGATCTATGTGTTCATTCGCATGGACTTGCCTATTGAGCAAATACTGGTTCAGTCTTGCCACGCTGCCCAAGAGAGCGGCCTGGCCTTCCCGAATCCGACAGCTGAACCCAACTCGCTGATTGTCATCCAAGTCAAGAACAAGGATGAACTGGAGAAGGCGTATGCCAAACTTCAAGACAGCGGGATAAAGTTCGTGAGGTTCCATGAGCCCGATTGGGACTATGGGTTCACCTCATTCGCGTCGGAGCCTGTGTATCAACATCAGCGCCCTGCCTTCAAGAAGTACCGCCTGTTCAAGGGAGGTACGAAATGAGACATCTAGCGGCCACTATAGGCGCTTTAGAGCAGCTGATGCAGGAAACGTCCCAAACAACCAGCTTGAATGTCTTAGAGCATGGTTATAGGGTGCGGGAGGCGTATCTGAAGCTGACTGATGATACCTGCCCTCACTACTCCTTCTTGAAAAGCAAGATCGATGTCCACGATGACTTGATCCTGGAGACCTATCAAATCTATCACGACTGCGGGAAGCCACTTGTTGCTGACGGGTCTGGTAGGTTCCCGGATCATGCCCAAGCGAGCGCTGCTCAATGGCTGGCCCTCTATCCTGAGGACAATACCGTTGCTGAACTCATGAGGATGGACATGGAGTTCCACACCCGGCGCGGGGATGACGTAGTGGAGTTGTGGAAACATCCACTCTCTCACATGTTGTACCTCACTGCCTGGGCCGAACTGTATGCGAATGCTGAGATGTTCGGCGGGACTTCATCCGACAGCTTCAAGATCAAGCGGAAACGCCTGATCCAAGCGGGGAAGAAGATGGGTTGATAAAATATTGATCTTTACGCCGTTGATATTGTGGTTTATAATTCTTTCCGTCGCCTCATTCGGGGCGGCGCGAAAGAAAACAACCATAAAGGAAATGGCATGAAGCGTATTATCGCAGCAATGGCAATGATCGTTGGTATCTCCTCCCCGGCTTGGGCAGACTACACTATCACCTCGCCGTCGCGTGGTGTGACTGTTAAGACCTGCTCCTGGGATGCTGAAGCAGTTTGCTCCGTGAAGTGGAGCGGCAAGGAGTTCATTGACGACTATGACCATGGCCGTCAACTCCAATCCTCCATGACTGTCAGCAATGCGTCTGGCGACCTGGAAGAGAACTACAACCCCAACGAAGCCGGGGCGGAAGTGCCCTACAACGGCGTCAATCCTTCTGCCTCCACGAGTATCGCTGTGAACTACAGCACCCTGGCGACTCCTCCGACCGTCAAGGGCGTGAACATGATGTCGTACTGGCGCCCTGTGAACGGTGTGGCCCGGTCCAACTGGTTGCTGACCAAGAACATCCAGCTGTATGAAGGTTCCTATGCGACCTACATGCGCTATGAAGTTCAATACGCAGCACCCAAGAGCACCGGCGAACCATCCTGGGTGCGTGGTAAGTTCGAGACCCTGACCGGCTACATGCCTGTTGAGTTCAACAACTTCTACACCCTGGATGTGAAGGGCAGTCGTCAACTGGCCTCGATCAGCTACTGCACGCCGCCCTATGCGACTTGCAGCCCTGAACAAGGTCTTCCGCTGATCTTCGCTAACAGCAATGGTACTCATGCAATGGGTATCTACAACCGTTCCCTGCCACAATCGACTTACCCTGGTGCGGGTTTCGGTCGCTGGAACTATCAGGCGACTGGCATCAACCCGGTTGTGAAGTGGAATGCTGTGTTCCGCATCCCTAACATCGTCCCAGACGGCGTTTACATCTTCGTCAACTACGTGATCGTGGGTTCCCTCGCAAACGTGAAGGCGCAGATGCAGTGGATGTACGACAACAACATGTAATTCGGTTGTCAAGTAAGTTGAGCTTTACTTCTTAGCAGAAGTGGTCTATAATTCTCTTCACGTCGAGCAATTCCGCTCCGGCGAACTGATACCCTGCTGTAGTAACAAATCCTCAGTAGCTCAGTTTGGTAGAGCAGCACACTGTTAATGTGTTGGTCGCTGGTTCGAGTCCAGCCTGGGGAGCCAAAAACAATAGGGGTGTCGCCAAGTTCGGTTCAAGGCACTGGGTTTTGATCCCAGCATACGTCACAGGTTCAAATCCTGTCGCCCCTTCCACTGTCTCCATCGTCTAGCGGTCTAGGACACCACCCTTTCAAGGTGGGTACACGAGTTCAAATCTCGTTGGAGACGCCATCAGACTCCTGAAGCGAGAGTCAACTACATTGGACGCCTGATGCGTCCTTGCCGCCGCGATGTAGAGGATTCTCACTTCAGTAGTTTTGCCGTGATCATCTAGAGGCTTAGGATGCACCCATGTTGCGGGTGTCACGTTGGTTCAAATCCAGCTCACGGCGCCAGATCAAAGGCGAGGTAGCTCAGTCAGGTAGAGCAGAGGACTCATAATCCTCAGGTCGCTGGTTCAAATCCAGCCCGTCGCAACCAGTTGACAGTCGTGATAGAACGGCCACAATCCATTGGGAACGCATGCTGATTGCAGGAATATGGGTTGTGCTTCCGGGAGGTAGCTCAGTTGGTAGAGCAGGGGCGGGATAGCCTTGGTACACAGGTTCGATTCCTGTCCTTCCGGCCACAGAATATCCAATGAGTATCGGGCTGACTGGTCGAGAGGGGTTGGAGGCAACGTTGGAATCAGATGGAGACACCCTTTCCCAACATCAAGATTGATACGAACCCCGCTTCCAGTCAGCGGACAGTGGATGTACTTGATTTTCGGGTGGACAGAATTCAGGGCAAAAGCAGACTCCCGCGCACACGCCCTCAAGTGCAATTTGAGAGAGTCAGTACAACAGAGCACCAGCCTCCGTCTAGTGGGCCTGGCGTTAGTTCCCCGGACGCTGTAACCGGGATTGAAACCTGAAGAGTGTGACGCCCGAATGCATAGACAGGGTCTGAGGCGGTATCAAGGAGATCACACCAAACACTGGAGACTTGGCAGAGCGGTCTATTGCAGTGCCCTGCTAAGGCACCGAGTCACGCAAGTGGCTCCGTTGGTTCAAATCCAACAGTCTCCGCCACGGAAATGTTAGCCGAGTTGGCCTAGCGGCAGCAGTCTTGAAAACTGAAGGGCGGGCAACCGCTGTGTGAGTTCGAGTCTCACCATTTCCGCCATACATAACAACACTCCTCCTGAGGAACAGAAACCCACTACAGTGCCTACATGTTCAGAGAAGGCGCGAGTGTTGTTATGTATGGTCTAAGTACCAACCCGGTGGGGTAGCTCAGTTGGCAGAGCAGTGGACCGATAATCCACAGGTCGCAGGTTCGATCCCTGCCCCTACCACCAAGATCAAACGGCAGTAGTTTAAAACCAAAACGGCATTCCGCCGGATAGACTAGACGCCAACATGCGTTAGAATATGTCCGGTTGGAGGAATGTCACACTACATAAGGGTAGTCTGCCGACCATCCCCGTCAATGTTGGAGAACAAGGGCATAACACTTGAAATCCTTCCACAACAATCCAGCATTGACACCTAACATTCTCTGTGTAGCTCAGCCCGTGTAGAGCACTCGCTTTGGGAGCGAGGGGTCGCAGGTTCAAATCCTGTCGCGGAGACCAATCAACCGCAGCCGTCAAGTTTTCCTCCTTTCCTTGACCTCCTTCAGTGGAAGGCTGCTCCGAACATCAAGAGGGCGTGTATGCTACAAGAAATCATTGGTGAGTACCAAGTCCAGTTCGAGCCTCGTGGCGCACTGGCAGACTTGGACTACACTGACGCCATCGATGCCCTGAACAAAGCCCAGGAAGCTCAAAACGTGGAATGGCTGGGAGAGGGTAAGCGCCCTACCAAGGCTCAATACGGCCTCGTGGATGTGATCTATGGCAGTCTGGACAAGTCGAGTGAATATGCCGACTTCCTGGTCACCAAGATGGATCATGACAAGACCATGCTGATCTCAGTCTTCAACACTCCTGGCGGCGAACAACTGCGTAAGATGTTGGATGCTGATACCACTGGAGGTCTGTTCCGCTTCGCCGCTGACATCACTGAATTGGTGGATATCAAGGTGGGATTCTGGACTAAGGTTAAGTGTCAGTTGATGAGGCGACCGTATCCAGTGTCCAAGAAGGCAGCGGCATTCTCCCGCTTCTACGTTGTGGTTGAGAAGCAAGTACAAGTTTCTGCTCCTCTGACCTCCTCACTTATAATTCTTCCATAACGAACAGCGCCGCGCCGGTAGCTCAGCTGGATAGAGCATGGGCCTTCTAATCCCAGGGTCAGTGGTTCAAGTCCACTTCGGCGCGCCAATTGATATGGGAGTCACATGGCGTGTAAATCAAGACGAAAGTGGCTGTGTTTGGATTGCTGTGTAGACACCGGCAAGGCCAACGAGCACTACTTCATCAACACTGATTTGTGGATGAAGGTTGTTGGGTCGATAGTTGGTATGTTGTGCGTGGGTTGTCTTGAGACTCGGATTGGGCGTCAGCTCAACAAGTCAGACTTCCCGGACGTCACCATCAACTCACCCAAACATGGAAACAAGAGCCAGCGGTTGTTGAGTCGCTTGTTGAATTGAGTTCTAGCGGGGTTGCTCCCCAGACTTGATCTGAAGCAGGTCTGCCCGGATGGTTTCTTCAGGCTCCGGGGCAATGCGAACGTGGTGAAATTGGCAGACACGCATCCTTGAGGGGGATGTGCCACTAGGCGTGATGGGTTCGAGTCCCTCCGTTCGCACCAAATTGAATGTTCTGGGTCGCTCCCTGATATGTGGTGAAGCAGCATTGTACGTTCTCATCCCTGTCTCTACAGTTCTAGTCAGCGTATATTGTCCATGAATAGCATTGAAGTCTACTTCCATGCAAAACGCTTCAATGCCCAGGTAGCTCAGTTGGTAGAGCAGTGGACTGAAAATCCACGTGTCGCTGGTTCGATTCCGGCCCTGGGCGCCATTGCGGGTGTAGCTAAGTTGGTAAAGCACTGGCCTTCCAAGCCGGCATGCGCAGGTTCGAGACCTGTCACCCGCTCCAAATTTCAACATCATTCGGCAGTCCGTGCAGCGTAGCCAGCACTGCTTGAAGTGAGGTGCACCGAAGTTCTGCTAACTTGTCACGATAGATGGGCGAGGGCGTAAGGATGGTGTTGAAATTTGGGGATATGGTGAAATTGGTAGACACAGGAGTTTCAAACGCTCCGGCTTCGGCGTCTGGGTTCGAGTCCCTGTATCCCCACCAATCAATGGCGTGTTGTCTGAGTGGTTAGGTCTGGGCCTGCAAAGCCTAAGACGGGTGTTCGATTCACCCACACGCCTCCATTCAATCAAAAGGAAACCATGTCCAAACAAATCAAGCCAACTCCAGGCTACTGCGTGATCACGCGTGAATCCGCCCCTGAAACCTCAGCTGGCGGTATCATCGTCGCCCCGGCTCCTGCTGCTTCTGTCTCTGAAGGCATTGTGGTTGAAGTCTCCCACGTCAGCACCGGCGCTCTGCGTGAATCAGAACCCTTCCACAAGGGCGACAAGATCGTCCACAAGCGTGGCGCCGGTCAGGGTGTGAAGGTTGACGGCGTGGAATATCTGATCCTGTCCAACGAAGACATCCTGGTTGTGATCAAGTGATCCGCTACAAGGATACGCACGCCGCCAAAGGTAGTCAGCTGGCTAAGGCTCTGGACGACAAGAATCCAGCTCTGGCCAAGAGCATCTATGACAAGACCACTGAAGCATTCTTCAAGACCTATGGCGATGAAGCTGCGAAGGGTCTGATGGCTCTGGCCAAGCAGTATAAGTAACAACACAATGTATCGGTAGTTCAGTGGTAGAACACAGGTCTCCAAAACCTGGTGTCGGTGGTTCGATCCCATCCCGGTATGCCAAGCCCGTTTAGCTCAGTCTGGTAGAGCACGCCCCCTGTAAGGGTGGGGTCGCAGGTTCAAATCCGTGCAACGGGCACCAAAATACAAAAAGCCCCTGGTCCGTCCAGGGGCTTTTTCTTTACGAACAAAGGAAAGTCAATGACAACTATTGATCAAGAACGTGAAATGCTCCTGGCGCTGGCTCGCAAATGGTTTCCTTATCCCACCCCGAACCCAGGACAGCTGGAAGTGTGTGTAGAAGCTGTCCGAATGTTCCGCTTGGGGCGGAAACATGTCATCGCCCAAGCCCCAACAGGAATCGGCAAATCGGCCATTTCTTACACTGTTCACAAGATGATGAAGGAGTTGTTCGACAAGCATCGCACGACTATCATCACTGCGTCCAAGGGTCTCCAGGATCAAATCCTCAACGAGTTCAAGGATGTGTTTGACTTGAAGGGCAAGACCAACTACAGCTGCCCACACGACAAAGGCCCGTACAACTCTGGTGCTTGTCGTGCTCATGTGGGTCGCAAGGCTTGCTCCCCGAAGTATGAGTGTCCATACGTCCAGCGCCGGATTCAATGGTGCAACAAGGCCGATCTGCGCATGACCAACAACTCCTTCCAGATTGAGGCATGTACCTCTCTGTGTATGAAGGATGAGAACAAGGCAACCCTCATCATCGCGGATGAGTGCCATGAGTTGGATGATGCTATCGTGGATCACACCACCATCCGCCTCCGCGCCAACGAGTATCAGATGCTGACCAAGTTCGGCTATGGCGGATTCGTGAAGGACATGGAGAATTACATCAATAGCTTCAAGAGCGTGCGGATTGGTGAGCCGTTCTCTGTGACTCGTGAGATGATGGAAGGCATGGCCATCATGCACGACAAGGTTGAGGAACTGATCGACACCTTCGAGGACATGATGAAGGATACCAACCGCCGCGATCACGACCAGGTGGGCGAAGCTCTGGAACAGCTCCAACAAATCGGGGACAAGACAGAGATTTTCGACTCTGTGAACGGTGGCGAGTGGATGATTGATGAGTATGATACCGGCTATGTCAGCATCAAGCCAGTGTACGCATGGCAAGTATCCAACTATGCTCTGTTCCGCAAGGCCCAACATTTCCTACATCTGTCAGCCACCATCTGTGGGGTTGAGGAGTATGCTGGCTCCCTGGGTATCGTTGAGGGTGAGTATGAGTTCTTTGACATTCCCAACCCAATCCCGGTTGCGAACCGCAAGGTGTATGTCTTGGGCCAACAAAGGATCAGCGGAGCCTTCGACATCAAGAAGTTGGCGAACCACGTCGACAAGCTGATCCAACTGCATGCCCCGGCGAACGGTATCATTCACACTGTGTCCTATGCCTTGGCCAACCAAATCTACCTCAACTCCACGAAGCGCAAGCAGATGCTGGTCTCCAAGGAGCGCCATGAGATCATGAACGAGTTGAAGCAACACAACTCCGGGCGTGTGATCCTGTCGGCTTCCATCGAGAAGGGATATGACTTCAAGGACGACATGTCAAGGTTCCAGATCATCGCCAAGGTGCCGTTCCTGTACCTGGGTGACCCTCTGGTGAAACTCAACGTAGAGCGCCGACCGCGCTGGTACGCACGCAAAGCCATCCTCCGCATTGTCCAGGCCTCCGGTCGTTCCATCCGGGGTGTGAATGACCACGCGAAGACATACATCCTTGACTCGAACTTCACGCGCCTGCTGCGGGAGAACATGGACATGTTCCCTGACTGGTACCTTGAGTCTCTGGTGATCCCAGAATGAAGGTCTCCGAGCTGAAGGGGCATTTCCATGCCCACGTCACCTACACCGGGGATCAGTACCATATCCCCGGTTGGAAGCCCACCATCATCCTCTTGAAGGGCGAGGAGCGCGAGCAAACTGATGTCATGATCACTCGCCACTTTGTCCTTGGCAAGGGCGGCTACAATAACATCAACGACATCATGGCTGAAATCCGCAGGGCTGGGTTGTCGTTGACCATGAACCGCAGGAGGGTGACGCGCCAGAAGCTGGAGCATGAAAACCTTCCAACCCTGACTCCTTCGGACAACAACTACAGGGAGTGCCATATCAAGATCAGGATGCCTGTTGATCTTGTCTTGGATAACCCACTGAAGGACTTTGTGGAGTCCAGGAACCCTATGGAGGTCACTGACAGCCACAAGACCGTCTTCCTGAACGCCCGGTATCGCTATGGGAAGGTTCATGGAGTGGATACCTGGTGCAACGCCTATGCGCAGCTGCTGAAGATCAACAACCCACAGATCGAAGTCCTTGAGGTCAAGCTGGAGACCACAGTGTACGACTCCAACATTGAGCTTGATCGTTGGTGGGCTTGATCAACCAATCAAGATTTACGATCATGGGAGGGTTCCATATAATTCTCCCTATCGAATCCCCGATAACAAACAAGGAGAAACATGTTTAATTCCAAAGAATTTGGCCTGGTGGTGCGACTGCTGCTGGTCATCGTACTGTGGCTGGTCTTCACCGGCTTCGTCCTGCCTGCGATCCTGAAAATCGCATCCTCCATTCTGCTGGTCCTGGCTCTGGTCGGAACCGCCCTGGCGGCGTACTTCACTATCAAGTACCTGACCCATCTGTACAACCAGAACAAGGTGGTATGTCAATGAACCGTCTGATGCGTTTCGTAGCTATCGCCGCCCTGGCTCTGGGCCTGTCGGCCTGTAACAACGTCCCGAACGGCTTTGTTGGCGTCCAGTTCAACAAGTTCGGTGATGACCGTGGCGTTGACTCCAAGGTTCTGGATCCAGGTCGCTACATGGCTGGCTGGAACACCAGCGTGGAACTGCTGCCGACCTTCACCCAAGCCGACATGTGGACAGCCCGCAGTGAAGAGAGCAAGAAGCCGGATCAGTCGATCCAGTTCCAGGTGGCCGGTGGTATCGGCGTGTCCACGGACATCCAAATCTCCTACCATGTGGAGAAGGCGAACGCCATCAAGGTGTTCCAGAAGTACCGCCAGCCCATCGACGTCATCAGCGACAGTTTCCTGCGCACGTTCGTTCGTGACGAGTTCAACGAAGCCGGCACCAAGTATGATGTTGAGTCCCTGCAAGGCGACGGCAAGGCCAAGCTGCTGAAGGAAGTCAATGACGCTGTAATCAAACGCGCCGCCACCATCGGTATCACGGTTGAATCCATCAGCTACCTGGGCAAGCTGCACTTCCCGGATAACGTTGTGGCCTCGATCAATGCCAAGATTCAAGCGACTCAGGACGCCATGAAGGTGGAGAACGAAGTGCGCCGCACCAAGGCCGAGCAAGAGAAGGTTGTTGTGACCGCTCAAGCCCAAGTGGAAGTCGCTCAAGCTGAAGCCAAGGCCATCGAACTGCGTGGTCAAGCCTATCGTAACAACCCGCAAGTCATGCAGATGGAAATTGCTCGCATGCAGGCTGAAGCACTGCGCGATACCAAGATCCAGTATCTGGGTACCATGCCTACCATGTTCAAGTCGGCGCAATGATCACTGACGGAGTTAAAATCATGGCTGATGGCTTTGCTGGTTTCTTCAAGTTGGCCTTCGCGGCCATCATTTTCAGCGCCCTGTCGATGCTGGGCCTAACAATCTGGGGTGTATACTCCCTGGTACAATTCCTGACTCACTAACCATGCTGACTGAACTCGCTGACGCCGCTGCAGGCTTTGTAGTGAAGATCATTCTGGTAGTCGGTGTAGGTCTCCTCGCTGTAGGGATCGGCATCGGCTATCTGGTAGCAAAATAAACAACACACGTAACAACTGAAAGGAAACACTATGTCCCGCCAATCCAAAGCAGCCAAGACCAAAGAACTGGCAAAGTCCATCACCAAGATGCATCTGAACGGCGCTCGTGGTCCAGCAACCACTACCGCCAAGCACGGCAAATCGCCTGACCGTGTGTACTACGACAAGGACGGTCTGACTGAGGCCGGCAAGAAGGCTCGTGGTATCAAGACCCAGAAGAAGGAGAAGGCAAGTGCGTAACCTGGCCCTGATCGCCGCTCTGGTTGGTTCCGTGTTCGCCTCCAGCGCCTGGGCCATTAGCGTGGCTCATGTCTCGCCTCACGTGAGCGTGGCATCCCATCCAACGATGTATGCTCGCCCTGCGACGGTGACTGCCCGTCCAGCAACCCCGGCCCCGGCCCCGCGTCCTGCTCCTGTGGTTACTGAACCTGCTCATGTGACGGCGGCTCGTCAATCGGCTGCTACGCCATTCATGTTCCCGGCCCGCCCGGTAACTCCTGTGGCCTCGCAACCGACCTGCGACAAGCAGAAGAACAAGGACTGCAAGTGAGAGTTGATCGCCGCTTCTTCGCTTTCGCCCACCTACCTCCACATCTTCAAGATGTCAGTGAGCCGATCTTCGAGCTCATGCTGAAGATGGATGAGCTGCCAACCAGTCCTGAGAAGGAAGCTGGTATGCGCAAGCTGCTGGAGGCCAAAGACTGCTTCGTGCGCGCCTCTCTGCTTCAATGAACAATGGCCTCCAGAGAAATCTGGGGGCTATTTATTTTTCTCGATTGGTAGTATAATCCCCCAAACAATGAAAGGAGCAACATGAACCCAAACTGGAAATGGGGTGATCCTGGATACATCAATATCCGTGGCACCAATGGTACTGGCAAGAGCACCATCATCCGCAACTTCCTGCCGCCCAATGCTGAGCTGAAACACCTCCCGGAGTTCGGCTGTCACTACTATGACTGTGGTACCCATCACATCGTTGGCAAGTATGAGACTGACTGTGGTGGTCTGGACGCTGTAAAGGGCACCCACGACAAGAAGACTGACCAAGGCATGAAGTCGTTTGAGGCCGGACAGCGTGCTATCATGCACCTGGCCAAGATCAAGACCACTCTGGCAGAGGGTGTGCTGTCGTCTACAACCTTCAAGGGTTCTCAAGTGATCTATGATGACCTCAAGACAGCCAACGTGCCATACTTCTGGTTCACCATTGATATTGACCCTGAAGTGGTGTTCAACTCGATCCTGAAGCGCCGGGTCTCGAAGGGCAACATTGATCCTCTGGATACTGACAAGGTCTGTGCCAAGTATCGCCCAGTCATGACCTCCCATAACAAGGCGGTTGACTATGGTATCTGGACGCACTATGGCGACCGGAATGATGTCTTACAGATGTTGAATTTGCTTGCTACTGACGGTTTGTCTGATGTGGATTATCGCCTCATTCGCAAGTTCGACATCAACAAGCGCAACGCTGAGCTCAAGCGCTGGACTGATATGGGTCAAGTGGCGCCGACCCCAGAAATGATCGCCCAATATGCTCCTGCTCCGAAGGAGGAGCCGAAACCAACATCCAATGCCCTGGGAGGGTTCTTTGTATGAACACACTGATTGAAAAACTTGACAAGGCTGTTGAACTGTCCCAGACCCTGGAAGACCAGATCAAGGCCAACGGTGAGTTCGCCGCCAACTATCATAACCATGTGATCGCTGCCTGTGAGTGGGCACTGGAGCGGGAGACCGTCCGCATCAAGAAAGCTGAAGGTCAACCCAAGCCGTGGACCGAAGACACCTTCATCCGCGACCATCGTTTTTGTAACGTCAACCGCATGCACGACAAGGAGACTGAGATTTTGTTCAAGGAGTTCTACACTCCACATCATCACTCCAAGGACATGTGGTTCAACGTCGCTGTAGCGCGCTGGATCAACTGGTCTCCGACCGTCCTGAAGCTGGGTTGGACTGACTTGACGAACGGCTATGACGCTGATGACCTGTATACCCGCTTCTGCGCTGTCGGCAGGGAAGACAAGCTGTTCACCGGTGCCTACATGATCCGTGGTTGCGGGAACCCGGCTGAAGTCGATGGTGACCTGGAGTTGTACGAGAAGTGCAAGGACAAGCGCTACTTCCTGGCTCATGTCGTCTTCAAGGCGATCTATGAAATTGGCCCGCCAGAAGCCGGGGAGACCCTTCAGAGCTATCACAGCCGCCTCACCAAGGCCAAGTCCAACGGTGACTTCATGGCAGGTCAGCAAATCGCAGACTTGAAGTACATGACCATGCGCGATGCCCCGGATTGGAAGACCTGGGCGCCAATCGGCCCTGGCCCGGTTCGCTTCTTGAATCGCCTTCATGGTCGCCCACTGACCAAGTCCATCCCGGTAGCTCAACACTACCTTGAGCTTGCTCAACTGTCGGAGGCGGTGAAGGTCGCATTGCCACAAGTTGCTATTCAGCATGGCTACAGCGCTGAAGTTGAAGCCCTTGTACAATTCCACCTCGAAGATGCCCACAACATCGGCAGTAACCTGTTGTGCGAAACAGACAAGTATCTGCGGCTGAAGGAAGGTGGTCAAGTACGCTCGAAGTACAACGGCGCAGGCGCTCCCCAGCCGAAAGCGACAACGCACAGCCTGATTTAATTTTCCTTTACGGTTGTGAATCGTTAACGTTATACTATGCCTTCCTCAACAAAGGGGGCGCTATGGAGAGTCTGGAATTTGTGTTCAAAGACTACAGTGCTAACTTGAGGGTATTGAAACGGAAGTTAGGAGTGCCAGAAGTCCTGTTTGTTCAGTTGACCCTGCCCCAGACGACGTTATCTTGGACTCTGTCAGTTGAGTGTTGGGAAGAAATGCACGGTGACCTCTGGAAGAAAGGGGTCAAGATTCCGGTTCAAGACTTCAACAAAGCTGTAGAGCAACTAAGACGCTAACAAGATAACAACATCTGCCCCTGGACTTCGGCCTCCAGGGGCTTTTTATTGCCCGAAATTCACAACAGCATTTCGGGAGAAGTCAAGTTTTACGCTCTTTAAAATCAAGCACTTACGAGTGGTAAATCCCACAGGACACACCAGGGGTCAGAGCGTGGTTGATATTGGTAAAAAAGTTCTAGACCGGGAGAAGTGGTTGACATTATACTTCCGGTAACTTCAACCACTCATTGAGCCACTCATGGAATTTCGCCCCAGCGGTTACTCAGACATCCAGTTCGATCCAGTCTCTCTGCGTCATCACGCCCAGAGGCTGTCCAAGGTCATCCCATTCCTCCTGAAGAAGTATGACGCCCAGGCGATTGCAGTGACCGGCAAAAGCGGTCTGTCGTTCGCCTTCGCCACCCTGATGTTGATCGACTTCCCGTTGATTGTTGTTCGCAAGGATGGTGAATCGAGCCACGGAGAGAAGATTGAAGGCACGCGGAACGTTGATGTGACCCGCTACCTGATCCTGGATGACTTCGTGGCTTCCGGCGATACTGTACGCAACATCGTCAAGGACATTGAGATCCATTTCAAGCGTCATGAGGAATGGTGCAAGGGGATGGCGGATATCAAGCGCCCTGAGTGCGTTGGCGTGATCGAGTATAGCCATCACGCCAACTACAAGTCTGTCAACGTCACTTCGGCTCTCAACTTCGAGGATGGGATGGAGCATTGCGTCCCAATCGAAAACGCCAAGTATGTCGAGAGACAGATTGACCAGGAAGCGCCGATTATTGAAGTTGGTCCAATTGTTGATGGACGCGCTACAGTGAAAATCCTGAAGGAGCGCCCCTATATCATCCCTGCTGACCTGAAGCTGACTGGGGTGCGTCCTATCAAGATCACAGACATGTTGGACTTCAAGTTGGACAACTTTGGTCCACGAGGCGTGTCAGAAAATATTTCCTGAGACCACTTTACTTTCTCAATAAAGTGGTCTATAATCGCTTCAATGTTGGTAGCAAACTGGAGAAAACATGAAGAAACTCACATTCCATTGTGGTGACTGGAGTCAAATCGACCCGAAGACGCAAGCCAGCCTCCGCGTCATCAGTCAAGTCTGGCAGACTGGCAAGCATATGTCGGACATTGGTAAACAACTGCTGGCTGATGCAGAGCACATCGAACAAGTTGTTTTCAGCAACATTGACGTGGTCTTCAACGGCCTCCGCGTTGCGATCCGCCAGAAGTTCCAGGATATGGACAGGGGCGAGCGCAGCCATATCCTGGACGAAGTGGTGTTCATGTTCCACCGTCCAGGCGGCGCGGTGGAAGTCCCAATCAGCAAGTATGGAACCATCTGCTGGCCGCCAGATGGATTCTTTGATCAGATGGATGAACACCTGACCGACCTCCTCAGCTAACGAAGGGACTATATCATGGCACCACAACAGACCAAGCTGCACGCCTATCTCTTGGGCACTCAAGTACGCATCGGCCACCGTGTGTTCGAGAAGGCCCAACACATGTTCTGGAAGGACAAGGAGACCGAGCGCTTCACCCCGACCTTGAGCTTGATCCACCTGGAAGAGCAGACCCAACAGCCGGCTGTTGAGCTCACCCCAGTCGTGTCCATCGACACTCTCAACCCAGACTTCTACCTCTGGGGACGCAACTGCAAGGTGATGAAGATGGAAGTTGAGAAGGCCCAGGACATTCTGTTTGGTGCCGAACCGGAACCAACCCGCGAGCAGCAAGACCTGTTCTGGGAAGGCTATATGAACGCAATCGTTGTACACTGAGGGAACAATGGAAACCAAGTACAAACCACAAGACATGAGCACCAACCTGCCTGAGATGTGTGAAGGCATCGGCATCAAGGACGGTGTTGAACATCAACTGGGACAAGTGCCCATGCCCGACAAGATGAAGGCGCGTGAGTTCATCCGCTCCTTCTACAGCGGCGACCCTGATGACGAGGACTCCGAAGCCGGTATGGCTATGGGCATGATGGATGAATTCCTGAAGTGGCAGAAGGAACAACACAGGCGTATCACCAACATGTACAACCCGCCTGTCCCCTCGTACCACGACCTGTTGGACAAGCGCGACCGTGTGTTGCTGCGCTACAGCCTTATCAAGACCGAGCGCCGCCTCACGTTCGACATCATCTACCAGGATGAGTACACACGCAATCGCGGGACTGACGACACGCCTATCGTGTTCAAGGCCAGCAACGGTGTGGAGGTCATCACTCGCAGCCGGATGGACATCCAAACAGACCGCATCTGGCTTCTGGGTTGTTCTGATGACACCCGCAGCGGCTCCATGCCCTTCAGCGACAACGACAAGCGCGACAAGATGTATGACTTGTTCCAGACAGCCCTCCAAGAGTGGTCTCAGCAAGTTTAAAATAAGCCCCGAAAGGGGCTTTTCTTTTTCCTGGAATGGGTTTATAATCCTTCTCAAGTTGATCAATCCGGTCAACCTCAACTACAGGAAACTACATCATGGAAATGTTCAAGACCCTCAACGACGCAGCCCAACACCAACCGATCCTCGCTGTTGGCGACAAGTACAAGGCCTGGTACGCCAACTCCACCTTCGTGCGCGACTCCCTGATGGGCTACAACTTCATGAAGGAAGAGGGCTTGCTGCCGACCCGCGAAACCCTGACCGAGAAGTATGTGGAGCTGGGCAGCTTTGTCGGTCCAGCCATCAACGAAGGCGAGACCGTGTTTGAGCATCTGGAACACATCTATGGCGTTCTCCAGGGTGACTTCTGGTCTCCAGACGGTCAAGCGCGCGAGTTGATCATCAGCAAGGGTCTCAGCCACACCTCCATGAGCGTGGGCAACATCATCCAGATGGGTGATGAATTCTGGATGATCAAATCCTTCGGCTTTGAAAAGCTGTTCTGATTAACCCAGCGCCCTCCGGGGCGCTTTTTCTTTACATCATGGAAATCTCAATCCTCAAATTCCTCGAAGGCTGTATGAAGGCCATGTTCTTCTTCGGCGGTTCCGGCTTCCTGGCGCTCTGGTGTCTCTGGCCAATCAATGACCAACCAACCTCCAAGACCCAATGGGCTCTCTGGGTGATGTTAGTTGCCCTCCTGGCAGTCTTCATGTTCACCAACTGGATCACATTCAAAAGGTAGTCAAGCGCGCAGGTCAATAAAATATTTCTTCAGACCACTTTACTTTCACAGATGTTGTCCGTATAATAGACTCATCTGTGAAAGGAACCTACATTATGAACAACTCCACCAAACCATCCCTGCCTCCAATGAACAACATCGCCAAGGCGATTGAGTGCTTCAATGCCGGCAAGAAGGCCCAAGCCTTCAACATCATCGGCGCGATGAAAATCAAGACCGCCCTCACGAAGGAAGAGCACAAGACCTTCGCTGTGGCTGCGGACTTCCTGAACGGCAATGGCCGTCTGTGGACGCAGATGAAGTGGGTTGAATCCGAGACCGTGGCGAAAGCTGAGGCTCTGTTCGTGGAGAAGTTCATGAAGGAAGACAAATGATCAAATTCCTGGTCATCGTCTACCTGGTCTCAGCAATCGGCGTCGGCGTCCAGATCATCTGGATGTTGAGCGGTTGGTACGATATGGTCAATAAGACTACACGCCCAACCCGCGTTATGGAAGACAAGCTGGCCGCTCTGACCCTCCTTCTGATCGCCATCCTGGTTCCGATCCTCAACACACTCATCCTGGCTCACTGCCTGGAAACCTACTGGCCTTGGAGGAAGAAAGATGAACAAATTCGTTGAACCAACCGAACGCCACATGTGGGAGTACTGGAAGGACAAGCGTGGCATCAAGGAAGCCTTGCAGTATGACTGCCCGGTGACCCTCCAAGGCAACGAAACCCTGCGCCTGGCCCTGGTACAAATCCAGTCGGCTGAGGCGCTGATCGACAATATCATGAAAGGAAACAGATGACGACTCTGATTGACCGTATCAAGCAAGACCGTGAAGACGCCCTGAAGGCTGGCGACAAGTTCAAGGCCGGGAAACTGGCCAACCTCATCGGCGCAATCGCAGCTGTGGCCAAGAAAGACGGCAACCGCGAAGCGACTGACGCTGACGCCGTTGACGCAGTTCGCAAATCCATCAAGACGGTTGACGAGGAGCACAGCTTCACGAAGGCCGAGACCCGCGTCAATGAACTGTTGGCTGAGCGCTCGATCCTGGAAGCGTACCTGCCGAAACAAATGGGCGTGGCCGATCTGACCGCTGCTCTCCGCGCCGTGACCCTGCCTATGAACAAAGGTGCGCTGATGAAGTACCTCAAGGACAACTTCAACGGCATGTACGATGGCAAGCTGGCTGCTCAAGTTGTTGACAACCACTTGAAAGGCTGCGAATGAAAGTGCTCTACGTTCTGGTGGCTTGCTTCAGCGCGATGGTGGGATGGACTCTCCACCACAGCATCGGTTACGCGATCCTGAACTGGATCTTCTGGTGGATCTCACTGCCGTACTGGCTGATCACTCACAAACTGACCCTGTCTGTCATCAAGCAGACCTTCAGCTGGTTCTTCGCCTGACATGGACCGAATCAAGAGTGTTGGTCACACCAAGACCATCCTTGAACTTTTGACGTACTCAGCAGAAGATCGAAAGTTGATTGACAAGTGCGATCACGCGACCTTCATGGGAGTTCGTATGAAGCTTGATCCGGCTTTATACAGTACAGAAGAGGGCATCAAGTCGCAATTGGACAAGTTCCAATTGCCGCAAGGTCTACTCTACATCGCCCAAGTGGTGGATGGGCAACCCTCAATGATCAAAGTCGCGGTTGAAGTCTACGCGCACCGCATCATACGTCAGTAGTTCCATCAAGCGCCCTCCGGGGCGCTTTCCGTTTTAAGGCCCGTTCCGGGCTGTCTCCTCCCGCTTTGTGACCCTATCCTTGGGTCATCCCCTCCTCACTGCTCCTAGCCATGCTCTCGCGTGTCCAGGACGCATCTTCATATCCTATTCCCGGAGTATCAATGACTGAACGTAAGCTGGCGACAATTCGCCGCATCTCACAACTGCTGCCTATCGAAGGCGCTGACAAGATTCAACTGGCCCTGATCGACGGCTGGCAATGTGTGGTCCAGAAAGGACTGTACATGGAAGGCGATCTGGCCGTGTACATGGAAGTGGACAGCTGGCTTGATGCCTCTGATCCACGCTATGCTTCCTTTGAGGAGCGCTTTAGCAACTGGGATGGCCGTCGCGGTATGCGTGTCAAGACCATCAAGCTGCGTGGTACTCTGTCCCAGGGTCTGTTGATGCCAATCCAGGAGTTCAAGGAACTGAAGCTGATCAACTGGAAAGAAGGCGATGACGTCACCAGCGATCTGAAGATTGTGAAGTGGGAGCCTGTTGAGGAAGCCAAGACCAACAACGGCGGCGCATCGAATGGCGGCGGCGCAATCCGCGTGTTTCCTTCCTTCGTGTCGAAGACCGATCAACCGCGTGTCCAGAACATGGTTCAAACCGTGAGCTCTGCCACCCACAAGGGTGAGGTGTTTGAGCGCACGATCAAGCTGGATGGCTCCTCCCTGACTGCGTATCTGGTTCGCCCGGACTCGAAACACTTCAATGAAGCGATCAACCTCAAGTTCAAAGCCTCGAATCCAGGCTTGATTCGGAAGCTGATACACGGCTTCAAGCTCAAGTTCGGTCTGTACAAGGAGCCTGTGACTGCTGTTTGCTCGCGCAACCTGCAACTGCGCGACGATGACGGCTCGAACTTCTGGGCCGCTGTGAATAACCAACAACTGATCCAAGTTCTGGAATGCCTGGACGGCTCCCATGCCCTCCAAGGTGAGCTCCTGGCACCTAACATCCAGGACAACCACGAGAAGGTCAAAGGCCTGGAGTTCCGCCTGTTTGATGTGTATGACATTGACAAGCAGAAGTACTGGACTGCCGCCGAGCGCCAAGCGATGGCCGATGAATTCGAGGTCAAGCACACCCCAATCGACTTCATTGGTCCACTGAGTGAACTGATGAACGAGGGCGACTTGATTGTTCCAAAGCTGTTGGAACTGGCTGAAGGCCCAGGCATGAACAAGGACGTCAAGCGTGAGGGCCATGTGTACAAGTCCACGACCCGCCCGGAGTTCACCTTCAAGGTTATCTCCAACAGCTACCTGCTCGCCAAAGAGAAGAAACAGAAATGATCAGCGCATCAGCGGTCAGCCAGATTCTGGGGATGATGATCTTCAGTCTCTGGTTCCCGCCTCCCCCTCCTCCCCCGGCTCCCGCAACCAATGGCAAAACAGCCAGCGTATAAGCCTGATCCACACTCATTCGTCCAGACCAAGCGACTGCCATGGCCCATTTGTTCGGGCTGTGGGTTGCTGGCTCTGAAGAACGATTTCACAGTGTGGGCAATGCGCCAAGGGTGTAACTACAGAGAGCATCCTCAATACGACAACAAGCGCCATCAATATACAGCGCTATTCGATTGATCTTGGTCTTGACCCCTGGGTTTCCAACTACCAACAGCCTGAGGTATAATACGACCTCTAGCAACAAGAAGGAGTTTCATGAGAACTATCCGAGGCAACACCGTCTCACACACAATCCACCGAGCCTTCCAAGCCCTTCAAAAGGAAGGTATCAAACAAGACACCCGCAATGGGTACGCTCTGGCGATGTACGACACGACGCTGGAGTTCAAAAATCCCCGCTCCCGCCACCTACACCTCCACGGACGCAAATCCAACATCTTCCAGCTGATCGCTGAGACCTTCTGGGTCATGGCTGGAGCCAACGCAGTGACCCCATACCTGGACTTCTTCCTGCCCCGCGCAAAGAACTACAGCGATGATGGAGTTACCTGGCACGGCGCATACGGCCCTCGCCTCCATCGTTACAGCCAGTTCCAGACTGCTGTTGATCAATTCCGCAATGACGGTATCAACACCCGCCGCTCCTTCGTCACGATTGCTGACCCAACCATCGACAACCTGGAAGCCATCGAAGCTGTGTATGGTGAAGGTCATGTACCAAAAGACATCCCATGCAATCGTGAGCTCCACTTCTATGTGGAGAATGGTGAGTTCCACACCAAGTGTATCCAACGCTCTGGCGACCTGTTGTTTGGTACTGGCTCGATCAACCCATTCGAGTTCAGTTTCATCCACGAGCTGATGTACAATGAGGTGAAGAAGATCCACCCGACTGTGAAGCTGGGTTCCTACCGCTGGCACGTCACCAATGCCCACGTCTACAGCGACTTCATTGACCAGTTCGATGCTGTCCTGGAGGAGAAACAGAACTTCCATGAGAATGATGTTGCTCTGGTTGGTCCAGTTGGCGGTCACCTGGTGTGGGAACACTTCTTCAGCGAGCTGATTGCTCAATACGGTTCCATGATCACCCAGACCACTGAAATCCTGGAAGCTGAGAGGGGCAAACACTGGAACCAGATCGAAGACATCTTTGATCGCTATGCTGTCGGTTACGGCGACCTGATGTATGAATACGCTGCTCTGGTGTATGGATATATCCTGTCGAAGAAGGGTGTGATCTACCAACACCGCGTAACGCGCCGCCTCCAAGGCGACCTCCTGAGCGCCGTGACCTGGTCGCCGTTCCGCAAATTCAACATTATGGAGTAACATGAATACCATCGCACGCCCAGCTCGAAAGAATCTGGTGTGTTTGTGTGGTGAACGTAGGGTGGGCAAGGATTACCTTGCCTCCATCCTCGTCAAGGAACATAATGCTGTCCGTCTGTCCTTCAGTGATGAAGTACGGAACCTGGCACAGGTTATGTTCCCTTGGTTCAACGCATACATGCCCGATGAACAGAAAGACAAGGTGTATGAACACCCGAACAATACCACAGGCGCGACAGGCCGGGACATCATCCTGGTGGCCGGCAAGGTACGTGAAGTGGACTCCAAGTATTTCGTCCGTGCCTTCATCAAGAATCAGATGCCGGCTGTGATCGCAAATCCAGAACGCCTGTACGTGATCACTGACTTCCGCACTGAGGATGAGTATGAGGAGCTGTTGAAGCCTCTGGACGTTCCCATCATCAAGGTTGAACGCAAATCAGGTCTCGCTCCACACCCCTTCGAGGAGTACATCCGTGGTTTCAACGACTTCCATGCGACCTTCAACAACTGTCTGGATGGCACTGGTCCGTTCCTTGACTTCTTCAAACACTTCGCTGAACAGAAAGGCGTGACCTACTAATGTCCCATATCGTGACCCTCCATCAAATTCGTTCCATGTGCCGTTCTCAAGAAGCCCTCAACACGGCTTACAATGGCGACGGCTGGAGAACTGACCCAACATTCGCTTGGCGTTTCAACGCCGCCGCAGACACTGAACTGGCTGAATTCCTGGAGGAAGTCACGGAGAAGTGGAAGTGGTATGAACGCAAGCCTGTCTTCAACCGTGAAGCAGCCCTGTTCGAGCTGGTAGATGTGATCCACTTCATGCTCGCCGGATACGTCAAGCACTACCCAATGATCGAGATTGACGACATTGAAGCGCTCCCGACCGGCTATGTGGTCACCCCAGACCAGCCCAACTTCTACTCGAAGTTGTCTGATGCCTACCGTCATTTCTGGAATGACATCAGCCCGGCACGCTCCAACACATACAAGTTGGCAATGTCCCAAGCCAAGTTCACGATGTCGTACTTGATCGACTTCATCCAACATGGCATCGCCTTCCTGGGCTACAACAACGATGAGTTGTATGAAGCCTACATGCTCAAGAACAAGCGCAACCATGAGCGCGTGGCGAAGGGCGTGATGAAGGGAGTCGATGTGAAAGCCAATGAGGAGGCTCTGTGCTTGACGACGTGAAGAACTTCAAGGAGAACCCGACCGCGAAGACTCTGAGCATGCGCTTCGTGTGCTTGACCGAGGAGGTGGCTAAACGCTTGTACGTTGAGCTTTCTCACCACCTCAACCAATTCGGGTCACCAGCCGCCGGAATCTTGCCTAACGACCAGAAAGACGTCATCGGGACACACATCGTTGTTGCCCAAGTGAACGTCCTGGACCGGACTCTGTGGCCGCTGACCATGGACGCGGCTTTCGAGCTGATGAGCATGAACAGCAGCAAGCTGGAGGAACTGGGGTTTGAGTATGATGAGGTTTGCTTTGTGGGAGCCCACATCTATGGCACGATCACAGTTGAGGAACAGGCCTTGTTCAACAAGCTCAGCTCCTTTACTTTCGAGACCAAATCCACTATAATTTCGGCTCTCTCCGAGGTCGTGAGTCTGAAGAACCAAGTTGCTAAATTCCAAGAGCAGCTGGCAGGTCTCAAGGTTTACAACTCACAAATCGTCCATACCAACAGCCTCATGAATCTCCTGCGTCGCATGGCAGATAAGTTGGGCATGGAGGACGATGACTTCATTGAACAATCGTTCGTCACAATCCAATAAGGAATCCCGCATGGCAATTTCAAGTCTGGCCTCGCGCCTCATCAAGGCAGCAGGCCCGAAAACCCTGGCAACTACCCTGGATGCCTCCGCGTTTGGCGACAAACGCGTGATCTGTAAAACAATGGTTGATATCCTGAACGTCATGTGCTCCGGTCACATGGACGGCGGTATCACTGCCGGTATCACCCAGATTGTTGGTGATTCCCGTACCTTCAAGACCAACCTCTGTGTGGAAATCATCTACGCATGGCTCCAACACGATCCTGAGGCCATCGTCATCTTCGGTGACTGTGAATTCGGCGGTATGGCTGCGTTTGAAACTCGCGGCTGTGATATGACCCGCATCATCCACGTACCGTTCACCAACGTTGAGGAACTGACCTTCCAAGTCGTGGGTATGCTGGGTGAGGCGAAGATTGGTGAGAAAGTCCTGTGGTTCGTGGACTCCATCAGTCAGGTGGCCTCCAAGAAGGAAGCGGAAGACGCTGAGGATCAAAAGTCTGTAACTGACATGACTCGTGCGAAGTCCATCAACTCCTTCTTCCGCATCATCACTCCACAACTGAATCTGAAGGGCCAACCCTTCTTTTTCATCAACTCCTACTACGATGACACGTCCAGCCCATACGCCGAGCCGATCATTAAGGGTGGCAAGCAGAACTTCCTGAGCTCTGATGCTATCTGGTTCGTGACTCGTTCCCAAGACAAGGACGACACCACCAAGGAACTGCTGGGCTGGAACTTCAACTACAGCATCATGAAGTCGCGCTTTGTCAAGGAGAAAGCCAAGTTCACGATCCACGTCACGTATGACGGCGGTATCGACAAGCGCAGCTCCATGTTCGAGCTGGCCAAGAAGGCAGGCTACATCATCATGCCAACCTCTGGCTACTACCAGCGCACGCCTCTGTGCGGCGTCAAGGACGACAAGAAGTATCGCCTGAAGGAACTGATGGCTGATGATGCCTTCTGGGAGCCGATCATCGTCAACCAAGGGTTCCGCGACTTTGTGCGCGATGAGTATGCTCTGACCTCCCAGAAGCTGGGCGTCCAGGGTGATGAGACTGTTGATCCTGACACCGGCGAGGTGAAGTAATGGGTAGCTCTGCTGATAAAGCATGGGACAAACAAGTTGATACGGGCTACGGCCCTATCGGGGAACGCCGGATCATCCCAACCCCGGAGTACAAGACTGGCGATGTAGTCCATCTGAAGGGCAACTGCTGGCCTCTGATGACCGTCGATCACGTTGTGGGTGATAGCGTACACACCATCTTCTTCGACAGCCAGGCGCAACTGCGTCGTGAGGCTATCCCGATGGGCGTACTGCAACACCAAGTCAAGACAACCTAACAGTTGTTTGAACAAAGCCTCCTCCCCGGAGGTGGCTTGATTCAGATTACCAAGGAGAAACCCATGACCCAAGAGAAGTTGACCGAGCACTACAAGTTGATCGACACTGGTCCTACCAACCAGTCTCATGTTGAGCTGATGAAGACCCCGTATGAAGGCGTTGTGTACGCCTATGGCAATCTCAAATTCGAGACTGTCCGTGGGGAACCAGTTGTGCGTTACATGTTTGAGGTGTTGAAGAACCCGAACAACCTGGACCTGGACAACGACCGCAACTTCAAGGAGCTGATCAATACGATCCTTGATGAACTCCTTGTCAATACATTCTGCCTGTCCCCTTCTGGTACCTAAACAGGGTATAATAACCGCCTAGCAACAACAAGGAGTTACATGGCCGACCTCGAACAAACAGTCATTAACAACTTGATCCACAACGAGCGTTACACCCGAAAAGTCCTCCCATTCATCACCAATGAGTATTTCTCATCTGGTGCATACCAAGAAGTCTTCAAGCTGGTCAAAGCATTCGTCGGCAAGTACAACACCATCCCCCCCAAAGAAGCCCTGTTGATCGAACTGAACGAGAAGCAAATGGGCGATGGCATCCACAAGGAAGCCTCCCAGATCATCCAGTTCGCTATTCATGAGCCTTCTGATGATCAATGGTTGTTGGACACGACCGAGAAGTGGTGTCAAGAAAGAGCAATTTACAACAGCATCATGCAATCCATTTCGATCCTCGAAGGGAACGACAAGAAGCATGATAAACACGCCATCCCAAAGATTCTCCAGGACGCCCTGGGAGTCTGCTTCGATAGCCGGGTTGGTCACAACTACTTCCGTGACGCGGAACTGCAGTGGGAATACTACCACAACGTACTCAACAAGGTGCCCTTCAACCTGGACATCATGAATCGAGTGACAAAGGGCGGTTGCACCAGGAAGACGCTGTCCATCGTTCAAGCCGGTATTAACGTGGGTAAAACCACATGGCTCATCAACATGGCAGAGAACTACCTGGAACAAGGCCTGAACGTGGCGTATTTCACGCTAGAGGTGGCTGAGGAAGTGATCCGTGAGCGCTCTGACGTCTGCTTCAATGATTTGACGTTTGATGAGCTCCGGGCGATGGAGAAGGTTCCATACCTCAACCGAGTCAAGAAGCTGCGCGACAAGACCAAGGGTGAGTTCATCATCCGTGAGTTCCCCTCCTCCTCCGTTCACGTTGGTCACTTCCGCCATGCGCTGAATGAGATCAAGACCAAGGAAAACATCAAGATCGACGTCATCATTGTCGATTACCTGACCCTGATGTTGTCCTCCCTCCTGCCTTCCTCCGCTAAATCCAACACCAACACCTACTTCACCTCTGTCGCTGAAGAATTGCGCGGCCTGATGATCGAGTTTGATGTGATCGGATGGACTGCTGCTCAGTTCAACAGGACTGGTCAAGACAGTGATAACGTGTCCATGTCCGACATCGGTGCGGCCATTGGTATCGCGGCTGTAGCAGACTTCATGGTGGCCTTCATGGCTCCTGATGATATCGCAAAGCTGGGTAAGGCGCTCGGCAAGGTTCTCAAGAACAGGTTTGCTAACAAGCAGACCATTGGTAAGTTCATGATAGGACTTAACAATGACAAGCAAAAGTATTATGACGTCAGCGATGACGATCAACGGGCTGTGATGGATGACTCCGAATACGCAGCCCACGCCTCCGTACAAACACCAACTCCGGTCTCGAAGAAGGCCGCAGATTGGACATTCGCATCGACCTAACAGAAAGGAAACCACATGACCATCGTAACCGCAGAAGAAACCCAAGCATTCGACATCCCAAAAGACCCACTGCTGTTGGCTCGCATCCGTACCGACCTGAACAAGGTGGAGGAATCGAAAGTGCGCGCCGCCGCTGAGCGCGACCTCCAGACTGCGATCTTCAAGGAACTGGCGGAAGCCACCAAGCTGCCGAACAACACCCTGCGCAAGCTGGCTAATGTGATCAACGAGGGCGGCGTCCAGAAGCTGACCGATGAGGTTGAGAACCTGGAAGCCCTGTACGTGGCGATCAACAACCCCAACGTCAACAAGGCTGTTGCTCTGGGCGGCGCCACTGTCGTCCTGGATGCTCCAGAAGATGTCATCCAGGCAGCGATCAATGAAGCCACTGGTCAAGCCTAATGAAGACGCCTCTGGTAATGTTGGAGGACCATCTGAAGGCGATGACCTCCGAGGAGCGGCTGGTGAATCCCCAGTTCCTGAAGCTGGTGTGTCTGCGTATGTCGATGCGTGGCCAGTACACAGACAAGGCATTGGGTCTGTTGAATCCCAACATGTCCTGCCGACTTCGCGCAGTGGGCACTATGCGAACCTGAGCCAGACTCAGCAACACGCATCGTAAGCCAAGCCTTCAAACACATGATGTTCGCATGATCCAGATCGTCCTGAATAGGGAAGGTGGAGAGGTCATCTGTCGGAATCCATCCCGCTTCAACGGGGACAAGTCAGAGTGGTCATTCCCAACAATGGCCGATGCGGAGCGCGGCTTGAAGTGGTACCAGGCTGGATGGCCAGATAACGACTACCGCATCAAAGTCAGCTAAGAAAAGCCCCGGAGAAATCCGGGGCATTTTTATTTTCTCAATATCACTTTACTTTGCGAAATCAACTGGTCTATAATAGCTCTCCAGTTACATCCAATCAAACAAAGGAGCGGTAAGTGGACAAACGTGAGAAGTTCAAGAAGTACCTGGGCGTTGGCGTGATGCTAGCTGCGGGTCTGTTCGTAGCGCCAATCATCTTCCTGGCCATCACCGGTCTCGTGGGTCTGGTTGCGGCGGCTGTGATTGGCGGTCTGGTGATGGCACTGACGCCAGCCTTCACCGAGAAGATGGCGCAGCTGAAGTTCCAGGCCATGAAGGTTGTGATCAGCCGCGCCCCGGTCGAGACCCTTCACCAACGTGCGAAGGAGCGTTCAGACGATCTGGCTGAGCAGCGCGATATCCTGCACCAGCAAGCTGCAGCTCTGGCAGAGTTCAAGCGCAAGGCCATGAACTTCAACAAGCGCTACCCTGAAGACAGCGCTGAGATCAACGAACAGCTGGCTGGTTATGAACAGTTGTTTGTGTATCGTACCGACATGTTCAAGCAAGCCAAGGCGGAAACCCAGAACTTCATGGCCGTCGTGGAGAAGGCAGAAGCGATCTATGAGATGGCTGTGGCTGATGCTGAACTGGGCAAGTCGTTCAACAAGGGCAAGGACTTCATGGCGATCTACCGTGAGAAAACAGCCTTCGATGCTATCGACAAGGCCAACTCCACAGCCCTGGCCAACCTGCGTATGGCACTGGTGGATGATGACTTCGTGAAGAAGAACATCACCCAGACCGAGCAGACCCGTCAAGTCCAATATGACGCTGCTGGCGCCCCTGTCCTGGGTAGCATCCTGGACATCAACAAGCTGAAGGCTCCGGCCCTCTCTGTCGCATAAGGAATCATCATGAAACTCACCGTCATTGGTATCGTGTTGATGCTGGCTGTCCTGGGTGCGCTCTATGTGTTCACCTCCAAGCCAGCAACGCCGGAAGGCGAGACCCCTGTTGTAACAACTCCGCAGGATCATCCGCCTGCAACCAACTTCAACCTGTAAGGAGCTATACCGTGAAACTGTCCAAACTCATCGCCCTGTCCAGCATCAGCGCTCTCGGCATCTTGGCTGCTGTAACTATGTCCCTCCCGGCTCACGCAGCCAAGATGGACGGCGCTCCAGCAGCTGATTGCGACGGTCTGACCATCGCCACCGGCGCTTCCAACAAAGGCTACGCAGCCATGTACCGCGACATCAAGAAGGTTGTCGGCAACAACATGGCGATCTGCGAAAAGACCACCAAGGGCGGTCTTGACAACCTGACTGATCTGAGCGAGAAGCAAGCTGATCTGGGCCTGGCTCAAGTCGATACCCTGAAGACCATGGGTCAAGGTGACGACAACATCGCCTCCCTGCAAGTGGTCATGCCGCTGAACAACAACTACCTGCACATTGTGGCCCTGGCCAACGGCTACAACGTTCGTGGCGAGAAGAAGTATGGCTTCATGGACGGCGACCTGAAGAACGTCCGCATGACCTCCTTCAGCTCCCTGCGCGGCCAGAACGTCGCCGCCGTGGGCAGTGCTGAGCTCCTGGGCGCTGTTCTGAACAAGCAACTGGGCTACGGCATGCGCTTCACTTCGGTGAAGACTGATGAAGCTGCATTTGAACTGGTGCGCACCGGCAAAGTCGCAGCTGCCTTCACTGTCGCCGGTTGGCCGGTTGCCTCGATCAAGGCTCTGGATGCGAACAGCGGTCTGACCCTGATCCCGTTCGATGCTCCGATTGGTAGTCCATACAACGTCAAGCCGTTCAACTACAAGAACATTGGCGCCTACAACATCCCAGCCCTGGCCATCCAAAACGTCCTGGTAACCCGCCCGTTCACTGGCCAGAAGGCTCAAGAAGTTGCCCGCCTGAAGCAACTCATCGCCTCCAACCTGGAGGAACTGAAGGAAGGCCGCTATGAACCGGGCTGGAATGAGATCAAGAACGTTGACGCCACGGTATCCGATCTGCCGCGCTTCAACGGCCCAGCAGCTAAGGCCAAGAAGTAATGCGCCGTCTGTATACTGTTGATGAGCTCCTGGCCACCATCAACGCCGGTTGGTTCGTGTCTTGGATGCGTGTCGATGTAGACAACGGCCCGAAGACACTGAAGGTTGACCTGGTGTGTAACTGGCGTCTGGATGATGGCAAGGTCATGTTCATCGAAGCCGATCTGACCAATTGGGATGTCGAAGCCCTGGTCACTTCGATCCGCGACATGGCAGTGGTTCAGTGGACTGACTCTCTGAACAAAGACCGAGAAAGCTGTCTGGCGATTCTCAAGTAACAACATGCCCCTGGTTCCCACCAGGGGCTTTTTCTTGTCTCGGAATTCACAACAGCAATTCCAATAAAGTCAATTTTCTCAACCTGTAGAATCAAGCACTTACGGTTGGAATATTGATTGGGTTGACCCACTGTGTGGCGACCCAATATCAATGGCTAACTCAACGCCTCCTCTGGCCGGTATAATTTCCCTATCGTAACCGCACCACTTAGGGAATACTGGTCTCATGAATCTCATCTTTGCCTCCGAACTGTTTCACTTTAGCAAGACCACTGGCCGTTATGTTGTTGAGGCGTCTGAGATGACCGACTTCACGAAGGAAGACCCGCAGGACACCAAAATTAGCCTCACCTCGCAGCTTACCGGGGCTTGTGTGACCTTCGAGCTGTCCCAGGTAGAGAAAACTGAAGGGCGGGTGGATAATTGGATCTACCATCCCACCAAACAATCTGAGTTGAAGTATCCGGGCTGCGTCAATCTGGCGATCCTGGTCATTAACCAATAAGGAACAATAATCAAGAATGATCACACATGAACAAGAATCAGTCGTAACAGTTAGCAACATCGGGGGCGTCAGTGACATGGGCGCCAAGATGAACGGCAAGTCGTTCTCCCTGATGATTGACAAACTGTATACCAAGAAGGAAGATGCGGTGGTGCGTGAGCTAGGCGCGAATGCCCGCGACGCAATGCATGACCTCGCACGCCTCACTGGTACGGCCCCTGGTCAATGGCACATCCATCTGCCGAGCCACATGACTCACGAGCTGATCATCAGCGACAACGGCACCGGCCTGTCCATCGAGAACGTCAAGCGCTATCTGGGCAACCTGTTTGAGTCCACGAAAGAGAACGAGAACATGTCCATTGGTGCCTATGGTCTGGGTTCCAAGTCGCCGTTCGCCGTCACTGACTCCTACATCATTGAGAGCCGGTTCGAGGGCCAGCTACACAGCTTCTCATTCTTCCGTGCCAAGGGTAGCATCCCGAAGCTGGTTCACATTGGCTCTAAGCCAACGGAGGAGCCAAACGGCATCACGTACAAGGTTCCGTCCAGCGTTGGGCGTTACGAGACCTATGCGCGCTCTGTCGCGGCGCAGCTGTTCTTCTTCGAGCCGCGCCCAATCGTTGTGGGTCAAAACTCCGCTGACATCTGGGAGAACTACGGCGACATCAAGTTTGAAGGCACCGACTGGAAGTATGTACACTCCCAGGGTCTGTCTCGCTATTATGGTCAATTCCTGGCCAACATGGGCGGCGTGTCCTACCCTCTGGACATGAACCAGTTGATCAACATCGACTTGGAAGATGACTACATCAACACCCTGAAGGAAAGCGGCGTGTATGTGGAAGGTCTGTCCGGTCGCATTGGTGAGGTCATCCGCCAAGTTGAGAAGTTCTCCCCATCCGCCAAGGACTCAGTGTTTGCTCTGTTCTTCGGGATCGGTGACCTTGAGATTCCGCCGAGCCGGGAAGCGCTGGAGTATGACGCTCAGACTTGTTACAACATCCTCCTGCGCCTGGAGAAGTTGGTTGAGGAGTTCATCCCAACCTTACAGAACCACGTTCGAGCGGTCACTGACGACACCAGCATCCAGACTCTGTCCGCCAGTCTGTTACGTGTGTTGAACTACTGCGATTGGACCAACCATGGCGTGAACAGTGAGATGATCTTTGCCATGAAGGAGGTCGAGTGGGAAATGGACATGGGTTGCAACCTCCCGCCTGTGATCAACTCCAAGGGCTTGCCAGTCAACGGCAAGCTGCAGTTGAACGCATCCCAGCCGCGCCGCCTCACCCAGGACGTCAAGATCACATTCCCTCACATGGAGCGTGAGGTTGAGGAAACCAAACACGTGGCTGTTGATGTTTCAGTTGAGACCGATACCATGGATGTGGTTGTCAACGGCATCACTCAAGTCGTCACCACCAACCGCTCTATCGAGTACACTGCTCGTGGCAATGACCAAATTGGTGCTATGGTGGCTGCTGGTTGGGAACCTGACTTCGCTGCCTTGTCTGGGGAACCTGAACAAGTTCGTGACTGGGAACAGGGCGGCTACATGACTGCCCAGCGCGTTCTCTTCAAGCGCAATGTCAAGCAATACCTGCCTGTCCTCCGGGCGACCCACTCTGTGGTTCCAAGCCATGGCACTGTCAGCCCAAGTTACGGTAGCTACACCGACCTGTCTCAAGTTCCGGTGAATGACCAACACTTCCGCCACAACGACATTGTTGTGTATGTTGATACCGACAATGAGATGTCAAGGCGCATCACTTGGATCATGCGCAACACCCTGGGTGAGCAACGCGGTATTGCTGATGTTCAAGACCGCTTGACCCTCAATCCATGGGAGCTGCGTTGCCGTGTGGTTTTGGTGCGTTCCGACACTGAAGACGGCTTTGCCTTCTATGAGGCTTGGAGCCAGAGCCTGGAGTACAAACCCAAGATCATCCGCCTGAGCACTGTGACTGTACCGAAGGCTGAGCGCGATCCTCTGAAGGTCTCTGTGCGCGGTATGCGCATCCTGGAGATTGAGAAACGCTCCATGAAGTATGGTATGCAATCCCCGGCCAATCTCAATAACAACCAGCGCAGTTCCTTCTCAGCCATCCCGGCTTCGACAGACAAGGTTGAACCAGGCTTCTTGTTGTACAATGACGGCAAGTCTGAGAAGTCCTACCTGGACATGGAGTTGACACGCGAGTTCCCAATGAGCCTGAACATGGGATTGTTGGTCACAGTGGCCTCCCTGGCTGAAGAGAACTTCAACCTGTACCGCATCACTCCGATGAACTTCAAGAACGTTGACAAGTACAAGGATGAGTTGAATATCACACCTCTGTCCGACTTCCTTGACAGCGTTGGTTACAACCAAGTGGGCTCCCGTCAATTCCAGCGCCGTTACAAGGCGTTCACTTTGGCCAATGCCTACAAGGACAGCCCAGGTACAGACATCGCCCTGCGGAAGAAGGATTATTACACGAAAGTGTGGTCGTCCAAGTTCCTGAATTTCCAGGAGTCCACGAACCTCCCGCCGTCCCGGATCAACAAGCACTTGAAGATGGCATTGTACTCGCTGAAGAATGGCGGTGCTCTGTATCATCACGATCAATATGACATTCCGCCTGTGATCGCCTTCGGCTATCGATACGCCCAACACTACGGCGTGAAGCTGTCTCTGGTTGAGGCAAGTCGTCTGGCGATGGACTTTGCGAAGCGCACCACCTTCGCTCCCGGCTTCGAGCCATCCAAACCAGGCCGCTTCTACCACAATGAGTTGTATGAGCATGCCAAGGGCAACTTCAAGAAGTTCCGTGAGCAATACATCAAGGAACAGTACAAGGCCGTGTTGTTTGGCAGCTTCTTTGACCGGGACACCCTGGAGTTTGAAGCGGCGCTTGAGAAAGCCAAGTCAATCTTGATGCCTTGATCAAGTAAGTGGGTTCTTGGTTGAACCCACTTGACGCTATAATTCCCTGTATTATCCACTGAAAGGAATAACTACATGATTCTGACGAGTCAACAAATCCAAGCAGTTATCAGCTTCCAGAACTACCAGGCCAATGGTCTGAGCAAGTCGGAAGCGGCTGACAAGGTTGGTATCTCCCGCTCCACCCTGGCTCGCTGGGCTGTAGCAGAGAACGCACCGAAGCCAACCGAAGAACAGGTTGAGGCCAAGACCACCAAGAAGGCCAAGAAAGCAGCCGCGCCGAAGCGTGTGCGCAAACCGAAGGCGAAGAAGGAAGCCAAGCCACGCAAGTCCAAGGCGATCCCGGCTGAAGCCAAGATCGTTCCGGCCCCGGAGCCTGAGCTGAACACCACCATCCTGAACAAGACCATCGAAGTCATCATTGATCAACTGGGCGTTGATGCCGGTGATGTATCCCCAGAATCCCACTTCATCGATGACCTGGGCGCTGATTCCCTGGACACCGTTGAGCTGGCTATGGCTCTGGAAGATGAGTTCGACATCGAGATTCCAGATGAAGATGTTGAGAAGATCAAGACCGTCAAGGATGCTGTTCTGTTCATCATGAAGGCGGTCGATGAACTGCCTACCAACTCCCTGGCTGCGGATGACACCGAGCCTGATGTTCTGGTGCCGTTCCAGGCCATCGTCCTGCCTCAAGTTCTGACTGTGGTGCGCGACAGCACTCCACTGCAGATTGACAAGACCCACAAGAACTATGACAAGATCAGCGCGATTGTGGCCAACGTCCAGAACAACCAGATTTACAAGAAAGACCTGCAACTGCTGTACGATCTGATCGACATGGTTGGTGCTCTGTCGCGCTGGTCCAGTGGCAAGATGGTCGTGACCGCCCAGGGTGTGACGTTCGATGGCAAGCGCATCGACTCCGAACTGGCTGGCGTGATGATGCGCTGCCTGGAAGACTCCGATGAAAAGGGTCTGGAGAAGTTCAGCCGCTTCTTCGAGAAGCTGGAAGAATCCCATTCCTTCCGCGTCAACAAGAACCTGTTCAACTTCGTGACCAAGACTGGCCTCCGCATCGACGGCGACGGCGACATCATCGCCCTGAAGGTTGTACGCAACAACTACCTGGACAAGTACACTGGTACGATGAAGAACAACCCAGGCCTGACTGTCGAGATGCCACGTTCCAAGGTCGATGACCGCGACAACGTGACTTGCTCCCACGGTCTGCACATCTGTGCTCCGGGCTATGTCCGTCACTTCTCCAGCTCCAGCGGCGGCGACCGCCTGGTTGAAGTCAAGGTCGATCCACGCGACATCGTGTCCGTACCGACTGACTACAACTTCGACAAGTGCCGTTGCTGTAAGTACATCGTGCTGGGTGATGTCAGCCAGGCCTATGGCCGCGAACTGTACAACACCAAGTAATGCGCAACTCCATGTTGATCAAAGGCCGTCTGGGTGACTATCAATGTCGCTGGACGGTTGCTGAATACTCCAAGGCTGTTGTCCGCTTGTATGTTCAGAAGGAAGTCAAGATTTTTGGCTTCAAGTTCAAGTACCACAAGCGGGTCTGGGAATCGCCGGGAACGGGGATCCAGTACAACGAGGGTCAAGCCAGTCGCTTCCCTGTGAATGAGATGACCGCCTGGTTCCGGGACGTAGTGCGTGAGTATGAACGCCACAAGGAATCGTGGGATACGTACAACAGAGCCACGAAGTAACGAAAAAGCCCCTGAGATTCGTCTCAGGGGCTTTTCTTTTATCAAGTTACCAAGTATAATCTTTTCAGGTCGAGCAATACCGCGAGATCAAACTGAAAGGAACTACAGAATGGACATCATCCAACAAAAGATCAAGAGTGACATCAAGAACCCAGACTATGGCTTTGCTGTGATGGGCGTCTTCGCTGATCCTGACGCCATGACTCCACCGTTCTGCTACACTGTCGGTCTGAAAGATACCCTTGACCACCCAGAAATCATCGTCATGGGTGTCCGTCAGGAAATCGGTCACTACCTGATTCACAAAGCTGTGGATGAGATCAAGTCCGGTCGCAAGTTCACTGACGGTTCCTCCTCCCTGAACGTTGGAAGGTTCCCGGTGGTGTTCAAGAAGCTGACCACCAAGCAAGTCGATGACTGGGCTGTTCAGGGTCTGGAATACTACTACAACAAGGGTGAATCGGCTCCTGTCTACCTTCAAATGGTTCTGACTGACGACAAGGGCAAGTTCCCTTGGGATGAGGATTTCAACGAGAAGTTGATGGGCAAGGCTCAACCTCTCCTCTGGTTGATGTAAGATGAAAAGCGCCCTCCGGGGCGCTGCTTCGGTGGGTCGAAAATATTTTTACGAAACCACTTTACTTGCTCAATAATTGGCGTATAATAGACCTCATCGAAACAATATCAACTGAAGGAAACTACATCATGTTCAAAACCATCACCCTGACCTCCGCAACCTACTATGGCCGTGAACTGACCGGCACCTTCCCTCTGGTGGAAATCATCAGCGGCGACAAGGAGAACAAGCGCGATGTGTACGTGTACATCATCCGCGACGGCAAGAAGATCGGCGTTCAGGCTTGGCGTAAGGACATGACGATTGACGGCGTACCTGCTGAGATGACCGGCGCTAACAGCCCGATGGTCCAGCCTCACGCTGCTTCGATTGAGTTGACTGACGAAGAACTGGGTGAGATCATCGCCAAGCGCTTCCGCGTGATGGATCGTATGGTGGAAGGCCTGGTGACCGGCTCCGTGAAAGCCCTGATCATTTCCGCAGCCCCAGGCGTGGGTAAGACCTACACCCTGGAGAAGCGCCTTCACAAAGCCCTGCGCGGTCGTGAGATTGAGAAGTTCACCCACCTGCGCGGCAAGATCACCCCACTGGGCCTGTACACCCAACTGTTCCAACACTCGAATCCGGGTCAAGTTCTGGTGTTCGATGATATTGACTCCGTGTTCGCTGACGAGGATTGCCTGAACTTCCTGAAGGCAGCGCTGGACACCGGCTCTCGCAACCTGTCCTACCCTTCCGCCTCCTCCTGGTTCGAGGAAAACGGCATCCCTCAAGAGTTTGATTTTGAAGGCACCATCGCCTTCATCACCAACAAGGACTTTGACCGCGTGATCGAGAAGGGCGGCACGATGTCGGAGCACTTCAAGGCGCTGATCTCCCGCTCGAACTACCTGGACTTGAAAGTTCACACCAACCGTGAAATCTTGATCCGCATCAAGCAAGTCATCGCCACCTCTGACCTGATCTCGGAGCAAGGCCTGAATGAAGAAGAGGGTGAGATGCTGATCGAATGGCTGTCTACTCATGCCGAGCGTATGCGTGAGTTGTCGATCCGCTCCGTGCTGAAGCTGGCGAGCTATATGAAGACGGACGGCGATGAGTGGTTGGACACCGCAGAAACGATGATGCTGCGCGGTTGATTTTCCTTCCTCTCGCTCTATGAAATGCCGGGTGATTCTTGGCCCGGCATTTTTCTTGTCAAGCCGCTCAATAGAAATATTTCTCTAGGAGAATAACGATTAACGCGCCTATAATTCCCCCGGTCAAGCAGCATAGACACAACAAGACATGAATAACCGCGTACCTCGGAGAAAGGGGATTAAGCTGTATGCTATATGTAGAATCTGTAGGTTTGACGCAATCCGCCGTGAAGGACATTGAACACTTCGGTCTGTTCGCGTTCTCACAAACCCGATACAATGACGTCATCATCCGCTTCCAGCAGTTTGATGACTCCGGGCTGTGTAAGGCGTTCGTTCAAGAGGAAAAGGGCAACTTGCTGGTGTACTACAACCGCAATGATAACGACAGCTTGGACAAAATCCGTGAGGTGTTGGCCCACGAATCGATTCACGCTCGTCAGCTCTCCGAGGGTCGTTTGCAATATACCTTGATGCGCACTGACGCCGGTATTAAGTGGGGTTTCCTCTGGGATGGGACTCTTTACCGCCCGCCTGAGAATGCTGAGCAATTCATTGCTCTGCCCTGGGAAATCGAGGCATACGGTGGAACTCAAGGTGTCTTGGAGTTGTACGGCATTCAACAACGTAGCCGGGAAAATATTGAGGTCGAGAAAATTTTCTAAAAATCTCTTTACTTTTCAAAAGACCAAGACTATGATTCTATTCATCGGTTGAGAAAAACCGGAGTAGCGAAAAGACCCAAGTGGCCTTGAAGTGAAACAAGTCTCATCAACAAATACAAACTTACTTTGAAATGGAGAATCAAAATGTCGAACACCAAAACCATCAACCTGAAACTGTCCACCGGCTCCGTTGAAGGCGCTGAAGCCCTAAGCATCCTGGACGCCTCCACCGGTCAGTTCGGTACGGTAAAGAGCGTACAGATCATGATGGAAGTTGAAGTGCTGCCGAAACCGGTGATTCCGTTCATGGATGTCTCGAAGCTGACCGCCGCAGGTATCCACCCCGGCGTAATGGCAGCGATGACCCTCCAGAACCTGGGTGCTGTCGGTGCTGCCCCAGCCGCTAAGGCTCCGGCAACGAAGGCGGCGAATCAAGCTAAAGGCGGCGCGGCACCGGCTGTGAAGCCCGCAGCGAAGCAAGACGCAGCTCAGGCAGCGTCTGGTGTTCCAACTGCTGGTTCTCCAGTGACCGAAAACGGCATCACCACGGTCACGATCAAGAAAGCAAGCAAGATCGGCAAGCTCATGAGCCAACTGATGCTGAAGGACGGCTCCACCGTGCCGAAGCTGATGAAGGCGATGGATGTGTCCGAGACCGGCGTGACCTCGTACCTGTACTACTACCCGAAACAATACGGCTGCGAGCTTCTGTCTGAAGCAAAGGCCGGTAAGGATCGCGTGTACAAGCTGAGTAAGCCGGACAACATCAACATCGTCTTCAAGTAATCCCCAGTCTCCGATCCTATCAGATCAACCAGCCTCTCCAAAGGCTTTGACCCGCCCCTCCCCTGGCGGGTCTTTTTTCGTCTGTACTTCTCAATCCCCACCTAATGATCACCACCAAAGTCTATCCCTCTGTCCCGGAGGAGAGGCTGGTGAGTGCTGCCGTTGCCTTCGGTCTCCAAGAGCTGTCCATCAGCGAACAGACCCTGTCTAAAAACCTGAACCTGCGTGTCGTATCGAGCCGCAGTTCAACGCATCGCGGTCTCACCAACTCTACCCCCACGAACCTGTCAGTCATCGTCTATGCTGGCTCCTGCTCTGACCTTCGTGAAATTGTCCATACGCTGTTCCACGAACTGGCTCATGTACAACAACTCTCCCACGCCGTCGATCACTCTCATCACGTCAAGCACACTGACCATTATGAGGAGGAAGCGGAGGCCGTTGCCTATGGCTTGTTGTGGAAGTTTGAGGCAATGTACGGGCGACTCCGAATTCACAACAGCAAAACGCCTGAAGTCAAGATTTCAAGCTTGTAATATCAACCACTTAGAACTGGAATATTCCAGTCCCCACACCAGGGGTCAACGGCCATGGGTTGACGGTATAATCCTGACCATAGCAACCCCTCTCGAAAGGAATCATGAGTCACAACGACATCACTGGCGACCGCATCGCCACCCGCACATCAACTCCCATGTACCAAAAGGGTTGGGATGCCATCTTTGGCAAGAAAGAACCCGCCCCACCAAGCAACGGCCCACGCGACTGCGCTGAAGACCCTCCTGCTGAACCTGGTCAATACAACATCGTCATCCCCGGTATCCGTACCCTGATTGCTATCTTCTGGACCTATGATGGACAGAAGTGGCACCAAGACAGGTTCCTCACGCCCAACCCACTGAAGAAGGGCGATGCCTTCTGGTACGACAACAAAGGAAACGCATGAACATCAAGACCCGCCACGCAATTGCCCACCTGAACGCTGCGGCCTGCTACGCTGCCAACTCCCATGCTCAACGTCTGCGTGTGGGCGCTTTGCTCGTCAAGGGCGAGACCGGAGACATTCCGGTTGCCCAAGGTTGGAATGGACGCCTCCCCGGCGAACCGAATGTCTGCGAAGAGTGCGATGGTCATGGTGGGTTGAAGACCCGCTCTGATGTTCGCCATGCTGAGATCAACGCCCTGAACAAGCTGCGCAAGTCCTCAGAGTCTTCCGAAGGCTCCGTCATGTTCTGTACCCACGCAGCTTGCTATCCATGTGCAACCGACATGGTACTGTCTGGCGTGGTTGGCTTCGTGTATGAGAATGACTACCGCGACCGGGATGGCATCAAGTACCTGCTTGATCATGGTGTGAAGGTCTACCGCTATGACCGCCGCCTGGAGCGCTTCTTCAGGCTGGAACAAAGCAAGCTCATGCCCAAGTGCACTGAGACCAACATCCATGATTGCCTGGAACATGAAACCAAGTTGGAGTTCAACCAATGAAGAAGTTCTGGGACAAGCTTGGTGACTTGATCGGGCGGCTGTTGAAGCAGCTCAAGACGATCACCATCAACATCAACGTGAAGGGCAGATTCTAAGCGCTAACTACTCAGAAGGGTGCAGCAAGCCCTTAATTGCCCCAATCCACCAGGAGTAGTTCATGGCCAAACAATTGACCAAGCGTCAAAAACGACATTCCGCTGTTGCTGAAGCTCAAGCTGAACAGCGTAACCAACAAGCTGCTGATGAATACCGCATGGAGAATGTAAAGTTCCACAAGCGGATCGAATTCCATCCAAAGACGGACAATCAGAAGACGTTGGCAACCTCTGTACGCTCGAACGAAGTGACCGTGGCCATCGGTCCAGCAGGAGTTGGTAAGACATACACTGTCGCCTCACTCGCTGCCCAAATGATTTGCGATCACCAGATTGACAAGATCATTCTGACTCGCGCCAATGAGACTGTAGGCAAGTCCATTGGTATGCTTCCTGGTACCCTGGAGGAGAAGATGACCCCACTGCTCCTCCCAATTCTCAACGTCCTGCGGCGTCAGCTGGGGGATGCTGTATATGAGTACTGTCTGCGCAAGAAGAAAATTGAGATGTTGCCCTTTGAGTACGTCCGGGGCTTGAGCTTCAAAGACACCTTCGTGATCGTTGATGAAGCCCAAAACCTGAAGCCTGATGATGTGGTCGCCGTGTGCACCCGCTTCGAGTCAGGCCGGACTGTTCTGATGGGCGATCCGTTCCAGCATGACCTCCAGGGTGAGCCTGGCATCAGCTGGTTGGAGAAGTTCGCACGCCGCAATGACATTGGCATCCCGGTTGTGAAGTTCGGTCTTGATGATATCGTGCGTTCCGACTTCGTGAAGAAGTTCCTGACAGCTCTGTACTCCGAGAAGGATAACAAGTCCAAGCCAGTCGCTGCTCTGCTTGGTTGATCAACTTACACAAGGAACACATGGACAACATCTACGCCTACACAGCCCCATTTGCCTCGTATCCTGAATACGTGAACTTGAGTGGTCAGGACAATGGTTCCACCATCCTGTCTGTTCGTACTCAAGGTGACCAAATTGCCAGTGTCATCAACATGCCTCCGGGCGAGTTGATCAAGCTGGGCCAGGCAATGGTTTCTCGTGGTCTGACCGTCTTGAATATGGCCTAAAACAAAAGCCCCTGGGAGACCAGGGGCTTTTTCTTTGTCTGTCCTTGATCAGCCGATTTTTGCTTCAGGATCGTACCACATCTTGTCCAGGGCGATTGCACCGCCCAGTCGGCAGTCGTGTTCATCGCTCTTCACACGGTAGGATACACGCGCCTCCCACACAACCTTGCCGGTCTTGGCTTGTCCAACGAAACCGTGGGCGATGATGATATCGACGCCGGCAGTGAAGGTTGCTTTGGTCTCGAAGGTCTTGCCCTCGAACTCAACCGTCACGACGCCCTCAACTTCTTCACGATAGTTGAGGTTGGTCATGTCCTGTTCGGTCTTGAAGGTGCCTGGGACGATTTTGGCGATGTTGGTCATGGTGTAGTTCCTTTCAGTTGAGTTTCGCTACCAATGAAGAGAATCATACGCCTGGATATTGAGAAAGTAAAGCTGTTTCGAGAAATATTTTTGGTTCAATTCCCGATGATGTATTTCCACTTGACGCCTTCGCCATTGTAGTGGTGGATACCTCCCCGGACGCCGATGTTGATACAACCCATGTAAAAGGTCTCGTACCAAGGCAGACCGTCAGAGTTGTTGAATACCAACATGATGCTGCCGCTTGGATGGTGCTCAACGTGGAAGGCGACACCGTTGCGGAAACCTCTGTCGCCGCAACCATAGAAAGTGTGGATGCGGTTGGTCAGGCGGATGAGAGTGCGCTTCTGGTGTTCATTCAGCTTGGTCATGTTAGGCTCCGTTGAGTTGATATTCAGGATTATAGACCATTTCTTGAGGAAGTAAAGTGGTTCCGAGAAATATTTTGCTCACAACCGCCTAAATACTTCATCGAACAACCATTCCACAAGGAACTAACATGTCTGCTACCAAGAACCCATTTGAACATTTCCCAACCGTAGTGGCCTCTCATCTGGTTGATGAGAAAGCCTATCTGGTGCCCCAAGGCGTTGCTCAACGCCTGGCCAACGGCTTCGAGGAGCTGCTTGTCAGCTATCCAGCCATTGACCAACTGTTCCCTGAAGCCTTCGCCCTGTACACTGAAGAAGCCCGCAAGGCTCCAGAAGTGGCTGTTGCTGAGCCAGAGAAGGAAGCCGCCCCGGCTCCTGTTGCCCCGAAGAAGCCAGGCCCGAAACCAGGTCCAAAACCAAAGCCAGTTGAAGAAGTGAAGACTGAATCTGCTGAGTAATGGAAGCCCTTAGCAAGGACAATTATCTGCCCTTTGCTATTGACAACCTCAAGCGGAGGCCGATCATGGTCAATGACCTGGCCTCAGTCTTGCTGTTGCCAACTCAGCTGGGACAGAGTCTGGAGGAAGGAAACGTCAGGGCAGCAATCAACAGTGCTGTGACGTTCTTCAACACCTTCCTGCCCTCTGCGGCTACTGAACTGTACCTCCTACTGGCAGAGACTGAGAATGGCTCTAAAGCCCGCTCTGTCTTGAATGCCATAGGCGCAGCTCAACTACCAGATCATGATGTCGAACTCTACAAACGTCTGATCAAGGAAATCAACCCATGAGTTTCAAGGAATACCGGGCGAAACTCCATGAAGATGCTGAAGGCATCCCATCTGGAGAGACACCAACCAACACCACGAACCCAGACGAATTCGCCACATACGCAACGCCTCTGTTCACCCAGAAGCGCTTTGCCGGTATGAAAGAGTTTGTGATTCCACGTGACCAATACGGCAAGATGCGCTTCGGGCGTGATCTCGGAAGCCGCTGGTTGGCATATGTGGAAGATGCAGAACTCCAAGCTGCGATTCGCAAGGCTTACCATGACGATGAGTCCCTGCTGTTGACATGCGCTGAGACAAACATCAGTTGCATCATCCGCAAGATTCGCAACCGCCAACGTAAGCATCAAGAAGTATCACTCACCCCGGAATCCGGCGTGTAAACAAAATGCCCTGGGATTGACGTCCCAGGGCATTTTTCTTTGTTATCAAATCAAGTCAACGATCCTCTCCCAGATTCCTGACAGCGTGATGACCAGTACCAGAGCAGAGAGGATGGCGATGACCTTGATTGGCAACATCAACACGAAGCTGATTTGGTTGGCCATTGTCTCCTCCATCATTACTGTATTTATGATACAAAACAAAAGCCCTGGCTTGTGACCAGGGCTTTCGTGTTATCTGGCGAGAGGGTATCCACCAGTGTTGACCGTTTGTACAATCTGCGTCGTCGCGACACAAACAACGATCAAGAGGGCGATCACGCCCGCAGCCAGCCGGAACTGCTTAGAGAGTCCACAGCTGGCATCCATCACCGTACTCCTGGAGGGAGGATCAGGCGCGGAGCCTTGTCGTCCAGGATCAGCTCAGCCGGATCGACGGCGACCAGCTTCAGTTCCTCTGCCATGGCACGGACTTCAGGGGAGTCGTCCACAACCTTGGCAATGGCCATACCGTCTTGCGCAAGCAGTCCGATGGCGCTGCGCTTGAAGTCTGCTGCCTTGGTGTAGTTCCCGGTAGGACGCATCAGGATGCAACTCACGAGGTCGTGAATTTGGAACTGATACAGTTGTTGGAGGGTGGACATGAGGTAGGTGTCCTCGCGACCAGTGATGACCACGATGGTGGCACCGCCCATTTGATCGCGTACCAACTCCTCAACCACAGGCCAGTTCGGCTTGTCGTTCTTGATGAGGGAGTAATACTTGATGTAGTCTTTCTTGTCGCCTTCAACGAAGTGACGGCGGTGGGTGTCATCGGCCAGAGTACCATCCAGGTCATAGATCATGACAGGCTTGCCATCTTCGTCAGGCTTGACGTTGACCATGGTAGGAATCTGACCGGTGAGGTCGAACATTACGCCGTGAAACCGGATTGGGTCCAACGGCTTGTTCAAATCAGCTGCTGTTTGTGTTGTCATTGAGTCCTTCAAAGAGAGGTTTGTATTTGTGGAGTTTAGCCCAGACCATGTCGAACATGAAGTGGGATTGATCCTTCATGGACCAGAGTCGTTCCCAGCTCCCGGAATTGGACAGAGCGGCCGCAGCCAGGATAGGAGACCAGTGTTGGTGGGCGACGTTCGCCATGATCACAGGGATGCCGTTGACCATGATGAAGTCGCTCCCATCCGTCCCAACGGAACGGTAGTGGCCATCCTTGTACGCTTTGAACTTAGTCAACCGCTCTTCACGCTTGTTCAGGATCGAAGTGGTTGGGGTGTCGAATGCCGTGACAACGAAGTCGCGGAAGTCCTCACGCTTCACTCCCTTCCCGGATAACCACAGGACACAACGCACAGCCTCATTCTCCGGGCTGTTTTGGCGCTTGGAGTTGATGAGGAACGTCTTGAAATCCTGGCGGACATGGAAGTTGTTGATCCATGCGTCATATTCAGGATTGGTCATGTGGAAATTCCAGGCCCGGAAGAGCAGATGGAGGGCGAAGGCGTCTTGCTGTGTTTCACGGACATTAGGCATCATAGCTGGTGTTCTGGGAAGTAGTGTTTGATGAGTTGATCTTGGTGCTCGTTGGACCAATCGCGGATGTCGATGTTCAGGAATGGTTGAGCTTCACGATCCTTGATGACGTTGACTTCCTTCACGCAGCACCCTGCGACCTTGACAGCCACCACGGACAGAGCATCAGCAACGAGGCGGATGAATTGTCGTGGTAGCTTGCTTGGCCAAACGGCGATGCGGTGGGAGGGGAGGCCGAATGCTTGAGCCTTTCCCTCCCGGAAGGTGATCAACAAGTGTTCACCGTTGTTGAGCATTATGGTTTCAGCCAGTTGAGGGTTGAGGATACGACACCTGAATCGCCGTGGTTGATCAACCAAGCGATATCACCGATCAGGAGACCGAAGATGAAGAACGCAAGAGGGATGATGTACAGAACTCCCTCCAGGCCTTCCGTCTTGCGACTAATCCACATAATTCCGCCCGCAATCGCCAGAATCTGGATCCACCAGTACAACTTGATAGCTGTGATGTATCCCACTCCAACGAACAGGATGAAGGCGAAAACCCATTCCATTAGGCACCAGCCTTTTGCAGTTCCTCGCCTGCCTTGGCCGCTTCTTGGATTGCCACGATGCGGGTGAAGGAATCGGCTTCAGACTTGTCCAGGCGCACTTCGTTCAGGCGCGGCAGGAACAGGCTGTGTTTAGTCTTGCCGCCGTCCTGGCTGTACATGATACCGTTGGCGGTCACGGACACGATCTTGCCAGTGTAGTAGTCGCGCTTGGTGTACAGTTCCAGACGCAGGGCATCGGACATACCCGTCACACCAACTTCCAGCAAGCCTTCGGAGGACTGGCACAGCAGGGAGCCGAATGAGTCCTTGTGCTTGCTGTTCTTGTCGCCTGCCTTGAAGCCCACGATCATCAGTTCAACCGTGAACTCCAGCTTGCCCTTGACTTGATCCTTGTTGTCGCCGTCCAGCCAGATGGCTTCGGAGTGCTTGTCAATCGTACCTTCCTCGCCATTGGCCCAGGCTTCCAGCAGGTGCTCAGCAGCTTGCTTCTTGGTGGTGACGATCTTGTACTTGATCATCTGGAGACCGCCATTGGCTGCGGACATGGCTTGTTCCAGCTTCGCACGGCGCTCGCGCAGTGGTACCAGGTACTTGACCTTGGCTTGCGCTTGGCTGAACGGAATCGCATCCCACACTGCCATGATGAACTCATATCCTTCGCCTGGATGTTCGCCGGTCTGGAGGATGGAGTTCAGGACGCCGTTGCCCTTTTCACGAGGCATCAGGACGCCGTTCAGCTTCACCAGCAGTTCACCCTGCAGTTGGGTATCGCCTGGGTACAGGTTGCCGGCGACAGCCAGAGCGTCAGCCACGATCTTGTCGAAGTAGGAGCCCAGCGGGAACACGGAGCCGTTGCGGGAGGTGATGGCCGCTCTCAGGGCGCTGCCTTCGCTGTTGGTAACAGTACCCACGTTCACGTTGGCATACATGCCGTCAGCCTTGATGTCGCTGTAGGCGAAGAAGCCAGGTTGACCCCATGCCCACTTGGCCACGTTGGAATCCTTTGGCAGTACACAGCGCTGATACGGAACCACGGTCACATGGCCAGGCCAGGTCTTGTTGATCGCGGTCGTGGCGATACCGGCCTTGACGTCGCGGTTGATCAGCATCTGGAACAGCTCCAGGGTCTGCTTGTTCATCTTGCGGACTTGGGCGTTGACGAACTGCTTGGCTGCGAAGCCGGTGTACTCACGCTTGGCCAGAGCCACGGCGGTATCCGCGATCAGGTCCATCATGACCTCGCCTTCCTCATAATTACCATAGACCGCACCTTCAGGCAGTTCGGTCATGTAGTAGCTGAAGGTGGGCTCATACACAGCCTTCAGGAACGACTTCAGGTCAGAGTTGTCTTTGTTTTGCTGGAGCATCGCCAGCTTGTTGTTGGTACCCTTGGTCACTTGCAGGGATTTAATCAGATCATACAGCATTCAGTTCTCCTTTTGGTTGGATGACGGCTATTATACCGTCAACCCAAGGTCATTAATTGAATAGCAACTTGTCGTAGTTGCCAGTTTTCTTGAGCCACTTCAACAACTTGGGCTCTGCGACGTCAATGAGGATTTGTTCATCCAGGTGTCCGACTTCGGTGTGGATCACATCCAGGGCACAGAGGATCACGTCAATGGCCTCACCAACAACGCCGTCCTTGCCATGGGGACCAGTGCGCAGACCTTGGGCAATCTTCACCTCTTGGGCAAGCTCACCAACCTCCTCAGTCAGGCTGAGCATGATCTTGGGTTGGTCTGCCTTCTTGTTGCCAATCAGGACAGCGGCGCGTTCAACCATCTTGAAGAAGCCGATCATGCCTCACCTTCCTGGAACAACAGGTAGTAGCGATACATGTCCAGGGCAGCGTCGCAGGCTGCGGAGTGATACACAAAGGCCGGGTCTTTGAAGTGGTATGGGTTGATGGCGCCATAGCGATTCTGGTGTTGGCTCATGAACTTCAACATGGTCTCGATGCCCCACACCTCTTGATAGTCCCATGGTGGCTGGTTGCCCAGGTTCAGGGTCACTTCATGGAGGTGTTGCAGCTTCTTCATGTCGAAAGCGTTGCGGTCAAACCAGCGCACTTCCTTCCAGGTCACACCCTTGGACTTGAGCCAGGCTTCGATAGCCGGGAAGATGTTGTGAACTGGGATGTCTTCCGGCGATGCCTTCAGAACCTTGGATGCGGACTCGCCTTGACGTTGCCACCATTCCATCGTGCTCTTGTCGACAGTGCGACCCAGAGCCACTTGCGAGCGCACATCGAGCTTGAACTCAACGGAGCGCTGGAGCATGTCTGTGTAGGACAGGTTAGGAAGCGCGCAGTCAACGTCGCTGAGATATGTCAGGCCGATGGACAGGATCACTGCATCGTCCCACTTACCCAGCGTTTCTTTGTCGATAACCACTGAGCCTTTCTTCGGGAATTGAGCCATGTGATTACCCCAGGATGACGATTGGGAAGTTGCGGAAGTCCTTGCCGAGGAACACAGTGTTCAGAGCGTTGACGATGGCGTAGTGGAACTGGAGGCCACTGTACTTGATCAGGTTGGAGGCGTCGATGATGATCCCTTGAGGGGCTTTCACCAGCTCATCGGGACGCGGCATGCGGATGAAAGCGCCGACAGGAATGCCAATGTTCAGGGCTTGGGTAAAGTCCAGGGTGGCGATGTCACCCAGGCGTGGGTAGTAGTCAGGGTTGGAGCGCACGATGCTCTCAGTGGACCTCATGTCGGCAATGAAGAGCCAGTTGTTGCGCTTTGCCGCTTCCAGAGCTGCCTTGGTCATACCGGATTGGCGACCGCCGCCGAAGCGCACAGCGCTGATTTCAGCCATGAAGGATGTGGAGGGATCGCCGGTGCGGCGGTGGAAGAGGTACTGCTTTTCAATTGACAGATTGGCCAAGCCCTTGATGACTTCAGGCCAATCGATGTGGAAGGTAGTTTCGTGAAATTTCATTTGGTTCCTTTGAGTGGAGACCAGAGGATTATACTGTCAATCCCCGGTCTCCCGGAACCATCAACCCTTGTTCGTCTTGAGATACTTGATCATTTGCTCAACTACTTCAGCCGGGATCGCGCCAACTTGATCAACAGGACGCAGGTCACCGTCCTTCACTTCAAACTTCCAGACATTGTGAACTACGTCCCGGAACTCAACCAACTGACGCTTGTCTTGTAACTTCACAGCGCCGCTGTCCTTGCCCTTCGCCCCGGCTTCGATCTGGGTGTTCAGGCCGATCTGGTCAGCGTCACGATAGCCACGGCTGTAAGCACTGTCGTGGTTGCCGAAAATCTTGTTTGGGGTGCGTACATAGTTCGCCACACCGAAGTGTTCAGTCACTTGGTTGGACTTGATCAACACCAGTGAGGTGCCGGAGGACATCACCATTTCTTCCGACTTGTTGCGCTCCTCAGTCATCTCATACAGGCGGTCGCACAGATTCTTCATCATCCCCTTGCGGTACGCATCACACAGGTTACGGGAAGGCTTAGAGCCAGTGCTCGCCACGATATCTGCGATGTACTTGTCCGAGATACTGTACACGCGGTTGATCAGGTAACGGGCCATGGATACGCAAACAGCGACATCGGACTTGAAGCCCCTGAACCACACGTACTTCTTGGCGTCGTACACAGCCTGGCAATCGTTGTAGGTGGCCAGGGCGACGCAGATTTTCACGAACCACTTTGGTGGATCCCACTCGCCGTACTTCTGCTTGTCCATTTCCTCCTTGAAGCGGCTGTTGGCGAGGTCAATCATGCCTTCGTGGAGTTGGTGCTGGTCCATCAGCACACGGGCACGCTTCGCCGCAATTGCTGCTTCTTCCGGGCTGGAGGCGTCTTTGGACATCCGCAACAGCTTGGCGATGCGGTCCATGATCTTGTCTTTATCGGTCATGCTTTAGTTCTCCTTCAGTTGAGTTACGCTACCAATGAAGAGATTATAGACCAAGCAGTTGAGAAAGTAAAGTGGTTTCGGAAAATATTTTTAGAAACACCAAAAGGCCCATGCGGGCCTTGAGGTTACCAGAGAGGGGAGCGGGATCAGTCGTTGATCAGGAGCACTTTTACACCGATACAGCCTGGGTATTGTTCCTTGGATTCTTTGGTGGGCTCGAAGTTCCAACCATCAACGTCAGCCTGGGAACCGTTCTGATCAACCTTTGCCAGCTTGAAGTGAACGGTCGCGCCGGTCAGATCACTGATCATGACGATCCCTACATTTGGCACGCCCTCTTCAACCACAGTCGTCAGTGGGCTGATCCCCGGAGGGAGGCCCAACTCAGACAACTCCGCAATGAAGGTCTTGTTTTCACGGTGGAACATGAAGTTTCCGGTGTTGTAGTTTCCATGGGTGTTCATATATTGCTCCATTAGATGATGTGATGTTTAATTGCTTCGCGGTACAGCCTTGCCTTACTATTGGTGCGGTTCATCGCCACTTCTTCAGTCAGACCCTCTTGGTTCATCAGAGCCTGTACAACCTCTCGCCGGAATTCACTGCTTTCAAGGGTGTCGTGGAAGTCTTGTTCAGCGCGTTCTTGAGCTTCGATCTGCTCTTGACGCTTGCGAGCTACCAGCCTCACTTGAGCTTCTTCAACCAGTCGGCGGAACTCAGGATCAGTCGCCAGGCGGTTCTCATATGCGGCTTGATCTTCCAACAACTTCTTGACATGCTTGAAGAGCTTGGTCAGTTCCTTGACATGTTTCTTTTTCAGCATATAGTTCTCCTTCAGTGAATTCCAATATCAAGTATTATACTGATGGTAGTTGAGAAAGTAAAGTGATTTCGGGAAAAAGAAAAAGCCCCTGGAGTTACCAGGGGCTTTTGTTATGCTACTGCTGGGTCTGGTGAGACCGGAGTTGGCGGAGGTTGATCAACTTGAGGCTCTGGCTCAGGTTTCTTCCCGCAGTCGATCACCAGCAACACACGAGTGATCCGGGCGGCTGTCTCACGCGCCTCCTTTGGACCCAACCCTTCAGTCAAGAAGGAACGGGCCATTTGAAGGTTGGATGCTGCTTCATGGACATAGTCCAGGCGGAAGTCACCGCTCATCTCAGCAATCGACTCCTTGCCTTCAGGCCCGTAGCCGATCAGCTTGGCGTCATACACAGGAAGCTGGGACAGTGCATGATCCATCGCCTCCTGTTGCAACAACGCCATCCGCTTCTGGATGTCCAGGATGACTGGATCATCAATCTTCGGTTGGTTGATCGACATGATCAGTTGAAGGCCGGTTCGCGGAACGACACACGGCACTTCAGGAACTTGCCGTCAGGGTAGGTCTTGCCGTCGATGCCCACCTGCTCACCGTCCACCTTCACCACGATGCCGGCCAGAGTTGGGCACTCTTCCAGGCGGGTCTTGATGCCTACCACTTGGGTGTAGTGACCTTGGGTGGCGTGGGCATCTTCCACGGTCTTCGAGACCTTGGACAGGTTGGATTCCAACACCAGATCCATGTCTTCTTCCATGTTGATGGAGGCGCGATAACCCAGGCCCATGGCAGTCACCAGGACGTCAGACACGCCGTCGCGCAGCATCTTGCGGTCGCCGTTCTGGATGGCTTCCAGAACTTCGTTCAGTTCCTCCTGGATCAGCTTGGCTTGAGCTTCCAGCTTGTCCCAGTCCATGTCTTCTGGATCCATTGGGTTGTTGCCGAAGGTGGCGTTGGTCAAGCCCACGCCTTCCGACATCGTCATTTCACGCAGCCAGTGAGTCGGAACATACACTTGATCCAGGCCTTCTTCGATCTGACCAGGAACACCAACCACCGGGGTCAGGTGCATGCCATGGGCATTGTACATCGGATTGCCGGACACCACCATGATGTTTTGAGCGATGAAGGCTTGTTCCACCAGATCGAAGTAGGATGGGTTGCGGTCGCGCTCGAAAGTGGACAGGTCAGCGCGCAGGATAACTTTGGTATTGTGTTTCATGTGTTCTTTCAGTTTTGGTCTTAGACCAGGTTGATCTTGAAGCAGGTCTTGTCTTTGAAGGAGCGGTATGCGACACGCAGGAAACCAGGCTCAGGTTCCACATAGCCTTCCTCATAGCGCTTCTGGCGCATGTCGTTCTTGTAGTCCACGATGAGCTTGATCGCCAAGATGGCAGCTCCACAAGCAGCGATGACGCCCAGGATGACGTTCACAATCACCGCTTCATCGGACGGAGCGATGAAGCTCATGGTGCTGATCATTTGGAACAGCCAGTGGAGCCACATACACAGCAGGTAACCAACGCCACAAGCAAGAGCAGCACAGAAGGACATCAACAGGATGAACATCAAGCCGCCCCAGATCACATGACGCACATAACCGCACAGGTCATTTGGAATTTGCCAGCTGTCGAAGACGAACATCGCCGCCTTGTAGTGCCAGGAATCCTTCTTGAAGGTCAGAGATTTCATGGCCATTACAGTTGATTGCAGCAGTTGTCGCCTTGGTTGATGGCTTGACGCGCCGCCTTGGCTTGGGTGAACGGGTTCAGGGCGCGCCAGGCTTCGCTGCGGGTCACACGGTGGATCACGATTTGTTCCAGCTTCGAGGACAGCAGACCGCGCTTCAGTTCAGCGAACAGCAGGTTGGTCAGGCCTTCCTGGGCGGCGTTGATGGTCGCTTCATCGATCACGCCGGACAGACCTTGCTTGGCTTTTGAAGCCATGATCTTGGCGCCTTCATACAGTTCAGCATGCAGGTCAAAGGAACCATAACCACCGTTGGTCTTGGTTTCCAGGCGGGTCGCGGCCAGCTCAGCACCTTGCTTCTTGTTGTAGGTGTCCTTATCGGAGCAGATGGAGATACCGAAGTGGACGATGCGGTCACCGTTGGATTCGGTGTCGACAATGTACACGATGGTGGCGCCGCCATTGTTTACACGTTTGCCGGAGCGGTCGGTGTTGCGCAGGTGGATGTTCTTGTTCATGATTCAGTTCCTTTCAGTTAGGGTTTGAAGTGTACTACGATGATGTTGACGTCAGGTGTGTTGAGGTTGATCTGCTCCTTGACCTCTTCCCAGGACAGACCGGCGATCCCACAACCGATCAGTGGGATACCCAGGGTGATGTCCATACCCATGGTAGCGATGTCCTTGTTGACCTTCTTGAAGGCTTCGGCAACTGCCCAGAGGCGACCATTAAGACCTGGAGTGAATTGAGTGTACATGTTGAACACCATACCATCGCGGGTCGCAGCAGCGCTGTACTGGCCGAGTTTGTTGGCCACGCCATAGCGGGTGCGTCGGTCAGCTTCCAAGACTTCAGGATAGGCCTGGGAGATAGGGCGGGCAATGCCACCGCCCATAGTGTGGAAGCAGTTGCATCCGTGGGCGATTGCGTTGAAGGGGCGGGTGCTGCGATCTGAGGCAAACAGCGACAACAGATTCCCTTCCAATTCCTGCTTAATCATTCTTGCTCCTGCGTTTGTTCGACGTAGGAGAATTATATGATCAACGAAGGCCAGCCGTCTAGGGCTATTATACCAATATCAACCAGCAGTTGACCAGTGGTACAGGGACATCAATTATCAAGCCGTAAGTGGTTGATATTACAGGTTGAGAAAATTGACTTTCGGGAAAATGCTGTTGTGAATTCGTCAGGCAATAAAAAAGCGCCCCGGAGGGCGCTTGTTCTTGTTATTCGATGGTGATCTTCAATCGTCCGGTGGATGGGTTCTTCCCGATCACCACCGTGATGCCTTGGACAGTGATCTCCACCTCAGTCGGCTCTTGCGGTGGCGGGGTGATGACCTTCACCTTGGAGTGTTTGCGAGGGTGCTTGTTCTCTGGCCACTCAGCACCTTGGATCCACACGTAGCCGGGAGTGTTGCGCGGGTGGTGGTCACGCGGCATCACAACTTTGTTCACCAATTTCTTCTTCACCAGCTGGCTCACGACGTTCTGGACTTGGCTGAGGCTGGAGTTGAGCTGCATGATGTCGCTGTTCTTCATGATATCAGCCATCACTTGAGGCTTGTTCTCTTCCATGGCCCGGCGCAGGACTTCCTCAACTTTGGTGTAGAGGGCGAGGTTGCGGGTGATGTTGTTTGCCATAATGTAGTTTCCTATATCAAGTTGCGTCAGTCAGTGTACCAACGTAAGAGAATCATAATTGATGATGCTAGGAAAGTAAAGTGGTCTCCAAATAAAAAATCGCCTCTGGGATAAATCCCAGAGGCGCAAATTGAAATGGAGGTGAAGCGGGTGTTACAAGTTACAGATTGAGTTTCAGACTTGCGTTGTAACGCATTTCCGAGAACTTGATGCGATGGATCATCGGTTGTGGCAGGATGCGGCTGTGGCGATAGATCGGTTGCAGAATGCCTTCCCAATCAACGCCAGGGTGCTCATGTTGCAAGCCAGCCAGGGTCTTGTATTCGCCGGTCTCCTTGTTGCGATACAGAGCCGGGAAACCACGCTTGGACTTCTTGCCTGGGTCAGTGGCTGGGTCTTTGAAGACTTCCTTCCACTCACCATTGATGCGAATGGCGCAGCACTTCATTGCCCACTTGAACGTGTCACGGTCAACCTTTTGGAGAAGACCACCGCCCATACCGAAGGCGACGTTGTCCAGCGAGAAACCAGCATCCAGGATGGCCTTGATCATCAGCGGCAGGGACTTGATAGTCACGCCGTCGCCTTGGATCAGACGTACCTTGTTGAGCACCTTGTAGCCCTTGCTGTTCTTCACGGAGCCGAACTTGGCATCCAGGATACGCAACAGCTTCGGCAACCACTCAATCGGGTCACCGGAGTCCGGGCGGATCACCAGCGTGGCGTTCATGGCCATGACTTCATCGTAGAGCGCAGTGCCCCAGATTTCGCCGGTGGCCTTCTCAATGTCGTTGCCGTCGCTCACGCAAGCGAAGATGGCCGACTTGCCGAAAGCCTTGATCATGTTGCGGAAGGCCGCAGTTTCACCCTTGGTGTCCAGACCCCACGAAGTGATCGTGGCGTGCTCGGAAGCCGGGATGGAATAGCCAGCCATGTGGCAATCGTACCACAGACGCGCACCGATGATGCCCAGGCCGGTGTCTGAACCCTGGAAGTTGATCAAGTGCGCCATCCCGCCCAGAGCGGCAGATTGAGGCGAGGACACACCACGGGCACCGAAGTCGTGGAGCATCCATGGCAGCTTGTCCAGAGTGTCGCAGGACTCCAGCATACCATCCAGGATCATTTCTTTGGCCTGGTAGCTGATGGTGCCCACGGAGGAGGTGTACCATGGACGCAGCAGCAGGGTTTCCAGATGTTGCATGCAAGGAGCGAAAACAGGATCATCGCACCACACCACCGCCAGCGCGTTCTTGGTCGGGATCACCAGACCTTCAGGCGCACTGTAGATGTCAATGGGGATGTAGCCATTGCACTCGTTGACCACATAGTCCCAGCCTGGGCGGTAGAAGTAGCCGATGTGTTCAGTCCAGAAGGCTTCCGCTTCATCAACCCAGTCGGCAGTGATCTGCTTGGTCAGGGTCTCGTGGATAACAGTCTGCATACCTGCCCACATGGTTTCATCAGCACCGCCGCGTGCTTCGATGTAAGCCACAATCCCATCCATACCCTCTTCATATTGCCAAGGGTGGGTGATCTTGTAGCTGTCCGTGTCGAACAGTGGGTTGTTGATGTAGTCGTTGATACTCATGCTCATGGCGAAGATGCCGGCCACGCTTGCTTGGATGATACTTTTCTTCATTTTGCTACCTCTCTGGTTGCGTTGATAAAACCCACTCACTGTGGGAGTTGTGTTACAGATCAACCCCGGTCATGGAGCTGATTTGGTCGCCGTGGTCTTCAAAGATTTGGTCACGGTTCAGCGCCAGATCATAGAAGGGAACCCACATTGCCCCATCGGCGTCGTCATCGCCCTTCACTTCAGGCAGAACCTTGAAGTTCAGAGGAATGTGAGCTGTGTGGGTGATGGTGCGGCCGCGCAGGCTGCGATCTGGATGGTCGAACACACGGATTTCACGGATCATGGATTCCAACATGCCACGACCAACGTTGATCTGTGTCTCTTCCTTGAGTTCACGCAGGATACCCTGGATGATGCGCTCACCTGGGTTCAGGAAGCCACCAGGCAGGGCCAACAGACCTTTCCCCGGAGCGAACTTGCGACGGATCATGAGCACGTGACCGGCGCAAGTCACGATGGCGTCTGTCGTGACGAACGTGGGTTGATACGGAGCAGACGCCCAAGCCGCCTTGTACTTCTGGATGTTGGCATACTCCTCAACCAGGTTGCGGTAGTCGTCAGTGTTGGACCAGAAGTCAATGTTGCCCATGATCGACGCAGGAACCATCTCACGCAGGAACGGGACAGCCGAATCATCCGCAACCAAGTCCTTGGCGAACAGATAGGAGCGAATCTTGGTGGCATCCAGTTTCCGGGACGGAACAACTTCATGGTAGGACCACTGCTTGAACAAGTCCAGGTAGAAACTGGAACTGTCCTTCTTGTGACCCACGAGCACGATGCTGTTGGGATTCGCGCCGTAGTTCTCACAGACGCCAGCGACGGTCGCTTGTACCTTGGCAATCCACTTGTCGTCGTCATACATGTAGTCAACGACAGGTTCCACGATTGCGTCCGGGAACAGCTTCTTGACCATCGCCTTCCGCTCCTCGAAGGTGAACGGATTCTTGATGTTGCGGGCGCGGTGGGAGGAACCCACCAGGATCAGGACTTGTTTGCCGACCTTGAACGCTTCATCGATCAAGTGCTTGTGCATGTCATGCAGGGGTTGGATGCGCATGATTGCGACAGCCAGGTCTTTCTTTTCACTCATTTTGCTACCTCTCTGGTTGCGTTGATAAAAGGCACTCACTGTGCCAGTATTTGCTACTTATTTGCCGGACATCAGCATCATCACGGCCGATGCGTTCATCGCCACCGAAAACTCACCGTTGACAGTGGAAATATGACAGCGGCTGTGATGGTCCGGGCCTGGGGTAATGGATACGATGTACTTCACGTTAATAAAGACATCGTATCCAGAGACCAACTTCAGCTTGATCATGCAGCCAGAGCGAAGGTGTTGTCTTGAGCTTCGCCCTTCTTGGCGCGTGGCTTCTTGACCACCAGGCCGGTCTCGCTCGCAGGAGCAACATCAGCGTCGCCCTTCAGGCTCGCAACGATCTTCTTGGCCACGGTCTTGTCGCTGACTTCCTTCGGCTTGATACCGCAGGCCAGCAGAGCCGCCTTCTGGGATGGAGCGAACACCACACGAGCCATCACGCCTTCGGCTGGCTTCGCACCGTAGGTGGTCAGGGTTGCGGTCTTGGCTTTGTAGTCCACCATGTAGTGCTTCATGGAGCCACGGCGCTTGGCACGGGCGGTGCCCTTGGCTACCAGCTTGCCTTCAGCTTCCAGGCGCTGTTTGCGGGCCAGCTTCTTCTGGGCTTCGCGTTGTACCTTGGCGGCGCGGCGGATTTCGTTGGAGGCGGTGCGTGCGCGCTTGAAGTCAACGGATACTTTGGCTGGGGATTGTGCTTTGTCTTTGGACATGGTAGTTTCCTTTCCCTTTCGGGCATAACCGAGACTGGTATGGTTGGTCTCAGTGGGTTAGTAAAACGTCGTTTGCTCGACGTGGAACGAATTATAGGGTCAATAACGGACAGGCGTCTAGCTTATCTTTACCAATATCAACCATCAACCGTTGGGTTGTCAATCGACTTGATCTTGGAAATATCAACTACTTCCAGAGGTTGTACTTGAGGCTTGACGTCTGGGATGAACGCTTGCGGGCCTTCCTTGAGGAACGTCGCGCAGTCGCTGACCCAGTCGTTCATGTAATACTCAGGCGGAATCCAGTTGGACTTCCTGGCTGCTTCATGGAGGCGTGCGATTGTCCCATAGTCCAGGTTGAAATGGCAACCCTTCATGAAGTCCAGGTAGACATCAGCTTCATCGTCGGCGTGACGGTTCTGGAGGTGCTCAGCCGCCTCCTTGAGATGCATGTGGAACAACACCAGCTTGTTCAGCAGCGCGTCGTGCGAGACCTGGATGAGCTGCTCAGCGAACTTGTACACGTATGGGTTCAAGTTCAAGCTGCCATCTTCTTGCTTCCTCAGGCTGAAGCCGTTGATCAGGGCCAGGTGCTTGATTTCGGTCTCGGTCAAGATCGTCTTGATGTCTTTGATGCTCATTTGCGTTTCCCTCGCGTGAACCAGTCCGCCAGATTGTCGTCAATCAGCTCCTGGTATGGTTCATGTTTCAGCTCCAGTTCGGTCAGGAACTTGAGGAACTCATCCTTGGATTGTTCAGCCGTGAAGGCGAGCAACTTGGTGCTGCTATCCATTTCGGTCACGATCTTGACCTTGTCCTTGACCTTCTTCTCAACATACTTGATGAAGGCTTCCACGAACTCAACGTGGGCTTTCTGCTCCTCCCAGTGATTTGGGGCGCGGAAGAAGCGGAACTCAAAGGTGTCATACTCCTTCGCATAGCGTACCACGCGGGACTTGTCGTTGGGGAACCAGGCGCGGTTCACGTGCTCAACTGGCCCATAGAACAGGAGACCAACTTGAGCTTCAGATGACATGGAGCGACCTCCCATGAACAGGGTTGGGTCACAACCCACGGTCATACACGCCTTCTTCAACTTGGAGTCCACAGAGGACAGATTGGAGTTGTATGAGTGCGTATTGTGGTCATCAGGCTCATTGAAGACCCAGTTCAACCACGGACGATTCTGAACCTCACGGAACATAGCCGCGATGAGCTCTGGCTTGAGTTCGCCCACGTGGATATGACCACCGCCTGAGATCAGCTTCTCAACGTGAGGACGCAGACCAATCTCCAACGCAGCGTTGGATACAGACTTGTAGAACTTCTCAACCTCACTCCAGGTCTTCAAGATCGGGCTGGAGGTTTCGACGGCGCGGATGTCGCGGGAGCAGTCGTTGAAGCGTACCTTGCGTTGGTTGAGAATAGCCTGGAGGATGCGAGCATAGCCACCCGCCAACTCAGAGTCCACATCGCTGTTCGGTTTCCCGTCAGCGTAGGGAGACATGAAGGTCAGCTCGATGCCCATTTGACGCACCAGGGCGTCTGCCGGCTTCGGGGCTGGAGTAGCACGAGCACGCCGGGGAGCTGGTGCGTCATACTGACAGTCCTGTTCTTCGTCTTCATCATCAAACATGATCGGGTTCCTTATGGTGATTGCTTCCGTGTTATACAGGGTTTGGAGTTGTGTAGTGCCGTCTGGGTTGCACTCCATCACCAACGGGCGCGAACGTGGTACAGTGATGAGCTGGTTGGCTGACTCATCAATAGAGCGCGAGTGAGTATCCATCAACATTTCCATAGCACGACGCATCGCCTCAGTGTAATCTTCAGTGTGTTCCCTCATTTGAGAATCCTATGTTGTAAGCTGCTCAAGTGAAGGCAAAATAAAGGCGGGAGCCGCAGCCCCCGCCTTGTTCACCGGATTACTTCAGCTGGGAAGTCTTTGGCGATGCAGCCTTGGAGGCTTTCTTTTCGGTCGCCACTTTGGTGGATGCTTTGGTTTCAGCTGCTACTTTGGTGGATGCTTTGCGGGCGGTTGCCATGATAGAGTTTCCTTTATTTCGATTGTGCTGACGATTCATGAGGGGCGTCAACTTCCCCATTTACTTGCGGATTGCTTTCATACTGCTTGAGTACGGCCTGGAATTCTGCCACCTTTTCTGGCGTCCATGGCGGAATTGGGGCACCGGGGCAGGCGTGGAGACCTTTGGCTCCACAACGGCTACAGGACATGGTTCCTCCTCACTTTCGTTGTTGTGGGTGATCTTCTCCACAGTGGTGTCCCAGCGGTGAGCCAGGCTGTCCAGCAGACGGCCAGTGCGGCGCACCGCATCTTCCTGGTCCATGCCGATGTCATACGCCAGGTGATGTTCATACACCTGACGGTCCAGAACGCAGATGCGCCATGGTCCATCATTCTGTTGGATCGGATGGTCGTTGATATCAACAGCACAATCCTCGCAGTAATAGGCTTTCATGACCTGGTTATACCAGTATGCGCCCTTGCGTTGACAGGCTGTGATGTTGCAACGACCGCCGCGCTTGCCCTTTGTGGGGTGCATGATCGGAGTATCGTAACCGCCGCTGAACAGACCGGGATTGATTCTGGCCATTACAGAGGCGCAATCAGTTCGGTGCCGACAATACTCAGAGCGCGAGACATCGCTTGGGGATGCTTCTGGGCGATGATGCCCAGCAGCTTCTGGATGATCTCACCGCGACGGTCGTTGGATTCCTTCATGGGGGTAATCCGTTGGCCTTGTTGAACCAGAGTGACGCCGTAGCGATACGCCTGGTATATGGCAGCGTTCATGATATTGGTGTTGTCAACGGCCAGTTTGTGGATCTTCACATCAGCTTGGATCAGCTTCGTGTTCAGGTCCATGTTGGTAAGTTCGCCTTGGGTGACCTGGTGTTCCAGGGCTTCAACCCGGTCTGCCTTCTTGATCAGTTCCTCGATGTTGAGGGTGCGACCATCGGCGGCGATAACGAACAGTTGTTTGTCGTCCAGACTCTGTACTACTTTCATCTCAGTTTCCTTCAGTGCGTTAGCGATGAAGAGAACTATAGCGTCAATACTAGCCAAGAGTCTAGCTCAACCTTACCAATATCAACCATCAACCGTCAGGCGAACATTGAGAACATGTCTTGGTTCTTCTGTTTCTCCACTGCGTACTTCTCAATGGCAACTTGAGTGACCTTGACCTTCAGGTGTTGGAGGATGTCGATGGGCGGGTTGAAGTAGTCACGCGGAACCTCCGGGGGCAGGTTCTGGAGCATCACAGAGGCGGTGTGACCCTCAATCCCGCTGAGTTGCTTGCGCTTCTCTTGGATATCAGCCCCCACCCAATCAGTGCCCTTATAGAAGTGCGAGAGACCACACATGTTGGTTTCCACTTCAGCGATGTGGACCAGTCGATCCTTCGCCGGGGAGGCGAGACAGTTCATGCTCTGCAGAGTGTTGACGCAGTATTGGGCGATGATCTTGGGGTCCAGGTCGTCATCCCAATTCATCTCAGCGGCCACCAGCTTCAGACCCTTCACCGGCTCCTTCGGCATCGCCTTGAAGGCTGACTCATCAGACGCCACGGGCATGCCCAGGATGCGGTCATAGAAGTCCCAGATTTTCCAGGTGTGATATTCCCCATAGCCGGGGATGTCTTTAAACACTTTCAGCAACTCGCTGTAGGTCGGCCTGTACGTCTTCTTGAAGAAGTCTTCCGGGCCAGCGAAATTGTCCCGCATATACTGTAAGCAAGTCAAGCCAGCATCACCCCGGAAGTACCGGCGCTCAGTCCCACGTTTCGCAGTCGGATACACTTCAAAGCACAAGTCCCAGAAGGTGTCTTCAGTGGAGCGGTCTGCGAGGTCGCAAGCCACACCCATGTCGTAGTACAGACTCATCCCCATCAAGAAGCGACAGACATGTTCCCGGCCCAGGATAGGGATGGCGTTGCGGGCTGCTACATAGACTGGATCAAGCTCATCCGTGTTCATTGTGGCCAATGAGAAGTTGACCCAGAACGGCAGCTTGCGTTCATATTCATATTGATTCATGTTACCTCAGAATTGGAAACGCCCAGATTTCTCCGGGCGTTGGGGTGTGTGTGTGGTGTGTTGGGTCTTGAGTATCTCAGACCGGCTCCCTGACCAGGAAAGTCGGTCTCAATCGTCTCAGAGATCATTTGTACACCAGTTGGGCCTTGTTGATGCGCTGGCCGTCGATGGTGATGTAGATGACGTTGCCGCGACCTTGTACTTGTTCCTTGTCCAGGCCATAGCCTTTGTCGTTCGGCTCCCAGTACACGACGGAGGACACACCGCCTTCGGTCCAGCCGAACTTTTCGCTGATTTCCTTGACGGTTGCGCCATCGCACAGCATCTGGAAGATTTTGTCGTTCTTGGTGTCGCGGCGCAGAGGCTTGATCGGCTTGCCGTTGACGCCGATAGGAGCCGGGGCGGATGGTGCGTTAGGAACCGATACAGCGGTCACGGTCTTCGCATCGTTTTTCTTAGCCGGGGCGTTCACCACCAGCAGTTGCGGTGCGCGGGCAGTGCCGGCCAGTTGGGAGGTGATCATAGAGAACACGCTTGGGGCTGCGACAGCTTCAATCACTTCCTTGGCTTCAACATCGATCACTTCCGGTGCGACTTCAGGAGCGGCTGGTGGGGTGACTTCGGTTGGCTTCGCTGCGTCTTCTGCTTCAACAGCAGCTTCAGCATCGGCTACAGACATTGGGGCGGCTGCTGGGGCGGTCTCTACTACCGGAGCAGCAGCCTTTTCTTTCGGAGCGGCGACCAACTCAAAGCCGCAAGTTTTCGTCACATTGCCGTTCAGCAGGTTGCGCAGGGAGGTCTTACCCATCGAGAAACCGGCATCCTTCAGCTGGTCGATGATCTGTTCGTTGTCCAGACCGTCGATGTTCATGGAGAAAGATTCGGTGGTGTGTACCAGGGTCAGGCTCTGTTCAACAGCAGCGGCGTTCGAGGTGGTCATAATGTAGCTCCTATCAAATTTGGGTTTAGTGTTTTTCTCAAGTTGATTTCTCAACCGATGAAACGAATTATACGCCACGAAATTGAGGAAGTAAAGTGGTTTCGGAAAAATATTTTTCGTCCACCAAGAAGACAAGTCTGACCCAGGGTGTGGCGTCAATGAAAACCACCAGGCTATGTCTGTCCTAGACAGGCCTCAATTTTCACTTTCCCAAAACAGTTGATGTGAAAATGATAGACAATAAAAAGCCCCAGGCTGGTACCTGAGGCTGTGGTCTGTGACTATCTTTTCGGTAGCTCCGATGTCAACTAGCTTTGTTGTCGGAATACGTTCTGAACGTCACTTTCGGATAGCTCCGGGCGGCATCAAGCAACTCACGAATGTTCACAGACGCCTTGAGAGTGGGCATGGTGGCATCCGCTCTTGAGTTGTGAACAGCAAGATATCGATGGGAACCATCAAGCACATAGCCGTCCTTGCTGATGATGATCGGATCGAAGGTGCGACTTGCCCCAATCTTGCGCATGATCTTGAGCACCTTGAGCTTGTTGAACTCACTTTGAGTCAACTTCAAGTTGCGGGTGGGCATGACCTTCTTCCTGAGGATGATGCCCTTGGTCGCCAAGTAGCGCTCGAAGTCCGGGAGGTCTTCACCAGCAATCTGAGGCATCTGGCTCCGGGTAATGCCGAGGTGGCCACACGGAGCCTTGATCATGTTGACCTGGATGTCCGCTGCCTGATCAGTGACCAGACGGCGAACCAGGAAATTATTGAGGAAGTCTGCTGCGATTGTTGAAGTTGACATGGCGGTTATCCTTATTGTAGACAACCTATTTAGAACTCCTCCCAGTCTCCATTGCCGGCTGGAAGCGACTGTCCCGAACCGTATCGAGCAACCCACTCCCGGAGGGTGAGAGGATTGCGACCGGCGAGGACATCCCAAATCACGTTATGGGTATGGTTGTCGACAGGCTTTAGGTTCAGTGGGTTGTGTTTGTACTTGACATACTCCTCTGGATAGAGGCGCTTCGTCAACCCTGTAGTGTAGAAGATGACGTCATCATCCCCAAGGATCGTGAAGCCCTCATCAACCTTGTAGTAGTGCTCAAGCCAGATCCATCCGTTGGAGTGTGCAACCGGGAGCCAAGCGAAGCAACGGATACCAGCGACCTTCTGGACCTCCTTGAGGCGCTGTTTTGGGTTGAATGTGCGAAACCGCATTATTGTTTCTCCACTTGTAGTTTGTAGACAGGGCGGCAGTGGTGGATGGCCAAGCGCACTGCGTTGATGTCAACCTTCGGATCGAACCCGGCCTTGTCATCCAACAAGACATTGAAGTAGAACTTGCTGCTGAAGTCAGCATACTCAGTGTTCTTCTCAAGTGGGTTCTCATTGTAGTGCACGCGCACCCACTGTTCCATCGAGAACAGTGATTTCTTGTGGGCGATCATGCCTGTTGGCCCTTCAATCTTGAGACTGGACCACAGAATGACATGGTTCTCCGGGTAACTCATCAACTCCGACAGGAGCTCAGGCACGTAGGGATACAGCTCAGCGTCCATTGCGCGATCAGCCTTGTAGGAGGGCTTGATCAGGGTCTCATGGAGGTCGATAGCCCAGTACATCTTGTCCCAGCCGCGTTCAGCCATCTTCTGGTATTGCTTACAGATGGCTTGATAGATCGGGCGCTCAACGAGGGCATGGACCATGAAGCGCGTGATGCCGGTCGGGAGGGGATAGGGCCAGGCGTTCTCCCAGGATTGTTTTTGAGTCATGTTAATCCCACTTTGCGAGTGTTGTGCCTGTGAACAGGGCGTTGCGGTAGCGCTTGAGGTTGTCTTGGGCTACCATGATCTGGAGGCGGTTGCGTTCTTGGTTGAGTTGTAACCATCCCAGTTCGTTGTACCAGTACGAGATTCCGGCCAGCACGGTGGCCTTCTTCATACAGCGGAATGGGATTGGGTGGGAGAGGCGATAACCGTTGGCCGTACCCAGATCAATACACTCAGGGAAGGTCACATCAGCTTGAGCACGGTTCCCTTCCTGTCGCATATGGCGGCTGATGGAGGCCATGCGCTTCCCGGTCGGCGTATCAACGATCACGACAGTCCCCAGAGGCCACTTGCGGTGGCGCTTCCTCATCTCAGCATATTCCTTCTTGGTCATGCCTTGATTGAGGGCACGGCGCTCCTTCTTGGTCATTCCACACATGTTTCACCTCTGAATACTTGAAGTTTCTTGCGATAGGTCTCGCGCCAAGTCAAGGCTTCCTCAGGATTTCCCAGGGTTCCTTCAACTTTGCGACGTGTGTTCATGGCACCGCACTGGCGGTACGTGATCGGGATCGCCCCGGCAGCGATAGCAGCCGCCTTCTTGGACAGGCAGATATCATAGTGGCTGTCGTGCTTCGGAGGAGCTTGGTGCCACTTGCGCTGGACACCAATCTTCTGGGCCATGGCGTGCAACTCCTCATCGGAGTCGGCTATCATGTGACACATCTTCATGCGACCGAATTGAGCCTCCATGTCGTCAACGTAGACAGCCATTACAGATCAGTCCTGACGAACACACCGTTGATCTTCTCCACGCGAGCACCCTTGTCCATGCCCTTCGGAGGAATGGCAATATGTGCGTTTTCATAGTTGTTCTTGGCGCCGTTGCAATCGATGCAGCATGGCTCCGCATTCTCCAGACTGTCCTTGCCGCCCTTCGCCCGGTCGATAATGTGATCGTGGGTGAACAAGAGCGCGGAACCGTCCTTGCGCACGCCCCAAAGGTTCATGTGCGGCGACCAGTTCTTGTTGTTCTGGTTGTTGTGACTTTGACTGTCGATGGAGAATTGAGTTGCTTCAGCCCCGCAGATGTAGCAGCGCGTACCCTTCACAGCGAACGTGCGGAGGCGCAGACTGGTAGTGTGGACGGTGTAGTCGCCAACCGGATGGCGGGTTGCCTTCTCTGGTTCATGCATCGAGTCCAGAATAGCAGCAACTCCTTCCATCAGAGGGATCATCTGATGGTGGACGTAGCCTGGGCGGGGAGGCTTCTTGATCATGCGGTGGTTCAGCATCTTCATGATATGGTCTGTAGTGGATGAGAAACCGAAGTATAACTGGCGTTGACGGAAAAAGAAAAGCCCCTGGCGCGAACCAGGGGCAGTTGATTACTTCACGCTGTCGATGTCGGTCAACATCATAGCTTGGGGAGTGGTGGTCTTGAGGGAGTCGATCTTGGCGTTGATCTCCTTGATCTGCTTGTCCAACTCCTCAACTTGTGTCGAGGTCAGGGACATGATGTTGGAAGACAGGAGGCGGGCGACCGTCTCATCATCCACAGACAAAGCAAGCTTGATTGCTCTATACAGACCATCCTTCTTCAGGGTTACCAGAGTCTGGCTGTCTGCGTTCCACATGCTGATGAAGCGGCGCTTGACATCAAGCCAAGTAGCATCAGCCGCCAGACGTTCGATCTTGCTCAGGCGGCGCTTCTCCAGGTACACCAGGCGACCTTCAATCCAATATCCCAGCAGCTCTTGGACAGTGTCGAACATGTGGATCTTGCCATCCCAACCCCAACAGTTCAGAGTCTCGGTCAGAGACAGAGTCAAGCCCAGCTTCGCTACCAGCTTGTCGTGGTCCATGGAGCAGAAGGCCTGTGGCGCTTCCAGGAGAATGTTCCACTGATCCTCTTTCGAGTCATCGCTGATGGAACGAATCTCCTTGTTGTCCAGCAACTTCAACAGAGTCCTGTTCTTGTACTGCTCGTATTGATATGTCGAGTCAGGCGGCAGGTCAGTGATCTTCAGAGAGGTGCGGCTGACCTTCTCGAACGTCCCTGTGATCTGGTACTGGCTACCCTTTTGAATGATCTTGCCTGTGAAGCCGTTGAAGGACGGCGGCAAGGTGTATTCCTGACCTTTAAGGTGGGCTCTGATGGCCGACTTGACCGACTCCATGGAACGCGGCAGGATTCGTGCCGAGTAGCCATTACCAACACCGCGAGAGCCATTCACGAGCAACAGAGGAACCTTGGGCAGGAAGAAGGCTGGCTCAATGTCATCCCCGTCATAGGTCTGGAGGGTCAGGATTGGCGCATCATCCTTGTCAAGGACGTTGTCGAGGTGAGCATGGCGCTTGATGAAGATGTAGCGCGGCTCACTGTTGTCGTGGTCCAGCTTGTTCCCGAACTGACCCTGGCGCAACAACAGAGGGTAGTTGTTGGAGCCGGGGAAGTCACGAGCCAGATTCACCACAGCGTCAATGATGGAGTCCTCACCATGTTGGTAGTGAGTACGGTCGGAGGCGCGGGAGCCGATGTTGGCCACCTTCACCTCCTTGTCCCCGGCCTTGACGGTATGGATCACCGTGTCGATGATCTTGCGTTGTGCCGTCTTCAAACCATCCGCAATGTGAGGAATGTTGCGCTCATTGTCATACTTGGCGTACTCACGGTGGTCTTCTTTGATGTGAGTTTCGATCTTGATTTGGTTCATGCGTGAATTCCCAGGAAGGTCTTGCGGTCGTCGGCGCGGTTCGGATCAAACGCCATGTTCAGCATTTCTTGATCGGTAGCGTCCAACGGCAGGACAGTGTATGTGTACTTCGGGTCAGTCATGAACCGCTCCATGTCGGCAGTCTCGTGACCACCCAGACCCTTGATGTACTTGAAGTTGAATTTCTTGGTCTGGACTGCTTCCCAGGCCTTGAACTCCTCCTCGTTGAAGAATTCATGAATCTCACCAGGACGGCGGCACATAATCATCGGAGTCTTCAAGAACTTCAACAGACCCTTCTCAATCAGTTGCGGCCAGAAGCGCTGGAAGGCAACAGTCAACAGACCCCTGATATGAATACCATCCAAGTCAGCGTCAGTGGACACCATTATACCCGCACCATAGCGCAAGACGGAAGGATCAACATTGCCACTCAAGTCAAGACCCATGATTTGGAGCAGGTCTTGGAATTCCTTCTTCTTGGTCAATGACTTGATGCTCTGGCCGAAGACGTTGTCTGGCTTCCCACGAAGTGGAAACACACCGTGGTGGCTACTCTTGGCGGCGCGGAGAGGCTTCAACGCGGAGTCACCCTCAGCCACGAACAGGACGCACTTGGAGCGGTCTTTCTCTGTCGCGCCGTGGTATTTCTCGATGTGGTGGAAGGTAGCCTTGCGAGCTTCATCCACTTCCTTCTGGGCTTCCTTCGCTTCCTCGAAAATCTTGCGGCGCTCTGCCCATTCCAGGATGCGCTTCATGATCGGGCTGGCGATGATGTCCTTGATGAACTTGTCGGTGACCTCGAACTGGGAGCCGTACTTGGAGGCCACCGTGATCAGATTCTCCTTGGTCTGGGAGGAGTAGCGTGGGTTGTTGATCGTGGCGTCCAGGAACAGATGGAACTGCGACTTGATCTCACTTGGCTTGATCTTCTGCTTGGTTTTCTTCTCGATGTGCTCACGAATGCCTTCCACGATCTTGTCCATGACGTACTCAATGTGAGTGCCGCCTTGGTAAGTGTTGGTGGAGTTCACATAGCTGGAGTGCTTGAAGCCTTCAACGGAGTGAATCAGGGCGACATTCCAGCGGTCGATGGATTGGAACACCACCTCCTTGTTGAACAGGGCGGCGAAGTCCTTGAAGGAGCGCACCTTGATCAGCTGGCCGTTGAACGACACCTGGATGTTAGGATTCGTGGCTGCGATCTCATAGCAGCGGCGCTCGATCAAGAGCACGGCATCATCAGTCAATCCAGTCATCCCCAAGCGGGTGAAGTCTGGTACATAGGTGATGGCCGTGAAACTTGCTCCTGACGCCGGGGTGATCTCTTCCTTGCCTCGCACCGTCAGGTTGTTTTCATACACGATGCTGTAGTGGTTCTTACCATCACCGGTGTCCACACGGAAGAAGGTTGAGAAGATGTTCACCAGCGAGGAGCCTTCACCATTCTGGCCGGTTCCTGTGGAGTCTTCACTGTCATCGAAGTTCGAGCCGGAACGCAGGTGGCCGAAGATCATATCAGGAATCCACAGACCAGTGTCCGGGTGCTTCAGGACTGGGATGCCCCCGTTATCCTTCACGCAGATCGTGCCCATGATCTTGTTGACGCTGACCTCGATCTTGTTGAGGTGCTTCCCTTCCGGGCGCTTGGCGTGGTCGGCAGAGTTACTGATGATCTCATCGAACAGCTTATTAAAGGCTGGATTGATCGACAGGCGGCGCTCTTCAACCTTTCCTCCCACAATCGACCAGGTGAGCTCTTCAACCGTGGTCGTGCTTCCCAGATACCTCCCCGGACGAAGGAGAACGTGCTCAATGTCCGTGAGCATCTTGAATTTGCTTACATCTTGTACTGTAGTCATCTACATCCTTTCAAATTGGATCCACGTATCATACCTAGTGTTGGGCCTGATTGACTAATTGAGGGTTGACTATCAACCACAACTTCCCTTCGGAGTGAATGTGCTATATAATACCGGGTTCGATAGTGTTGGTATCAACAAGACGAGGCGCTATCGTGCAGTACCTGAATGCTCCCTTACCTAGGATCAACCAAAGGGGAGTGCCGTGCTAGTATCGCTTTAATGTGGTGCATCGAGCGGCGTTGGGGCCAAGGAACATTGGTCTTTTGTCGATGAAGAGTGAGGCTTGTCCCGGCGCTCACTTCCCTGAACCGGCTCCTGCACTGGAAGGGTAGAACTATTCAGCGAATCTGAACCTGACTGGGGATGATTTGCTGGGCTAGTTTTGCCCATCACCTCACCTACCCTGGAATTGGACGGGCTTCGCCCTGTGAATTGTTATATTGTCAGAGCATGGGAAGGTGGATTCTGACTGCCTGTGGCCCTATTCCAATTCAGGGTGTGATCAAGTTGCGGCCATCTGAGTGGCTTAAATTGGCTCTAATCTCAAGTTTTCAATATTGACATTTCTGTGAAAAACGAAATGTGCGGATTATTTTTGGTTTCCCACTTTACTCCTCAAGTTCATCCCAATATAATATCTGTATCGGTCGAGCAATCCCGCTCCCGAATTTGATAGGAACTACATCATGAGCAACAACTTCAACTTGGGTGACGAAGCAGAAGACCTCGGCATGATCGACCGTTTGCTGGAAGCCCTCGCCAACGAACAAATTGTACCAGTCAAGATGGAAGGTTACGCACAGACCTTCCGGGGTGAGATCAAAGTCACCATGTCCAACGGCGATGTGATCGACATCAAGTACACCTGCCCGCAGAACATGGCTGATACCACTCCTGACGAAACCAAGTTGAAGGTCAACGGCGTGGATATGAGCACTTACATGTCCGTCCCTTGGGAAGTGAGGGATTGGGAAACGTCCCTGAAACTCGCATACCGCGACTTCCTGAAGCTGATGAATCCTCTGTAAAATACAAGCCCCGGAGAAATTCAGGGCTTTTTCGTATCTACCACTTTACTTTCTCAATATCGTGGTCTATAATACTTGATATCGGTTAGGCAATCCCGCCTCCGATATCAACTGATAGGAAACTACAAAATGAGCAATAGCATCAAAACCCCGTTCGGCGTCATCAACCTTTACCTGGTTGCGAAGCGTGTGAACGAAATCCGCGAGACCTCCATGTCTCCAGGCGACAAGGCTCGCATCACCTTCCTGAAGGAAGGGAAGGAAATCTGGAGCGGTGAGTTCAACCTGTTCCCGTTCGGTGGTGAGCCGCCAATCGTGAACAAAAACAAGAGCTTGTCGGCCAAGGTAGTTCACACCCTGGCTAACAATCGCCATGACGCAGACGACTTCGCAGTTGAACACGTTCCAGCGTAAGTAGCACCAAGCCCCTCCGGGGGCTTCTCTCAATCCTGATAGGAACTACAACATGACTAGAAATTCCAACTTCACACCTCGCACTCCAATGGAGATTGCGAACGACATCCGCGCAGCCGTCGCTGCCCAAACGGAGTCTGACCCCAACATCGTCCACATGATGCACTACGTGGAAGCCCTGGCCTTGATTCCTTCTTGGGATGGCAAGTACAAGGCCGACAGTGCTGTGACCGTTGCTGCCTACGCTTCCACCAACTTTCAGTTCTGGAGGAAGGGCGGGGAGACCGCGAAGAAACTCAAGGCTGAGTTGAATAAGGCTCTGGCCTGGGCCCAAAAGCAAGGCCACTAATACAAGCGCTCCCGGTCCAGGCCGGGAGTTTCCAATATACAAACCAAATGATGTGCCCAGACCGCAGGGGAAGTGGAGTCAAAAATATTTTCTGAAAAGTTACTAAAATCACTTTACTTTTGATCTAGTTCCAGTATAATTCTTGATATTGGGAAGCAATATCGCCTCCCAGATTCCACAGACTTCAACAGGATGAAGAATAAAATGAACATCATCAAGGTTTTGGTACAGAACTACTTCAACATCAAGAATTTCTCGATCAACGAGGTTCGCTACCAGTTCCGTGACTTCCGTTTCGCCCAGAAGAAGGGCTGTTTCAACAACAGCTTCCTGTACCTCTGCGAACAACCAGAAAAACAATCAATGAAGTATGTCCTGGGATACCTGCTGGTCGACAATATGGTCCCAGTTGAGCACGCCCTGGTGAAGATCGGTGATGAATACTTTGACGTCACTCCCCGGAACCGCCACCGGGCTGACCGCTACATAGCCGTCCTGGAAGTGGACGTTCACACGGCTGCTGCCTTCGTCAACGCCGAAGGCTACGCCCCAGACATATATGGGCTGAACAGATTCCTGCGAGGTAAGTGAAAAGCGCCCTCCGGGGCGCTTTTTATTTTCTCCGACCACTTTACTTCATCAATAAAGTGGTCTATAATACTTCTCAAGTCGAGCAATTCCGCGAGACTGAAACTGAAAGGAACTACACCATGGCTAAGAAACCAACCCTGCAAGACATCTTCGACAAGTTTGAGGAGTGTGTCGGTGAATACTTCCCGAATGGCGATCCGATTGATGGGATGATCGACTGGCTGCGCAAGAACGGACTGACCGTGGGTGATGTAGACAAGGCCATCAAGAAGCACGGCGGGGCCAAGAGCTACACCGAGTACATGGCGCAGGCCTGGGACGACTTCAAGGATGACCAACTGCACGACGCAGAACAGGCGCTGAAGAGGGGCCAGCGCGAGTTGGAAATGCACATCAACAATAACAGCCTCGCAAGGACGTTCGTGGAGATCAAGGACGGCAAGCCGGTGGCGACTCGAAACCCCTGGAAGTCCAACTAAGTCAAGCGCCCTCCGGGGCGCTTTTTATTTTCCGAAATCGCTTTACTTTCTCAATAAAGTGGTCTATAATCTCTTTCAGGTCGAGCAATTCCGCGAGACCCCTTAGATGGAAACTACAATATGAACAATGTTTATATGGTTCTGGTGGAGGGTAGGTCGCTAGCACGCGAATACCACTACAAGAACAACACCGGCCCAGCCCGGAGGCGGTTAATGGAAATGATTGCCGGTATCGTTGAGGTTGATGAGTTGGAGGAGCTGGACTCAACGATTGGCGGGATGGGGCGACTCGATGTGGCCCTGTTCTTCTCCTCCCGGAATCGTGCGATTGAGATTGCCGTGATTCTGAACCGCGTTTTGCCGAAAGGCTCCGAAGAGTGGTACCAGGAGACTGAGGCTCATCATAACGCCTATGTGTATGGCCCGGTTGATACCGATGAACCAGAAATAGACGGCCAAGAAAAACTGGCCATCGCCTGGTACGGTACAGCGATGTAAATGAAAGCCCGGAGAAATCCGGGCTTTTTCGTTTTTACCACTTTACTTCTCAACTTGACACAGGTATAATCTCTTTCAGGTCGAGCAATTCCGCGAGACCGATCTGAAAGGAAACTTGAATATGAACACTCTCATCAGCGCCGAAGGCTTCTACATGATTCACTTCGATGGCCGCTCCCTGGACCTGGACTTCCACTACTCCAACAACGCGAACGTCGCCTATGACCGCCTGTACGCCGTGATGTTGAAGAACAACATCGTCACCCCGGAGGAGCTGTCTGAGATCAAGAAGAACGCCGGCAGCGTGGGCTATGAAGACGTCACCATCTACATCAAAGGCCGTCGCGCTTTCGAGGTGGCTGTGGCCCTGGATGAAGTCTTGCCTGGCAGCACGAAGTCCTGGAAGGAGGGTTCCGGCGTTCAACACAACGCAAGCGTGTGGGGTCCAATCAAAAACCTGGAGGATGCCACCGAAGACACCGGTGAGTTCTGGGACAATCCAGCCGCGACTCTGATGGCTGACTAAACGCAAAGCCCCGAAAGGGGCTTTTCTTGGACTTGACATTTGTGACCCTGATTTGGAATAGGGACAATCTCAAGTTCAAGCCAGGAATCCACCTCAAATTGGCTCGTATTATCAATATCAAGTATCCAAAAGGAAATGTCAAGTGAGAAAGCCCGAATTTGCCGCCCGCACGACCCACGACCTGACCCACTGCGTAACCTGTGAGGCTCCCTTCCGGGATGACGACATGGTGTTTCGTCACGACAACTACAATGTCCATGCAAACCTGGGATGCTGTTGGAAGCACTTCCCATGGGCAAAGGTGTATGGTCCGAACTACAAGAGCGTGCGGCTGGGACCACAGTCTGCTGAGCGCTACACTCCGCTCCCACCTCCTCCAACCATCCAACAGCGGATCGTTCTGGTGGCGAAGAAATGGTCGAAATCCATTAAAAAGTTCTTTACTTCCAAATGGACAGTCCGTATAATACTTGATATCAGGAGCAATAAAGCACCTGATTGATTGAGGACTATAGCATGAACAATGTAGCAATGTTCGGGGAGATTGGACAACTGTTCAGCCGCCCCGGCGCGAAGGTCAGTACCATGACTATCTTCAACAAGGATATGCACATGGTAATCCTGGATGACCTCTCCAAGGGTGTGGGCTTTGTGGTGGAGTTGGATGACACCCATACGATCCGCATCTGTACCATGATCGGCAATGTTGCCTCTGGGCGCTTCGAGGATGCTGCGAAGGTTGATATGCGTGACCTGACCAAGCTAGGCTGTGAGGTTGTGGGATTCCTGATGGAGGAGTACAAATCCACCACTCTGGAGGTTCAAGATGTCGCCTTCATGAGTCCAGATACAAGAGACAAGGTTCACAGCAAGATCGTGAATTGGATCGATGATGTGATGAAGTTAGTCGTGTAATAATCAAGCCCCGGTTGATCCGGGGCTTTCTCTTTCTGTGGTTGTAGGCTATAATACGCCTATCCATCCCCGAAGGAGTCTAATGACACCCATCCTGATCTTCACGGATGGCAGCTCAAAGGCCAACGGCAAGCCAGAATGTATCGGCGGCTGGTCGATGGTCATCCCCAACTTCCAAGGCAAAATGTTCGTGCGATACGGACAACTGCCTGCCCCCTCCTCCAATAACAAGGCGGAAATCATGGGGGTACTCTATGCGCTGTCCATCTTCTCCAAATCCCCGCAGTTCAAACCCATCATCCACTCCGACTCCCAATATGTTGTGAAGTCCTGCAACGAATGGCGATATGGTTGGGCCAAATCCAACTATGAGGGCATTAAGAATCGCGCCCTGTTAGTCCCACTGTTCGAGCTCATCGACAAATCAATCAACCGTCCTGACCTGCAATGGGTCAAGGGTCACGCCGGGAATCACGGCAATGAGTTAGCTGATGAGTTTGCCGGTCTCGGCAAATCCGGGACAATCAGAGACAAAAACGACGCAGTGTCCAACATACGGTATGTCCCGTATGAAGAACTGCCGTATGACCTGGTATCACCATGAAAATCCCCGCCCCAGGTCGAGCGCCCACGCGCCTTGAAATCCTCCTGATAACCCCTCTGCTGCCGCCCTATCGTTATGAGAACCCTAGGGCCATGCAAGATAAGGTCATCATCCACCACATAACCGAAAACTCCACAGGCAAACTCCAAGTTGAGATTGAAAGACGCATTCGGCAGTTCATTAGCAGCGAGAAAGCGCCCTATTTCAAGACCGTGGTGTTGTTTGAGAGAGTGATCCTGTAAGGAACATATGACAATCATTTCCACCGAACACATTGACGAATCGGAGCTGGAACAGTATGAGGTCGCAGACTTCAACCCCGGCGAACCGAAACGCTCCATGTATGTCGACAACGACAAACTGACGGAAGCTATGCTGGACTGGAGTACGGCCATCCAAGCAGCCAAAGAATCTGGGGCTGAACGCCCTCGTATGCCTGAATTCATCGGTCTCCAAGTTTGGTTGATCGCTGAGAACATGGCCAAGAAATCCAACTTCAGCGGCTACTCCTGGATTGATGAGATGAAGGAAGACGGCATTGAAGCATGCTGCGCCTATCTCCACAACTGGAAACATGACGCTGCGACCCGGAAGGGCAAGCCAAATCCATATGGCTATATCTCCAAGATCATCGAGCAAGCCTTCAAGCATCGCATCGAGGTTGAGAACCGTCAGAACTACTACAAGAACAAGTCCCTGCTGCTGATGGGTGGTCCAGAAGCCTTCGAGGGTGAAGATTGGGGCGACAACGCAGAAGCCACTAACAACATGCTTCAAGACATGGTCAACCGCGCCTATGAGTATGAGGAGAAGCAATCCACCCGCCTGGCCGCTGAGCGCGAGAAACAAGACAAGAAGAAGCCCAAACAACAAACCTTGATGGACATGTTCGCCGTCACGGAAGAAGGAGAACAAGAATGAGTTTGTATGCGATCGTGGGGGATTCCCACTTTGACGTGCGTGGAGGCGACATCGACTTCCTGGACTTCCAGATCAAGTGGCACCTCGATGTCTTCCGCCAGTGTAAGGCGATGGGCATCAAGACCGTTGTCCAGGTTGGCGACTTCTTGAACAACCGCAAGACGGTCGATGTACGTGTGATGGATCGCATCCTGAATGAACTTCTCCCGGCTCTGGATGAATTTGATCTGGACTTGTTCCTGTTGGCGGGTAACCACAACATCTACTATCGTGACTCCAACGATATTCACAACCTCAACTTCATGGAACATCACTCTCGTGTGACCGTGATCAAGGAGTGGGGCGAGGCCAACGGCATCCTGTACCTGGGCTGGCTGAACAAGAACAACACCGATGAACTCATGAAGGTTGTGGCTAACTCCAAGGCCAAGTATTGCTTCGGTCACTTGGAGCTGGCTGAGTTCCCGATGTACAAGGGCATCCCGGCTGTTCATGGTCAAGATGGCAACCTGTTCTCCAAGTTCGAGAAAGTCATCACCGGCCACTACCACACTGTGTCCAACATCGGCAATATCACCTATGTGGGCTCGCCATACCACTTGACATGGGCTGACTATCCTGATGGAGTTGAGCGCGGCTGGTTTACCTTCGACACTGAATCAGGTAAGCTAGAGCTGGTTAAGAATCGCCCTGATCAATCCCTGTTCGCCGTCTTCAACCACGACCCAGAAGTCAAGTATGAAAAGAAAGACCTGGAGCATCTGGCTGGTAAGATTGTCCGCATCGTCGTGAAGAACAAGGGCGACACCCGCCGCTACAACGCCTTCCTGTCTCTCCTGCGCGAGATCAAGTTCATTGAGTATCGCATTGTGGATGAAACCATCGTGGAGAAAAAGGAGGTCGTTGCGCCGATCAACCCGCAGAACATGTTGACCGACCTCGGCAAATTCATCACGGACTACTCAGCCCGCCTTGCCGCGACCGTTCCCGGCGCTGACGTTGAGCTGACGCGCTCCATTTCCCTCGAACTCTATCAAAAGGCTGCCGAATGAGCTTTGGTTTCTCTGTCCCTATTGTCGCCGCTCAAGTCGCGGTCATCAACAACATCAACGCCACTCGCCGTCTGGGTGGCGTTTCATCCCCAACCCCTCCGAAGCTGACGCCGCCAGATGGTCCATCCCTGTGGGAGCGTGTGAAAGAGCTGTTCCGCGCCATCCCACCAGGCAGCGTCAAGACCAAGGAGACCTTCAAGTGACCAGTCGCATCCAATTCAAACGTGTCTGGGGCAAGAACTTCCGCTCCATCGACAACATGGGCATGGAGCTGTTATACGGCTCCGGGACTACCTGTGTAGGCTCCCTGGATAACGGGGCTGGTAAGTCCACTATGTTGATCTATGCGCTGTTCTATGCGCTGTTCGACAAGAACTACAAGAAGGGCGACAACAAGTCTGCCTTGATCAACTCCTCCTCCAACAAGGACTGCGTGGTCCATGCTGAGTTCGATGCCAACGGCTCCTCCTGGAAGGTTGTCCGCGGTCAGAAGCCAACCCTGTTTGAAATCTACAAGGATGGCGTGAAGATCGAAGATGAAGCCGCCCTGAATGACTATGCCAAGAACTTGGAGAAGGTCATTGGTATGGATGAGAAGGTGTTTTGTAACACCGTCGCTCTGGGCAAGGACAAGTTCGTGCCGTTCGTGGCTATGTCCGCCCCGGATCGCCGCAACTACGGTGAGCAGATGCTGGACCTGGTGGTTATCTCCCGGATGAGCGACCTCAACAAGGAAGCCATCAAGGCGCTGAACATTGACATCCTGACACTCCAATCGAAGATGAATCAAGTTGACGCCGACCGGCGCGGCCTGGATGCCATCATCGAGGTGAAGAAGCAACACGCTGCCCAAGCCTCCCAAGGTCTGGATGATGAGATTGCCCGTGAGAAGGCCGCAGGAGCAGCGATTGGTTCTGAGATGACCGAGGTACAGACACGCCTTGCTGCGGTCCAGGATACGCTGTCTAAAGCGCAGGAGTACAGTGCGCAGGATCAGAAGATCAAGGCGATGATCGACGCCGGGGAAACGAAACTCAGCATCTTGACAAACAAGATCGCTTCGGATCGTGCGAACCTGGACAAGAACCTCCAGCGCCTGGATGTCTTGTTGATGCGTGCTGAGTGTGATACCGATTGCCCTCACTGCCAACAGAAGATGCCGGAAGACCGTATCAAGTCAGCCAAGCAACGTCTTCAAGATGAGGTCGCCCAGATCAAGGAGCAACATGAGCTCAATGCGAAGGCAGACCAACAGACGGTTGAGACCCTGCGAGCAGCAGTGTTGAAGGCAACAGCCTCCCGTTGCGCCGATCCTGACGGGCTGGCTCAAAACTTGAGCAGTGCCCAAGCCGCCGTGGCTCATGTGAACTCCGAACTGGCTGTGTTGCGTTCCCGCCTCTCCACGACCCTGACCCGGATCAAGGAGCTGACCGCCAAGAAGGAAGCATCTGAGAAGGACAACTCATGGGATGTTGAGGTGAAGAAACTGGACGAACTGGCGACCCAACAGGTTGAAAACCAGACCGCCCTGAATCTCCTCCAGACCCGCATGAAGTCCCATGAGATCAATGCTGCGACCCTGAAGGATGACGGCGCGAAGGCGGAAATGGTTGATCAGTACTTGCCATACATCAACTCCCAGATCAATCACTATCTGGACCGCATGAACCTCTTCATCAACATCGAGCTGGACACTGAGTTCGAGATCAAGATGAACGCCCCGGATCGCCGTGGTCAAAGCATCAGCAGTCTCTCCACTGGCCAGCAATGTCGTATTGACTTGGCTGTATTGTTGGCTTGGCGCGATGTAGCAAGGGCAGCGGCTGGTTGCGATACCAACATTCTGATCCTCGATGAGATTCTGGAGAACATGTCTGAACAAGGCGTGGAAGACTTCATCGAAATGTGGGGTATGGAAGAGCAATCTGACGTTGCCCTGTACGTCGTGACTCAACGAATTTCAGAGTTCTCCCAACATTTCGACAATACCATTATGTACAAGCTGACCGATGCTCGCACGGAACTGGTAACTTCTGTGTAACGAAAATGCCCCTGGATCGCTCCAGGGGCATTGTTTACTTTTGCTTACAATTGTCGAAGTGCCAACGGCCCATGACTTGATACCCACCTTCTTTCCCACAGTGAGGGCAAGTTACCATCTTCTGAGCAATACCAAGTCTAGCGGCAGACTTCTTGGCCTTGAGTTCAGGACGGTTGTGTAGCTCTTTCATTCTAGCGCTGTGGGCTTCAAAGTCATAAGACTCTTTGAACTTGGCGTTGGCCCTGGCTATCTTGTCTGGATCGTTATTACTATCCAGAGTGGATTCCTGGTGTCTCTTCCTCATAACTGGGTCAGAGAATTGTAAGGCATGATGTTTTCTTCTGTTGTTTCTGAACGATTCTGAGGCATAGATGGGACGCATGATAGCAATACGCTTCAACCTGGTTTCCTCACTGATTATCTGTCCTGATGCACCCTCTCCTCCATCAGTCAAGTTAGTCAAAGGACCATCATTCCTGTCTTTCCGTCCCCACATGGCGATTGCCCATACTTCGCGCCGGAAGGCTTCTGTCTCAGACAGGCCAGTCCAGAGGTATTCAACTAGCAGATCAACACCTTCGCGTATTGCTTTCTTGATGGTGTAATTCTTTGGGTGGTGCTTCTTCAGGTTATATTCTCTGAAGTGGTCCGCAGCCCTATCATCCTGCCCCTTCCCAATGTAGAATGGCTCTTGGCGATCTGCACGACGCAGTTGGTACACGTAGTAGATGTTGTTCATTTGTTCCGACCTATATATTTTCATGAGGGACAGCCAGTTTGACCTAGCTGGTTGATGAGTGTTCCACCACTCGTCTAACCTCTACTTAGTCAGGAGATTTTGATATGTGTAAGTGCCCAGTATGCTTTGAAGAGCAGCCCGGAGTCACTGGTGTTATGAACCACATGGCGAAAGAACACCAACTGTACTTCACCAACCTTGATGAGATGAACCGCCGCCTGGTGGCAATCGGGCTGGATGAAGTCAAGGAGTCTGAGGACAAGAAATGAAACAAGCCCCTCTGGAATCCAGAGGGGCTTTCTTGTTATTGTAGTTGTCATAGGATTTTACTCACTACCACTTACGGGCTATAATAGCCTGTATCGAAACAAGGAGCGCCCATGTCGGTAATCATAGATTATCAGTATGCGCTTCTGTTGGGGTCTCGCTTGGAACTCTTCAAGCAAGTCAGGACGCGGTTGTTCAACTGTCGCTGTCCGATCTGCGGAGACTCCGAAAAGAAGCGTACACTGAAGCGCTTCTACATCTACCAGAACCACAAGAACGGCACGAAAGACTACTTGTCTGTGGCGTGTCACAACTGCGGATACAACAACCCATTCGGCAAGTTCTTGAAGGAATTCGACCCCGGATTGTACAGCGAGTATAGGCTGGACGTATTCAAGGAATTGGGGTATAGCACTGGGAAGCCCCAAGCAGATGTAGAAGAACAGCAAGAACCCACCTCAAATTTGGCCAGAGAGGCATCTGAACCTCTTGAAACAGACGGCCTAGACCTCCCCACCATAGCAGACCTCCCTCCAGATCACTTCGCTAGGCAGTATGTCGCCTCTCGCCGCCTCCCTGAGTGGACGTATGAGTTGTTGATGTATGCCGAGAACTTCAGTGAGCAATTGAAGACGTTCTCACTGGAATCTGAACTGATGGAACTCCCGGCTGACCCGCGCCTGATTATCCCATTCTATGACGAGTGGGGTGCGCTGAAGGTCATCCAAGGTCGTGCTCTTGACCCCAAGTCAGGATTGCGATATATCACCCTCAAGAAGTCTGAGGAATCAACCAAGGTGTTCGGCCTGGATCGCGTTGACCGTTCCCGGACGACTCTGGTTGTGGAAGGTCCAATTGACTCCCTGTTCCTACCGAACTGTGTAGCGACTGCTGACGCTGACCTCCTCAGCGCCGGGTTTGGAGACATCTTCATCCACGACTTCGAGCCGCGCAACCGGGAAATCATGAAGCGCCTGAAACGCTCCATCGAAGCCGGGAAGCGGGTTGTGATCCCTCCAGACAACTTTCCCCACAAGGACATTAATGACCTAGTCAAGGACGGCGGTCAATCCCCACGTCAAATTGTCGAGTTCATTGGTAAGTACTGTTACTCAGGACTCGCTGCGCGCATGCGCTTCTCCCAATACTGTCGCTTAGACAGCAGCTCGTGGTGATCGGGCTGCTCAATTCAAGAAAGGTACACAACGTACATGGCATACAAACATCGCCGTCAACACAGTGATGAAGTTATCAAGAAGGCGTTTGAGACTTACTACCTGGGTGGTCATGAGACCATCGTGGATGCTGCTCAGGCAGCTGGTGTCTCCGCTTCCACCCTGGGGCGCTGGATCAAGAACCCTGAGCTGGTTGCTCTCTTCAAACCCGCCCAATCCACCACTGTCAACATCGTCGCCGCCCTGGCTGAACCCAAGGAGCCGATTGACCCGGACTCGGAGATTGTGGAGCAGAACGCAAAGCTGGCTCGCAAGAACCAAGCCCTCATGGACTCCAACCGCATTGAGCGCAAGAGTTTCCGGGAATCCGCCCGTGTCTACAACATGGTGGAAGAGCTGACTCAGCGTCTGATTGAGACCTTCACGCTGCGCAAATTCCATCTGGGAACTGTCCAGCATGCTCCAAAGTCGGATGGTCCAGCCCCAATTGGTGTGATCCAACTGAGCGACCTGCACGTCAACTCTGTCATCCAAGACGTACAAGAGAACACGTTCAACCTGGACATCGCCTCCCGCCGCATCGCCAAGCACGTTCGCCAGTCGTCCGGGCGCTTCAAGGCCGATGGCGTTGAGAAGGTGGTGATTGCTCTGACTGGTGACCTCGTGAAGAACATCCAGCACTTGAGTGAGATCAGCTCCAACAGCATCAGCCGCGCCAACTGTACCTTTGTGATCGTGGACATCATCGCCCAGATCGTGAAGGAGTTGAATGACGATGGCTTCAACGTTGTGATCGCCTCCATTGTGGGTAACGAGTCCCGCGCCACCGAGCACATCCATGAGACCGACTTCCTGGCCTCTGACAGCTTCGATCTGATGATCCACAAGATTCTCCAGTACGTCCTGAAGAATGAGCCTGGTGTGAAAGTCCTGCCGATGGAGAACACCATGGAAATGGTGCTGAACCTGAACGGCTCGAACCTGTTGATGATCCACGGTCACGGCCATGGACGTTCGGCAGGCACAGCAACTCTGGAGAAAGCATTTGACACCCTGGCTGCGCGCTATGCCTCTATGGGAACCCGGATTGACTACATGATCTGTGGCCACATCCACCAGGCCTACATCAGCGACAAGTTCGCCCGTTCCGGCTCCATCATGGGCACCGATGAGTATGCAGCACGCAAGTTGAACCTGTGGGGTCGTGCCTCCCAGAACAGCTATGTGTTCTATGCTGATGGTTCCATCGACGGCTTCAAGCATGACCTCCAGAATGTGGAAGGTTGGACCGGCTATCCGATTGACGAGGTTGCGGCCGCTCTGACCATCGAGAATCGTGTTAAGCCTGGTCGTATGGGCCATAACATGGTTATCTCTGCTAATGGCGTCCCGTTCGCCGCCTACACTGTCTAAAGGGCAAATATGAACGTCAACACCCAAACCCAATTCAACGGCAAGACCGTTGATGACTTCAAGTCCATCCTGAAGCAAATCCCATCGATCACTCTGTTGGATGATATGGTTCATCCAATTGAACATCGTGGCGATACACTTCTGACCGCAGTGACCCGCCTGATGGACAAGGAAGACTTCACCCCGGAAGCCATCGAGCGTCATCTGGGCAACCACAATATCGCCCTCCACAGCTTCTATGAGGTGTCCAATGGCTACGTCATCCGTGGTTCTCTGGTGGTCAAACAATGACGGCTGAAAACATCAAGCTGCCCAAGAACCAGTTCGAGCTGGACGTTGAAGCAGCCATCAAGGAGTTTGAGGGTCAAATCCTCAGCGAATCCCTGCGGATTCTGTTGAAGAATAAGCTGGATCGCATCCTCCAACGCTACAAGGAACGCGGAGAAACCATCGTGGATACCCTGAGCCAGAAAGAGGTGCTGTATTTCAGCGTCAAGATCGAATACAAGTTGGGCCGCATCATCACCTTCCCAGTGACTGCGTAATTGATATTGAAGCCCTGGGATCAAGTCCCAGGGCTTTTATTTTACACATGGTTGATTATATGATTCTCCCACCCGTAACAGAGGAAACCTCAATGGAAGATACCGAACAAATTACCCTGGTGGAAGTGGTCGATGAACCCTACTGCCCTGTAGTCGTGGACTACCCAATCCACACCTCCCAAGTGATCCGTGGTCTGGATCGTAAAATGGACATCGAGATCACTGCCAACGCTGCTGTGATGAACCCCTCGAAGTTGGAGCGCGATAAGGCGAAAGGCGTTGTCCGCGTCAGCCAGGAGCCAGGTCAACCAACCCAGTTCTATGGTAAGTCCAAAGCCCCTGAGAAAGTCGGCAAGGGTGTACGTACCTTCAACCCAGGCTCCATCGGCCAGCTGTTGTTTGAGTATGACCCAGACAAAGACCCGGAGCGCTTCATCACCAGCTACCGCCTCAACAACACTGCGTTCTTGAAAGACCAGGAAGTGGAAGGTGCTAAGCTGTCTGACTGGTGTTACTTCGATGCTCAAGCCAAGCAACTGCACCGCTCCTGCCTGTGGGGTCTGCGGAACGTCCTGGGTCTTCCACACCCTGTGGCCTTCAAGCTGGCTAACAAGGCTGTGACGATCATGAAGAAAGACATCCTGCTGACGCGTGGCGTTGATCTGAATGCCCCGATCCCGGAGGAGTCCCGCCTGAACGATGCCGAGGTCATGCGCCATCAGGCCATGAAGGAATTCCATCAATCCCACACGAAATACTGGTAAGGACAATCAAATGGCTAAGAAATGCTCTGACAACTGCGAACACTGCCGCGCAATGGACAACTTCAAGAAACCAAAAGTCAAGGAGAAACAATAAATGACGCCACTGTTGAAATATCTGTATGGTCCAGTCGCTGAAGGCGAAATGGCCATCATGGTTCCCGATTCTGACTTGATCAGCCGGAAACCGACCCACATCCCAGGAGTGTTCATCTACAAGTACATCGCCGGGAAGACCATGTTCAAGGGTCACTGGCCGAAACACGTTGTTCAAGGTGGTCGCGGTCATATCATGACCCAAGACCTACAACCTGTCAACATGCCACTGCCGAAGATGTTCAACGTGGGTGAGATGGGTCTAGACCTGCCTGATGACTACCCGGTATGTGCGTTTATCAAACGCAACGGCTTCATGCTGGATGTGACCTGGTCGAAGAAGTTGAATCAACTCATCATCGGCACCACTGGCACTACCACTTCCGAGTATGCGAAGCTGGGAGCCTCCTATATCACTGAGAACATGATCCCGATCTTCCAAGAGTGGGCTGATGTGACCTTCACATTCGAGGTGTGCGACCCTTCTGATCCTCACATCGCTGTTGAGGTTCCTGGTCTGTACCTGCTGGCCGCTCGTGTCGTGGATTGGAACTCTGATTACAACCTCATGGTGTCCAAGTATTACCGTGACGAAATCCTGGACAGCTTCAAGCAAGCCGGGGCTGACTTCTTCTTTGAGCATCCTCAAGAAGGCGTTACCATGGGCGACATCAAGAAGCAATGTGAGACTGTCGATCACGAAGGCTTTGTTGTCTGGTTCAACCTGAATACCGATACCGACACGCGCTGCTACCCACTGAAGGTCAAGTCCCGCCGCTATGTGGCTATGAAGAAGCTGGCCCGCGCCAAGAATGACGTCATCAGCAAAATCCTCTGGTCTCATGAGTTCGAGTACCTGTACAAGGACAACCAGGCTCTGCTCCAGATGCTCGGCGCTCTGCGACAAGATACAGTATTCTTCATCCGCATGAACGAACAAGAGCGCCTGAAGTTCATGCGTGCTGTTCTGGAGGCGTTTGATGATGAAGCTATGGGGGAATAATGGACCTGTCCCGCTATGAGCGAGTGTGGTTCACCTCTGATCTGCACTTTGAACACGCCAACATCATGAAGTGGTGTCCTAAGACCCGCCCCTGGAAGTCTGTGGATGAAATGAACGAGGGTGTGATTGAGACCTTCAACCAGTATGTAGGGCCAAAAGACTTCACATTCATACTGGGTGATGTCTCCTTCACTAACCTGGAGAAGACCCTGGGCTACATGCGACGCTTGAACGGCGATCAGGGTCTGGTGATTGGGAATCACGATGCGAAGTTGATCAAGCATCCTCAGTTCCGCGATCTGTTTGAATTCTGTCGTGACTTGATGTCCCTGACGCTGTTGGTACCAACAGAAGACGGGCCAGTCAAACAACGCTTCGTCCTGTGTCACTATCCGATCTTGGAGTTTGACCAACAGCATCGTGGGGCTATGCACGTTCACGGTCACCTACATGGTAAGCCATCTGGTCACCCCGGTCGAGCCATCGATGTGGGTTGGGACGTGTACGGCAAGCCGGTCTCCTTGGAGCAAGTCTACAAGGAAATGTTGAGCCTTCCAATCATCGCCCACTGATCATGATCGACCTGTCTACAATCCAACAACACCGCGACACCCCGATGAGCATCCTGGCAGGAGTGGCTGATCACTCTGTCGGGCCTGTACTCTGTGTAGTGCGCGGCATCCCAGGAACAGGGAAGACGACTCTGGCTGAACAACTCAGCCCCAACAACATCTGTGCGGATGACTTCTTCACGCAAGATCGTGACGTTGGCTGGTACTACAACAAGGATTATCTGGCTCAAGCCCATCGCTGGTGTAACGCCATCGCGGCTCAACACATCATGTTCGGTCGCCACGTGGTAGTCCACAACACGTTTGTCCAATCCTTCGAGTTGGAGCCGATGTTCCAACTGTCGATGCTGGCTCATTGTCCTCTGCTGATCTTCTCCCTGACGAAGGAGTATGGGAGCATTCACGATGTATCCCAGAAGGACATGAACCACAAACGCAACACCTTTGTACCTGGCCGGGACATCACATACCCAGGCTTCGCAGTTGAGTTTAGCCTTGACGTTGATCCCGCCACCCATGCTTTACTGTTAAATCCACCTGGCGTATAATACGCCCTATCACTTACACCGAAAGGAACTACCATCCATGAGCCAAATCGTTAAACTGAGTCAAGAGACCAAAGACCTGCTGAAGGTCGCATCGCAAATCAACAACAGCCTCAAGTTCGAGGCCGGCAACCTGATCAAGACTGTGTCCGAGTCGGGCGTGATCATCCTGGAAGCCGAAATTGGCGAGACCTTCCCTGAAACCTTCTCGATCTATGAGATGAGCCGCTTCCTGTCGGTTCTGAACCTGGACAACCTGAAGGACGCTGACCTGATCTTCAACGGCCAGAACTACGTGGAAGTCAAGCAAGGTAACACGAAGGTGAACTACAAGTTCACGGCCAACGAATTCGTCACCCACCCAGGTCGTCAAATCCAACTGCCGTCAGAAGACCTGAAAGTGGACCTGAACAGCGATGAGCTGAAGAACCTGCAACGCATGGCGGCTGTCCTGGGTCACAAGGTTCTGGAATTCCGTGTGACTGACGGCAAGGCATACCTGACCACCACCAGCCCGGACATCGGTGACGCTTCCAGCGACTCCTTGATTGAGCTGAAGGATGACGCAACCAACGCCCCGGACGGCTCCTACAAGATCAAGTTCGACAACCTGATCCTGCCAGGCGGCGACTACCAAGTCACGATCTGCAAGGCCGGCATTTCCAAGTTCGTACACAAGACCCGCAAGGTCACCGTGTACGTGGGCCTGGAGAAAGTATAACATGGCGGAGGTTTTCAAACCTCCGATGGTTGTCCCGACTGTTGCTGGAAAGATCAAGGTCTTTCTGGCAGGGACAATCGACATGGGCGCTTCGGCGGATTGGCAAGCTGAGTTTGCTGAGATGGTGAACTCCATTGACAATCTGATGATCCTGAACCCGCGTCGGGATGATTGGGACTCTTCCTGGGAACAAAGCATCGACAACCCTGAGTTCAATGGCCAAGTGAACTGGGAGCTGGATGGGATTGAATCTGCCCACCTGGTGATTGTCTACCTTGCTCCCGGCTCGAAGTCCCCAATCACCCTGGCTGAGTTGGGCATCGTCGCAGCGATGGATCCATCGAAAGCCATCGTTTGCTGCCCGGAAGGCTACTGGCGCAAGGGCAACGTTGATGTGATTTGCCAACGCTACGGCATCACGCAAGTCGAGTCTCTGTATGACCTCGCACGTGCTTTGGTGGCTGCTATCTAAAAAAGCCACTAGACTTCTCGTCAAGATGGGCGTATGATTCGCCTATCTTGACCTTAAACTATAGAAAGACTACATCCATGACTGTCACCGCAACCCGTCCAGAACACCTCCTGTGGGAGGAGCGTTACCGCCCAAGCCGCCTGGCAGAAGTCATCATCCCAGAGCACCTGAAGAATACCCTCCTGAAGAGCATCCAGGAGGGCGGCGTGCCGTCGATGTTGTTCTACAGCCCATCCCCCGGCACCGGCAAAACCACTGTGGCGAAGGCCGTCTGCGAAGAGCAGGGCATCAAGCCCCTGTTCATCAACGCCTCGATGGATAATTCCATCGAGGACATCCGCGTGAAGGTCGTTCAATACGCAACGACTGCGAGCCTGTTCAACCAGAACAAGAAAGTGGTGATCCTGGATGAGGGCGAACGTCTGTCCGTAGCCGCTCAGGACTCCCTGAAGGGTCTGGTTGAGCAGGTCAGCTCTAACTGCTCCTTCATCATCACCTGCAACGCCAAATCTCGTATCATCGAGCCGCTGCGATCGCGCTGTGATGAGTATGACTTCGTGTACAGCAATCAGGAACAAGTCCAGCTCGCCGCGCAGATGTGTAAGCGTGTGTTTGAAATCCTGGCTCTGGAAGGTGTGACCTATGACCAGGCGTCTGTGATCCAGGTTGTGAAGAAGTTCGCCCCGGACAACCGCAAGATTCTGAAGACCCTGCAGGTATACGCCAAGGGCAACGACAACGTCATTGACGCCGGCATTCTGGGCCGTCTGGCTGGTGCTGATACTGCCGCCCTGATCGAAGCCATGAAGGCGAAGAAGTATGATGAGGTCAAGACCTGGTGCGTGAACAACTTCGAGCGCCTGGGTGACGACTTCTACGGCAAGACCTTCAAGACGTTTCAGAGTGTCCTGGTCCCTCAGTCGATCCCTCAAGCCATCCTGATCTTGAACGACTATCAACGCCACCACGCCACCGTCCCGGATCGTTATGTGCACTTCCTCGCACTGATGACGACTCTGATGATGGAAACATCGTTCAAGGCGTAAGGAGCGATCATGGGAGCGCCCACTTTATTCGACTTCCTGAAGGCTATCAACGAGAACGGGGGCAACCCCGCTCTGTT